ATGGACGAACAAAACACAGCTAGTGTGGACGACTTAGTTTGGGCAAGAGAGATGTTGAGAAGTTTCTCTCGCATGGAAAAGGCACTAAGAAAAGAATTAGGGTCTTTTGGTATTGAAAAAATTATTTTAAAAAGTCCACTATTTATTTTATTAATAACATTATCAATTGTAATTACATTGGTAGGTGTCATTTTGTGGGTAACAGAAAAAGATGTACTTTATTTATCAGCATTATTAGTTCCAACTTTCACTATTTTTTATGTTATGAGAACTATTAAATCTGAAAAACAAAAAAATATTTTTCGCTTTATTGGTAAATCTACAGCAATCCCTATTCCTTTACTTGAATCCTTGCTTAATATCATTGAACAAGCTATTTTCCTTGAAAGAGAAAGATTTGAAACAATTATTGCTTGGAGAGTTAATTTAAATAGCTCTGAAAATCCTCGTAAGTTCTCTTATATGCTAAATAAAAAAACTTGGGAAAATCTTGAGACTGCTCAAGCACAATTTCTTGTTTTAGCAATCTTAATGGTTGGATTACAAAGATTTTTACATAATAATCGTGATATTTATAATGAACATGTAAAGAAAATTCCATTAATGAATGCAGGTTATAATTACAAACCTACAAAGGAAAAGAAAATTCTCAGTGCAGACGATATTCAAACATTTGGATTTACAGAATAACAAAGGGAGCCAAAGCTCCCTTAATTTTTTACTTTCTAAAATTTCTTACCTTATAACTAACATTCCATTTAAAACTTTCCCATTTATCTCTAAAGTTTTCTTTGAAGATTGGTCGTTCTGCCTTTTCTTCTTTTTCAAAATAAACACCCAATAAAATACCGCTTAATAGTCCACCGAAATGAGCAGCAAAAGAAACATCTTCTTTTACCATTAAACCATTTAAGAAAGCTCCATAATAAGCAAAACCAAAATATGATGCTGCGGCAATGATGGGAACGAAGTAAATCCAACGACGACCTGTACAAGCTGATGCTAAAATATAACCAAACATTGCAAACAACAAACCTGAAGCACCAATATGAACTGTGTTAGGCGCACCTAATAGCCAAGTAGAAATACCTGAAGTTAAAATTAAACCAAAGAATAAAGTTAAAATTCTTGTTTCAAATAAAGCAATAAAGAAAAGTAATCCTACAAGCCCAATACTGTTTCCAATAATGTGATTAGAATCACTATGAACCATCCATGAACCCATTATTCCTAAAACATCCGCAAAATGGAAGCTTCTTGGATGAACTCCTAAAAATTCAAAAGAAGATAAGTGCATTTGGTCTTTTAATAAAAAAATTGACCACATTGGCAGAAAGATAAATGTGTAAGCAAGAAGAATTTGCTTAGCTTTGTTAGTGATAGGTTTCATTAGTTAATTTTATCCTTTAAAATTTAAATATTTCCTAATAATTTATGTGATTATTATCCTCTCTATGAATAATATTGTCAATTAATTTTCATTTTAAAAATTAAATGTTAAAATAATTATATTTGAGGAATAATCATGGAAGCTCCTTTAATAAATTTCATTAGCCGATTACTAGAACACCCCACAACATTTGTTCATGTTAATCTTAATACAATTGTAGATGGATTAGCACTAAAAAATAATGATTTAAATATCCAATTAAATATATTTAGTGACAAATATAATGGTGCCTACCTTGAATTGTTTCCTCTTAATTCTCAATATCATAAACCATTTATGTTTCAACCCAATTATAGGTTTAATGATTACAATGAAGTTACACCTTTCATTAAAGCTATTTTAAATAAACTGGATTCTCAAAATATTAAAGAAGAATATGCCTCTCAATATATACAATTATGGAGGCAAGTCTTAAAAAAAGAAAAACTTTCTGATGGTTTTATGTTAGAAGAAAATAGCTATGCTTTTTATCTTAAAAAAGATGGATTTCAATTGTCTTCTATGGAAAAAAAGCATCTTAACATTAATGTATTCAGTGCTTCATGGACTTCACCAGAGCCACTATGTTTGGTAAAAATTCCTTTTAATATTACTCAACACAAACCTGCTTATGAACAATTTTTATTTTATATACCTAAATATGATTTTAAAAATTATCCTTTATTAACTTCCCCTTATAATTTTGATATACCCGTATTAAAGGAAGCATCTGCTAAATATAAGCGTCATAATCATATAAGCACTTCATTAGATGATTGGTTAGATAAATTAAGAAAAGATCCTGAAATTAAGCAGCTAGAACTTTTTAATTTAATGCAATATGAACAGCTATCCCAATCTTTAAATGTTGAAAATAACTCAAAATTAAAGAAATTAAAGTTGTAAAAAAAGCCCACTTGAGTGAGCCTTTTATTACATTTTCGGTTTTGAAGTAGATTTCTTAATTGGTTCAGAACCAAGACTTACTTCTAAAAATTCTATCTCTGGCAAATATTGATGATATTGTGAAATACTATATGAGTCCCAAATATCTGCTTCATTCATATCATTTGTCCAACGACTTTTGCGGTCATTAGCAAAAATAATTTGTTTTTGAACTTCTTCAACTGTAGGATTGGCTGAATCCATCCAATTTTTGTTTCCCCTTAAAAAACTAAGTATATTAATTAAATAGAGATTAGCTTGAGGGCTTTTGGCCACATAAATTTTATATTCTTCGCTCATGCTAATCTCCTTATATTGATTTTAAATAATTATACTTTACATTTTTCAGATTGTTTTACATTTGAAAGGCAAAGTTCAGTATTAGGGTGAAGTGCAGCTTTAAGTTCTTCAAGTAATGCCTTCTGACTATTAATTACTTTTTCTTCCAATTCTACCTCACTCGAAGTTACTGTTGGAATGAAACCAAGAGTGCGATACTCAACAGGACGACCCATTTTAATAGCATGATCAATACCCATTTGCATACCTGTAGAAATACCTAAGTCAACATACACAACTGTTAGTTCACCTAAATCACCCCATAAGAATCCTGCATGCATACCAATAGCACGCTCTTCAGCAATGAAATCATCAAGAATATGGGTTTGTGCATAAATAACATGACTTGCATATGGTGCTTCACCACGCATAAAAGAATCACGCATACATGCTAAAGTAAATTTTTTATTACGAACCAAGCCTTCTACATTTGCAGCACTAAAACGGCTTTCAATAATTACTTTTTTCATTTCTTTGTCTTGGTGACATTCCAACAAGTTATGGCTTTCATCAATGTGAACCATTGTTTTCCTCTTTAATAATTTATTGTGCTAAAGACTTTATTATATCATAAAAATCAAAATTTTAAAACTTTTTACTAGATTTTACTTGATATTTTAGTGTTATTTTATAAGATTTTACTAGTTTACAAGGGAATATGGCATGTTTAGTGCAGATAAGTTAGCTCGATCCATACATCAGAAAGATTTTGTAGGTTTTTCAAAATTCTTTGAAGATGGAACTACTTTACTTGGCTATACTGTTGAATGGTATTTTAACTTCATCACTAAGCACCTCAATCTTGATCTTTATCAAAATGTTGAAATATTTACACAACTACTTCCTTTAAAAAACAATCAATACATTCTTCAAATTTTTTTCAATGAGATTTTGATCTTAGAGGAAAATATTCTTGTTGATTTAAACTCTAATCTCATTAAAGGACTTACACATACTACTGATTGTTTTGGGAAACTAGCAATTTTCAATGACCGAATAGACAGAATTCTCACTATTCGGCCTAAACGCGGCAGTATTTTAAAAGATATTTTTTTTATTGATGAAGATTTGGATGAGCCTTTATCTATTGCTAAAGGTAATTTATTTGATGATGGTTATTATGCAGGTTATTTCAAACTTACTGACGACACATTTCATACAAAAACAACTAAGATTAAAATTATTACAGACAAAGGCATAGAGAGTCAGCAAATAGTCTTGCGAGGTATAGACTACCCTTTCTTTAACATTAATAAACCTATTATTGAGTACAATAAAGTTATTTTGACTGAAAATCTTAAAAAACTTTATCGTTTATTGGTAATTTTTGATGATGGAACTGAATATGAGCTATTACAAGGTGACTTTAAAGAGTCAATTCTAAATTTTGATAAAAAAGTTGTTAAAGTTTATCAATCAATTAATGGCTGTGCAATGAACTACTTTATAAACAAATCATGTTGATATGATTTTTAATATACGATATAATGATAATAATTAATTAAATTATCTTATTATGAATAATCCTTTTGTCACTTTATGCAAAACAAACTCACAAAAAAACATTGATAACAACTTTGTTCAAACTTTAGATGCAATGCTATTTTTAAATAGCAAAGATATTCATAGTAAAATTAATGAAAAATTTAGTTATGAGCTTTTGATTAATGTTGATAAAAAACTAGATAGAACACCTTGGTTACAGGAAAAAATAGCTAATGAAACTGCTGTAAAAATTGAAGAAAATACTTATGATTCTGAAGATGATATTAAGTACACTGGTTTTCATCTAGCTCAGCCTAATGCTATATACAAGCATCAGCAAAAATACCCTAATGCTTTTAATAAAGATACTTATAGTATTCGAGAAAATATTCATATTGGTAGTTTTTTGATTAATAAGCTTTCTGAAAATTTCCGACGCCTATATAGTGCTAATAAAAATGGTGGTAGAGTTCCAAAAGAATTTGGCTCCACTATTGATTCTCTTAAAGAACAACAAATTAATATTTATAAGTCGTTAAAATTAATTTCACCATATATTAAATTTGATAATGAGCTTAGAACATTTGAAAATATCTTTTTTGGTAAAGTTCGTCATTGTTCAGAAGCTCAAGCTTTTTATTATCTAGCAATGCATGAATATCTCCAATCAGAAAATGAGATTACTCATAAGGAGTTATTTAAGCAAAATTTTCATGTTGCAAACATTAATTCATCTATTATCCAAGATGTTGCAAGTTTAAGCTACCCTTCAAAGAAAAATAAGTTTATTCAAGGTATGATTGAACTTATGCCTAAATCATTTTTTGAGGAAATGAATATATATTTAACCACACAATATCGTGCAAGTGGCTCTTTTATGGCTGGTTGTTTTATGCATTGTGTAGACAATAATATTCCTTTATCTTCTGAAGCTAAATTATTTATTCTTAGAAATCTTTTAGAGCAGCATAGTCATTGGGGTAAACTCCCTGTTGAAATGGCTCAACCACTAGTTAAAAAAATTGAGAATTACATTAGTGATGTTCCATTAGACTGCTCTAAATTACAACTAATTAATCCAGGTTTGATTTATAAAAATTGTGCTGCAACTATGTGCCTTCTATTAACCAACAAACTTTGTGATCCTGATATTTTTTGCTCATCATTAAATTCAAATGTAGAACCACAACAACAAGCAGTGGTATTTTCTAAATTTGATTTTTCTGATCAAGAACTCATACTTAAAATTGCTAAAAAAATTAACTCTTATAGTGCATCATATAAAAAAGAAAAAATGCCTCAATTTACTTCTATCGTAGGTGATTATATGGAAAATGAAACTTTGGCTAATATTTTAGCATTAGATACCTCATTTATTGAATTTATCCAACCTTTATATATGGCTAAAAGATTAGAAAATGAATTATCACAAAATCATTCTCAACTTAATACTAATTCTTCTCATGCAAAAAGAATGAAACTATAAAAAGTTCTTGACTTTATTGAAATACGAAGATATTATCCAGCATGAATAGTTCTCTAACTTACTATTTTGAGATACTATTTAATTACCTCAATACTCAAAATACCTTAATATACTTAATACCTTATTATATCTAATACCTTAATATAACTGTTGTAAAAAAAGGGACCAATTGGTCCCTTTTTCTATTCATATCAAGTAAAGTTATACATTATTTGCAATATAATCTTTAAATAGATCTAATGTATGTTGGCGAGCTTCTTTATGATTGACTATAGGCTCAGGATAATCTTCACCTAGAATTATATCAGCTTTGGCTAATTCATCTCTATATTCTGATGGGTTATGAATATATTTAGGATCTACATTTGCAAAAATTGGAAGCATCTTTTTAATGAATTTAGCTTGTGGGTCAAATTTTTCACTTTGCAAAATAGGATTAAATACTCTGAAATATGGTTGAGCATCGCAACCTGTAGATGCAGCCCATTGCCAACCACCATTGTTAGCACTTAAATCATAATCTAAAAGTTTTGCAGCAAAATATTGTTCGCCTAAACGATAATCAACTAAAAGATGCTTAGTTAAGAAACTTGCCGTAACCATTCTTAAACGGTTATGCATATATCCTGTTTGATTAAGTTGCCTCATCGCAGCATCAACTATGGGATATCCTGTTTCACCATCACACCATTTTTGGAACTTTTCCATGTCATTTTCCCAGGGAAAGTTCTTATATTCATTATTAAAAGGTTCGTATGCGACTCTTGGAAAATTATAAAGAATCTGAAAATAAAATTCTCTCCAAATTAATTCATTAATCCAGGTATCAACATTTTCTTTCACTTCAGTATCATTGGTTCTGACTTTTAATGCAGCACGAAATAATTCTCTAATTGAAAGAGTTCCGAAACGATTGTGAACACTTAAATAAGAAACACCAGAAACACTCGGAAAGTCTCTACTCTTTTTATATTGTTTCAGCCTTTTAGATACAAAAGATTGTAAAAGTTTTTTGGCTTCTGCATGACTAAAGCCAATTTTTGATTGTGAAACATGGGTTTTTTCAAAACCTAAATCTTCCAAAGTAATCAGTTCCTGACATTTGAATTGAGCAAACCTATCAAATGTATGCTCACACTCATACTCAGCAATCTCTTCCATTTTAAATTTTTTCTTCCAAGCATTTGCATAATGAGTAAATACACTATATGGACGCCCTTGAGCAGTCAGAACCTCATCTTTGGCAAAGATAACTTGATCTTTAAGAGCAAAGAAAGAAATTTTCTTGTCTTGTAAAAGGTCTGCCACTGTCTTATCTCTTTGACGAGCTTTAGGTTCATAATCCTCATTGCAGTAAACAGTATCTACTTTATATTTTTTAGCTAGCTTAGGAACAACATCTTTTGGATCACCTTCTACAACAATTAAATCACTTCCCAATGCACGAAGTTCTTCTTTCAAATTATTGAGGCAATTCCAAAGAAAATCTACACGAGTATCATAACTTCCTAACTCAGATAGAATTGTGGTGTCAAAAATGAACATACAGGCAACTGAATCAGAACCATTCAATGCATGATAAAGACCTGCATTATCTTGCAGTCTCAAGTCGCGTCTAAACCAAAACAATGAATTTTTCTTTTTCATAATGAATACTTTGCAAATAATTAGGGATTCTAACTGAAAAGTTCAAAAAAAGAAAGAGTGATTTAATCTCTAATTGCTAAAAATGCTAGAAACAAATTATCAATATGTTATAATTAAATAATTATGGACATTTTTGGAGTAGAAACATGGCTAATTGGTGTGAATGTGAATTGGAAATTACTAGTGAGGTTCAAAGTTCTCCTAATGAAATCAGACAACTTCTTTCTATAGCCAAAGATTCTAAAAATCAGAATGATTTCTCATTGGAAAATTTACTTCCACCTCCTAAAAATTGCACAAATATTGATGATTGGTGCATGGAGAATTGGGGAACTAGATGGAATATTAAAGCTTATATTGACCATGAAGATATAGCAAATGAAAATGAAGTTGGTATTGGATTTACACATTCTGTAAGTATAAAATTTGAATCTGCATGGTCCCCACCATTAGAAGCATTTGAAAAAATTAGTCGTTTATATCCATCCCTATATTTTGAGTTAAATTATGCTGAAGAGGCTATGGATTTTTTTGGCATTACAAAATATAAAAATGGAGTTCAGCAAGAAATAAAAGGTTCTTATGTTGATCGTTTTGAGTTTAATATGGAAATTGATGAGTCCTCGGCAAGAATTCAAAATGATAATATTCATGTTCTAATCAACCTGTCTTACTTTGATGATCCTTATGATATTAATGGACAACTTGTTGAAAATGAATCTTTACTTACTTTCCCAATGAATCTTCAAGAAAATGACATCTCTAATTCATTTAGTGATGAAATTGTGGAATTCTATCCTCAAGTTATGGATAATATTAAATATGAAAAAGAATATGACATCATAGAATTCATTAGAGAAAATTTAGAACTCATGAAAACTATGGCTTCACATAATGACTTAAATACCAATCTTCCTATTAATCAGGATACACAAAGTAAAAAAAGAAAAATTTAATATAAAAAATAATTAAGGAGAAAAAATGCCTAATTGGTGTACTTGTGAAGTTGAAATTACAGGTAATGAAAATGAAATTAAACAACTTCTAGAAAAAGGAAAAATTCCTAATAAATGGAGTGATGAAAGTAATTTTTCAATAGAAAACTTTATTCCTACTCCTATTAATATTATAGATTCAAATGACTGGCATATTGAAAATTGGGGAACTAAATGGGATATTAGTCCTGAAATTGATAATCAAGGAACTTTTATTCAAATGAAGTTTGATTCAGCTTGGTCGCCACCTACTGAAGCTTTTGATAGAATTAGTAAAATTTACCCTTTACTTGAATTTAAATTTAGCTTTTCTGAGCCAGGCATGGATTTTTGTGGAGTAGCTAAATATAAAAATGGCTTACAGAATATACAAGAATATTCTTATAATGAGCGATTTGGTTTTGATTTATTTTTAGATTATGAACAAATTGAAGCTAAAAATGAAAAAATCACTATTCCTTTAAGTTTGGAGCGTTACTTAGATCCATTTGATTTCGAATCTCAAAAAATTAAATCATTATGCACTTTAACAATTCCAATGAATATAGAAGAAGATGAAGTGCAGAAAGAGTTAAATTCATCAATTACCATTACTTCAAATGATCCTATCGGTGAAGAATTGGATAAACATGAATATACAATTGTAGAATTTTTAATAAACAATTTAGATAAACTTAAAAAAGCTGCTGCTTATAAACAGTTAGATACTTCTCTGCCTGTGAACGAAACATCTAATCTTAAACAGAGAAAAATTTAATTATATAAAAAAAGGGCTTGAAAGCCCTTTTTGTTATAACAAATCTTTCGTGATTTGACTTTTAATTCTAGCTAATTCCATTTTATTAGAAACAACTTCGCCATTTTTATGCCACAAATGATATGGTGTATGTATAACTGTCCAACCTGCTTTCTCTAATATATGTAATCTATCTAAATGAACATCAGCATAAGAATTTGAATGTTCTTCTGAATTAAATACTCCAGTTGCCTCAACACCCAAGAACTTATGGTTAATGGGATTATATAAAACAAAACTTAATTCAGATTGACCACATGATTTAATATTACTAAAGATTTGAATTTTTTCTTTTCCTTCTTCATTCATCTGCTCAATAATTTCGTTTAAAAAATTACCAATCATATGATCAAATTTGGTTTTAATCTTCTTCTCATTATAATTCCAACCAAGTATATTTTCTGTTGCAATTTGCTTTCTTCCTGATAAACCAAAATGCTGTAAATATCTGTCATACATAGGAATCTTACCTACATTACTATAAACGAATATGGTAAAGAATCTAGAACGACTTGATGCAACATTAAAACGATTCTCATTTGCATAGTGACCGTTATTTCTTGAGTCATCATCAGTAGTTGAAGAAATAATTACAATATCAAATTCATCACCTTGAAATTCTTCAGGAGTTCCACATACTAAACGATGTTTATTAAAATCTTCTTCTGAAAATTCCTCTAATAATTCTTTGATATACTCAACCTGATCCCTTACAGCAGAAATAATTCCAATTGTAGGTATAGCAGGAACAAAACTATTTAATTTTATAGTCTCAGCTAGTTCTGTCTTTTTCTCAGCAGGAAGCTTTTTACCAATTACAAACTTAATAGAGTTAACAACCTCTTCTGCTTCTACTTTATTAATCTTATTATCTCTTGAACCTGGCACTTTAATAGCTGCAAAACATGAAACTAATGACTTATCAGGAACTTCAGTCATAATTTTTAATTCATTATCATAAAACTCTTTGTTATTAAATGCAGTCAATCCAGGTAATGAACGATAATGCTCATCTAACATAACATATTTGAATGTTTCTTTATTTTCTTCTGAACGAAGTAAATCTAAAATAGAAGCTTTTGTAATAGTTAAGTTTCTTTGAGTTGCAGTATCAAAATCAATTCCGTTTGGCTGATATTTATTCCAAATAATCTTATCAAATTTCTTACTTAAGCTAAATGTTAAACCTGCTGCATTTAAACCTAATTGTTTATGATCACCTACAATACAAATATGCTTTGCACGATAGAAAATAGGAAGGATTTCGGCAAGATTAACTTGGGATGCTTCATCAACAATAACTAAATCAAACATCTCAGCTTGATTAGGTAAAATCTCACCAATATTTCTAATTTCAGATAACCAAATTGGGAAAGCATTTAATAGTTTTTCATAGTTAATTTGCTCCATTTTTTCTAAAACTTTATCGCCACGAGTCCAATGAAGCATTTTGCCAAATTTCTGAATCTCAGAATTTGTTTCCTTATTTAATAAACTAACAAATAATTTCTTTTTATGATATTGCTTAAATAAAACAGCTTGAATTTTTGATATCTCAGCTTCAATATTTGCAATTTCATAACGCATACTTTTTAAGAAATGTGCCTCTGTTAATTTATTACGCATGGTTTCAGTATTACCTAATGACCATGAAAGATTAAACCAGTCTTCTAAGAAACTAGTAAGCATGCGATTTTTCATTAACATATGAAAATCGACACCAAGTTTAAAAGTATTATTAAATTGCTTTTGAAAGCGCTTTAATCCAAAGTGGTCATATTTTGTTAAGCATTGGAATTCAAAAAACTTATTCTCAATATTTCTGACCTTTTCCAAAAATTCCATATTCTGAGTTTTTAATGGAATTAACTTTTCAGGTAAATCATCTCCATATGCAGGGTTATTAAATGTAAGCTCTTTTTGTTGAATGATGTATTCATTCTTTTCATAAAAATCCGCATAGTTATTTAATGAAACAGAAAGATTATTTACCTTTCTTTCAAGATGAGTTACAAATTGCTTTAGCTTTTCTTCAGTCTTATTAATTTGAAGATTTAAAATATCTAAATCTTTCTTTTCAGGTAGACCTTGATTACACATAGTAATCAAGCTACTCTTTAATGCAGCTTTGTCTTCTTTATTAAAGTGAATAAATGGCACTGTAAGATTTTCATCATAAAAACTACTAATCTTATTTTTCACCACATCTAATGCATTATGTTTTTGAGCAACTACCAATACTTTTTTATTAAGTAAGAAGCTGGCTAAAATAACACCTGAAATAGTATGTGATTTACCAGTTCCTGGAGGCCCTTGAACATATGAAATATGAGAATTAAAACAATTATTAACTGCGATAGATTGATTCTTTGATAAACTAATAGGTAAATGATGTTTAATCATTGCACTATAATCTACAGGAGCTTCTTGCTCATTTTTTATAAATCCTTCAACATTAAAAACATTACTAAAGAATTCTTTTAACACATAACTTCTAAAAGAATTCTCTTTAATCTCTTCACAGAAAGAACTTAAATTTTTCCAAGTTGAAATCGCATCAGGAACATAAGCAATAAAGAAATGGTATTTATCATGACGATAAAACCAATCTTTTTTATTAATTATTGCATCAGTTTTCTTATAATCAGAAAGATCTGCATGAGCAATATCTTTATCTAAAAATTCAATGATAATATTCTTATTAGTTTTCAGGAGATTCTCCATAAACTCTTTAGTCATATCCTCTATTTCAGACAAATTAGTTGTAGTTTTGATCTTTTCCTCAAATTGAGAAATAGTCATAAGAATGTCTTGTGCAGTTCCATCCATTTCACTAACAAAATACTCAGGAAGTAATGCAGAAATCAAATCATAATTGACAGATATATCACCAAAATTCAATTCGTATTTTAAAGAACCACCTAAGAAGTCTTCTTTTTCAAATTCAACTGGAATATTAACAATAGAGCCAAATACTCTTTTGTTGAATGAACCAATAATATAACCAACACCTAAATATACTTGACGATTTACTTCTTTTTTAATTTGCATTAAATAAGATAAAAAAGCCTTACCTTCAGGTGAGTCTCTATGAATAATATTCTTTTCTACGAAACTACGGGATGCTTCGCAGACTTCATTTTTAAGTGTTTTCGAAAATTTGGGGACTAAACAACGATATAAGTCCCCTGATGTAGCTAGATTTTTACTTGTATCTCTTAGATACTCAAAGTAATTTAAAAGTGTGTCGCTCATTTTTACCCATCAATTAATTAGTCAATATTTACTTCGGTTGAAAGGTACTCTAAACGCTCTTTGATATCCACGATATCTTGTCTGTTCTTTTGAGCTTGATCTTCCAAAAATGACTTGTGGTAAGACAACTGTAATTTGATGTCTTTACCTACTTCACTAATTGCTTGAGCAGACTCTCTTCCCTTTTGTTCCATAATGTTAGACAAATTGGCCTTATATTCCTCATTTGTCATAATTAATTTGTTTACCATTGAAGCCAAGTCTTCATTCTTTTTACTTAATTGACCAATTAAGATAAATTGAAACACAACACATGCTAAAACGATAATGATAGCTACTAAGGTGATAATATTAATGGTATCCATGTCTTCTTCTATAACAATTGAGCACATCTTATAAGAAAGAAATCAAGATCTGTCAATAAAAAAAGACCTTTTTTATAGTTAATTTGTTAAAAAATTTTACAGAAATTAAAAACCGACATAAATTTAAATGTATTTTATAAAGAAATTTCATTATCCCTTTGAATTTAATTTATATTTTTTTAATTTTATGTTAAGATTAAATACTTAACTAAGGAGATATATGAAAAAAATAATTTTTACACTATTTATGAGCTTATTTGCAACTTCAAGTTATGCAGCATTTTTTGGAGCATCAACCCAACCAGTTAAAATTAATCAAGATGTGATAAATATAAAAAGAATGATATATGAGATTGGTGGTCTTTATATTGCTCAAGCTAATTTTCATAATTTAAATATAATGATGATGAAACCAATAGTATCTCAAGAACCTTATGCTATTAATGATAAAGACTTAGGTAAATTTACATTAAGCACAGAAAATAAAGATACTATTGCTGTTATAAAATATAAAGTTCAAAACTGCAATAATGTAAAAGATCTTATAAAAGAAGTTGAAAATGTTTCTTTTGTAAAGTATAAAAATTGCCAAAACAATGAATTTGTCATAAAGTTTACGCATGGATAAATAATACAAAAGCCTCCAGTTGGAGGCTTTTCTTTACTCTACTTGAGCATCTCTATTCTTTATACCTTCTCTTACTTTAGCTGCAAACTTCAATAAGTCAGCCGCCATATATTCTGCTTCTTCAGGACTCATACCTACACGAACCTGTTCACCTTTTTCCTGCAATTGAACAAGAACCTTTGGTTCAAAGTCTAGTGGCATTTCTTCAATATATCCTGTGTAACTTACTCCCCAATGATCTCCTGAACCATTTATTCTATTATGAATCATGCTTGTTCCTTTTGTTTATTAAGCAACTTATTTTTTGTCTCCCTAATAAATTCTGCATAATTTAATAATTCAGAAGCCATTTTTTCTGCTTCTTCAGGAGTCATTTCTATATCGGTTAAGCCTTTTTTGCCCTTAACTTTAAGTGCTACTTTAGGTTCAAACCAAATCATATGTAAAGTGCCTGCTGTATTCACTTCCCAATAATCTGTTGAATTTTTTAGATAATGTTGAATCATGCTTCTTCCATATTAACTTTCTTAATTTCTTTCTTAGCTTCTTTTACTTTTTCTTGCCATTTAAAATTTTGCATTGTGCAGCAACCACAAGATAAATCTTTAGTTAGCTTACCTTTTAGTTTAGCATTTGCTCCAGCTTTTCCATGATGAATACTTTTCATAAGTATTTTCCTTATAGTTTAATCCGATATTATATTATTTTAACACAATTAATTAGTCAATTAATATATATTTTAATTATGGTTTATTTTTATTGGTTTCAAGAGAATTTTTGAGAATTACTTTTGATTCATTTTTTAGTTTTTTTATTTCTTCACGAGCTTGAATTAACTTTGTTTCTTGCTCTAATAGCTCAGGTGGCAAATTCTTAGCAGTTTCAGCCAATAATTCTAAACTAATATCTAGTTCTTTAGCTAAACTCATTGCTGTTAGAAAGTCTAAATTTAATTTCCCTCGTTCAAGACGACTAACAATGTAGGGAGCTAAACCAGCACGAATTGATAGTTCAGAAGCTGATAGACCACGAGACTCACGCAGTATCTTGATGGCAAGAGCAAATTTGATTGTTTCAGTCATTGTCATATCTAGAATTTGTTAAAGTTAGATAAAGTATAACATATATTGAGACTGTGAGGTGACATTCATGATCTTCTTGGTATATAATAATAACTAATAATATAAGGTTATTAACTATGTCACATATGGCACTTCCAACATTTTTTTCTCAATCTAGTTTATTTTTAATTGAAATAAATGCAACGATTATTTTAAATAATTTAGAACAATTTAAAAATTTGTTGACTTCAAAACATGAATTATCTCAAGAAAATAGATATGTTATAGCTTATGGTGCATGTTTTAATTCTGAAAATAAAAATTTTTTACATTGTTTAATTTTTGAATTAAATCTAAAGGAAGAATTGATTGATCCTAAGTATATAACTGGAGAGGTTAAAGATTTATTTGTACAAAGAAAAGCTGAAGAATTAAGTAAAGAGTTGGATGTAAGTCATAATATAGATAGCAAAAAGCTAAAGGTTTAATTTTATTATGACACATAAAATCATTGCTAAAGATAAAGACCATTTAAAAACTTTAATTAAGCTAGAAATGTCCCTGTGTGGAAATGAATGTGATTTAAATCATATAGATGTAAGCCAAGTTACAAATATGTATTACTTATTCTATAATTCTAAATTCAATGGGGATATTAGTAAATGGGATGTTTCTAATGTTGAATACATGGTAGGAATGTTTTCTCGCTCAAACTTTAATGGTGATATTTCAAAATGGAATACATCAAAAGTTAAAGATATGGTTAATATGTTCAGCCAAGCAAAATTTAATGGAAATATATCACAATGGGATGTCTCTCAAGTAAATGATATGGGCAGAATGTTCGCTAGTTCTGAATTTAATGGTGATATCAGCAAGTGGAATGTTAGTAATGTAGAAAGCATGACTCAAATGTTTGATAATGCTAAATTCAATAAAGATTTAACCCTTTGGACTCCATATAATTTACTGCTGAATGATTCCGAATATATATTTGATGAATCATATCAATTTATTCCTTACTGGTTTTTAATCAAAGATCCTGATACTAGAAAAAATGCAATTGATAATTATATTTTATCTGAAAAACTACAAAAAGATTTACCAAAAAATCAATTACCTAGTAAAAGAACGAAAATATAATTTGAAGCAGAAATGAAAAAAGCCCACACAGGGCTTTTTTTTAGGTGGCTTGTTGAGTGCCAAGATTCTTATTAGGGTAAATCCAGGTTCTTGAACCATCTTCACGAATAAATAATTTACGACCAGTGACTGTTGCAGATTGTTTAGCGGCACTTTTTTTACCATTGGCAGCAGCAGTAGCATTGGGAAGACCTTTATTCCAAGCTAGTCTGCCTTTATTTGCTTTACTAGATCTTTCTGCACCACCATTAGCATTTGCCCATTTTGCAGAACAGCTTTTTGAGCAAAACTTTCTATTTATTTTACTATCAAAAATTTTTTTACAAAAACCACAAGTATATTCAATAATAGGTTTAAAGATTATTCCTCTTTTTGGTTTTTCAGTTAAAAGACAAAATAATTTATTTTTTCTTAACTCTTGATATTCTCTTTGCTGTTCTTTGGACAGCCCTGAATTCCAAACACGAGATTTTTTATGTCCACGATTATGCCCAAAAGTCTCCTTTTTCAAATTGTAATATTTTTTTCCTAATTGTTCATCCGGAATGAGAGCAAGCCATTTAGTTTCAGCATCTAAACTTTGTGAACCATCTATTTCATTTACATATTGTAAAATTCTTCTTTTGAAATGTTCAGGATTCTTTTTATAATCTCTTAACATTGGCTTAGATGAACAAATATAGCCATCATTAGGCAACCCATAATGCTTACCAATATAGAACATCTTTTTAACCTTGTTATACCAAATATAAACAAATGCATTATTTTCCGTTATTATCTTCACTATTATTCCATAAATTGCTTAGGAGCAACATATAAAATAATATTAAAATTATCAAATAATTTTTAATAAATCTAAAGCAAAAACGAAAAAAGCACCCGAAGGTGCTTTTTCATTCCATCTTGGGTAACAAGGCTTTGGAAGGCCCCGATAGTCACTGGTTTTTAAGCAGCGAGACTATAGTTGGTATCGTTTGCAGATATCATTTTTGCTTGATTTACGGTCATCGCCTACCGTGCTGCCAATCTCACTTTGTTGCCCCGTCGAAGCCAGAACATCCCCATCAAAAAAATACTCATACTTCAGTATCTAATTTCTGGAGTACACTTGTTGAGAGTGTAAAACGAATATGTTTTTGGTGGAGATGGCGGGAGTCGAACCCGCTTCCGAAACACTTCCGCTTGACCAGATATACAGCAATCTTGTAATCATCGCTGACTACAGAAAAGATTATATCCCAACTCTTTAATAAATGCAAGACTTTTTTATCAAATTTTAATCTTCTTCGCTTTTGTAGTAGCTTCTTGTGTTTGTTCACTTAACTCACTAGCCAAATCTTCTTTAAACATGGCTGCTTTCAGATAGCCTTCAATATTCTTTACTCCAACAAGTTCTTTTTTCAGTTCTTCACCAAAATAATTCATAGCTTTCTTATATCTTTTATATGCATATAAGGCTATTTCTTTGTCATTTTTTAATATATCAGATGCAAAGAATAGTGAAGAACCCTGACTTTTTACTGCTGCAAGCACTAACTCTTTGTTATTGCGTAGTCTACTAGAAGCATACTCTAAATTTAAACCATTTTGCTTAATTGCAAGTTTAATTACATCTTCATCATCTTTTAATTTTTCACTGAATTTATGTAAAAATTGTGAATCTTTTTTAAAAGCAGTTAAAGCGACTATTTTACTTTTAAATATCTCTTTTCCTGCATAATTTAGACAAGATGTGTCTACTTTTAATGCTTCTAAGGCTATATCTTCATCATTTTGTAAATGTGGAGTTAAACTTTCATATACTTGATAGTTCTTTCTTACTGCTGCTAAGCCTATATCTTTATCATTTTGTAGCTCTAATGGTAAAGATTCATAAATGGATGAGTATTGACTTACTGCTATTAATGCAATTTCTTTATCATTTTTAAATTGTTCTGGAAGATGTCTATATAAAATACCATCACCTCTAACTGCTATTTTTGCCACATCTTTATCATTTTGGAGCCTATCTGAAGCTAATAAAAAAGAAGAAGGCTGTAATCTTGCACATTGACTAATAATTTCCTTATCATCTTTTAATCTATCTGATAAGCTTTCTAACATTGGGGTTACATCCATAAGTAATTCATAAGAGCTTGTAGCATATAAAGCTAAAGTTTTATCATCCCTAAATTTTTCAGATGCATAAATTAATACAGATGGTTCTAATTTTACTGCTTTATAGACAATATCTTTATCATCTTTAAAATTATCAGAGAGGTGTTGTAAAGCCATCGGATTTATTTCAACAATTTTTAATCCTACCTCTTTATCTTTTTGTAAAACTTCGGGCAATGCATCATATAATGTCTTCATATCATGCATTATATTTAAATTGCCTATTAACTCTAGAACAAACTCTTTATCACTTTTAATAGAAGTTAATAAATCCTTAAAAGAGTTTAGATTATATTTAAGTCTATTAATATGTTGTTGTCTGATTTCTTTATTCATGTTTTAAACTTTCAGTTTTTTAGTTTGCATCATGCTTTTTGATTTTGTCATAGAAAGTTCACTATCTAAGTTTTCTTTAAGGATAGCCGCCTTTAAATAGCTTTCAATATCTTTTACTCCATCAAGCTCTTTTTTCAGTTCATCGCTAAGATAATTTACAGAAGATTTTTTCCTACAAGCAACTAGAGCAACTTCTTTATCATTTTTTAATTCAGTAGATGCAAAACTTATGGCTTGACTTATTTTTTTTACAGCTTCAATTACTATATTTTTATTATTTTTTAATCTGGGTGATGCATGTTCTAAGCTTAAGCCATTCTGCTTAACTGATGTCAATACAACATCTTCATCATCCCTTAATTGTTCAGAAAATTTATTCAAAAAATGGGAATCTTTTTTTAAAGCAGCTAAAGCAATTTTTTTATTCTCAAATATGTCATTACTAGCATCAAGTAAACACGATGTATCATGTTTTAATTCCTCTAATATTATATCTTCATCATTTTTTAATTCTAAGGGTAATTCATGGTAAGCACATACAAATCGTCCCACGAACAGTAATGCAATTTCTTTATCTCTTTTCAACTCATCTGGAAGATATTTATATAAATCAACATCGTTTTTAACTGCTTTCTTAACTATTACTTTATTATTTCTTATTTTATTTGAAGCCAAAAGAAATGAGGAAGGTTCTGACTTTATGCATTCCAATATAACATCTTTATCATCTTTCATTTTATCTGATAAGCTTTCTAAAAAAATCTTTATATTGAATCTCATATCTAATGCTTTTATGGAATATAAAACTAATTTTTTATTATCTTTAAACCTATCAGATGCGTACATTAATGCAGATGGTTCTTTGTTTATTGCTTGATAAACAAATTTCTCATCGTTTTTAAATTCTTCAGGTAAATTTTTGAGAAAGATAGGTTGAATTTCAATAATTTTTGATACTATTTCTTTATTTTTTTGTAAATCTTCTGATATTGATTCGTATAAAATATTAAAATCGTTATATAGTTGGAGTTTACTTATTACTTCCAAAATAAAAGTTTTATCATTTTTAAATAAACTAGGAACATTTTTTAAAAGATTAATATTAGCTGTAACTCGTTGAATATGTTGTTTTTTGATTAATTTAATATAGTCATCTTTATTCATATATCATTTTTAATTTGAATATTATTTTTCAAATTTTTACCTTTTTTATTTGTATTTTTGACTCAATCAATTCTGTTTGTAATGCATCAGCTAAAATTGATGATTCAAGATATGAAGCAATATCTTCAATATTTTTATCTATAATTTCTTGTTTTAATTCTTTGGTGAAATATTGGTAAGCAAATTTGTCACATTTATATGCTGCTAATGCTATTTCTTTATCACCAACTAAATCCTGCCCTAAATATTGCAAAACATTTATGTTAGTTTTTGCTGCTTCTAACATAACTTCTTTGTCACTCCATAAGTTAGGAGCATAGTTAACTGCTTTTCCATCAACTTTTACTGCTTCCAATACTACTTCTTTATCTTCACATAATCTTTTAGAAATCACTTCTAACATATCTGGTTTAAGCTTAACTGCGGCTAAAGCCAATTTTTTATTATCTTTTGATTTTTTACTAGCATAATTTAAGGAAAAAGCATAACTATTAATAGCTTCTAAAATAACATCTTCATCATCTTTAAAATGTTCTGGCAAACGACATAGTAAATATCCATGTGACTTAACAAGAATTAATGCAACCTCTTTATTTATATCTAATTCTTTTATTATTTCAGGAACTAATTCTTCATATTGGCCAACATATGCTTCATTTATGTGAACTAATTTTAGAGTTTCCGCTATGAAATTAGGGTCTTTTTTTAATTTCATAGGAAGATTTTTAAAAGATTTTATATTTTTTATACTTTCCTGAATTGAATCAAGAAATTTTTCTTTAAATTCTGAATACTGACTCATGTTGTTTTATTTTTTAGGTTTATTTGAAGCTTTAGGAACAATCTTGATAGTGTATTCTTTACCTTGATGTTCTAGTTTACTTCCATCTTCTAAAGGAATTCTCTTTCCACTTTCCAGTATTTCTTTAGCCAACTTTGATTTGAGTGCTTTCATAATTATTCCTTAATGGTAACTTTACTATTATAAAGTAATCTTAACTAAAATCAATTTAGAAAACTCTTGCCTTTTTCTTATCTTCAGTTTAAACTATGTATTAATTACTCAATATTTTTAGAATACTTATGAATATGCTTAACAAAAACAACTTTAGCTTCTTTATGTTTGATTTCTTTGGAACCCAAGCTAGGGGTGCTATTTTGCTTAAAGAATGAAGTAAGTTCTAATAATTAAACAATAAGGCGCCTAATGGTGCCTTTTTTATTACCTAAATTTTTTAATAAACATCATGGAATCTGACTTTACACACTTTAAAAGCTTTACCACTTAATCAGGAGAATTTTTCTCCTGATATTTAACTTTACTTATTAGGAGAAAAAAATGTATTTAACCTCACAGCAGTTGCAAGATTTACTAAACAAAAAAGATTTGACTGAAGACTCTAACCATTGTGTTTCAATCATAGTGAATAAAATTAGAGAGAAGCTAGAAAAGAAATATTCTCTTACACCAAGTATAGAAAAAGGCACAAAAATTGTTTCTGCCCATGATAATTATTATGCACTGGGATACGACAAAAATGAAGTGACTTTAGGCACTCGCTATACTAAATATATTAATGAACATGATATGCTTAGAACTCAGATGAGTTCAGTTATTCCATCTTTACTTAGAAATTATCAAAAAGATGAAGATAAATTATGGATGTGTCCAGGAATTGTTTATCGTAGAGATGTCAGGGATAAAACCCATGTGGGAGAACCTCATCAAATGGATGTGTGGTATCTCACATCTCAATCTCAAACTAGACAGGATTTAATTATTTTGGTTGAAACTATTATTTCTGTTATTGAAGATGTTCATAAAAGGAAAATTCAATGGAGATATAATGAAACTTCTCACAACTATACTGATGATGGTATTGAAGTAGAAATTTATTATCAAAATAGATGGTTAGAAATTTTAGAATGTGGTTTGATTTCTAAAAAGCTTTTAGCTAATCATCATCTTTCAGAATATAATGGTTTAGCTTTAGGTATGGGATTAGAAAGACTTGCCATGATAATTAAAAATATTGATGACATTCGTATTCTTAACTCTAATAATCCACTTATTCAAAAACAATTGACCCATTTGAATAAATATAAAGCCATTTCTAATCAACCTGCAATTAAACGAGATTTATCTATTGCTATTGATAAAGAAATCAATGAAGAAGAGTTAACAGAGCTTATTCTTGATAGTATTTCTGAAGGAACTCAATCTATCATAGAAAGTATTCAAGTTGTTGCACAAACTAGTTATGAGGATTTACCTAAAGTTGCAAGAGAAAGATTAGGTATGAACTCTAGTCAAAAAAATATTTTACTTAAAATTGTTCTTAGGGATATTGAAAGAACTTTAACTAGTGAAGAAGCTAATGGAATATATATGCAAATATATCAAAAAATACATCAAGGAGAAAATGGTTATTTAATTTAACTTATAAGCCCCTTAATTGGGGCTTTTTCTTATTTACAATAATAATAAATAGTGATAAAATTCATTATATTATATTTTGATCATCTTAAATACCCAAAAGGAGACAACATGCTAATTACTGGAAAACTTAAGTCTATTGGAAAAGGTACAATTAACCAAGTTTCAAAATGGGGAACTGTTGGCTCAATAGACTTTTATGAAGACATTTCTGAATTAAGAAAAATTACTTCAACTGGATATCTTTTTGAAAAATTGCATGAGAATCTTGGACAAGAAGTAGCGATTTCATTATATAAGAATATTATTATTGGTGTAAAAGCTGGAAACAAAAAATATTCTGAGGAGTTAGGATTTAGATCTTTTGTAAATTCTTTTGGTCTTTTTAAAACCTATGCATTGATTTTAGCAAGTTTCTTTGGTGCTGCCACCATTATTATTCCAGTAGGAGTAATTCTATTTTACATAAACGAAATGAAAAAAATTAAAAATACATTAAAAGAAGATTTGGGCGTAGCGTATTGAAAAATTTTATATCAATAAAAAGCCCCATATTAGGGGCTTTTTTTAATGTTCTTGTTTTTATATTTAAAAATAAATAATAAAAAAACATTGATTATATAAAAAAACCACCTTGCGGTGGCGTTTTCTTATTTTACACTGTGTGTAGCTTTAAATTCTTCAGGATTAATACCGTAGAATTTTTCACCATCGGGGACAAGAACTCCACCCGCACGAATTTTCATATCCCCACCCCAAGGAGCTTCAAATTCCAAATTTAGTCCCTTAGGAATTACATATACGGTTCTATCTTCGCCAGCAGGATTAAAAATATCAGGCTGACTTCCTTCTGTATAAAGTTTAGTAAATTTTTCAGCAGAGATAATATATGAGTTATCATATCCTGCAATTTGGTTAGTAACCAGCATATCACCAACATTAATTTTTTTATTAGTAGTTTCTACAAATGGCTTACCTTCATCATCAATCACAACGGTTTTATAACCACCTTCAGCAAGAATCTTGTCAACTACTTCTTGTGTTAATTTAATAGCTTTAACAGGAACATTTTTTACAGCAATCATTTTGGTCAAAGTACCATCTTGAATCATTTGCGAAATTTTTTCTACATCTACTTTGGTATATTCCATATTTTTCTCCTAAATATATATTAATACTAGCTTAATAAAGATAAACCGCTTAAATTTTTTGAGCTACACCAAGTTTAACTAGTGTTTCAACTTCTTCATTTAATACTTCTTTTCCTTCAGTCCAACCATAGTGGGTAACTCCATAATAAGCATCAGAATAATCCGCATCTTCATCATTAAATTCACCACGAATTCGTAGCATTTTTTCTTTATAAGTTTCTGTGCCAATTACATTATAATCGTCATCCAAAATTTCACAAAGACCATCTTCATTATGTCTATCTTCCCAAATACCTGAAGTTAACTCTTTATTGATATATTCCATAACTACATTATCATTTTCTGCAACAAAATATCCAACGATAGATTCTTTACAATCTTTAGGAGCACAATGACGCATAAGAATAGAATATAGTTTCATAGTTAGTAAAATTAATTAAAGAATTTATTATATCATTAATTTCTCTAAATTGCTTAAGAAAAGAAGTTTTTTTCTAAATTAATCTAATTTTTTATGCATCTAGCATTTGTTCAGTAACTATTAGTAATTATTAATAAAACCGCTTATTTACAATACATAAATTTTTTAGTTATATATGTAAATCAGAATTCTTTATCTTATCTAAAAGAAAGAATATTTACATGAATAAAATAAAAGAAAAATTTAAAAATTTATTTTCTACTCTTCAAAAAAAACATGATGCTGTTTTGGCATGGTTTATTCCGAAAGAAGAATCTGCAACTTCTGAAAAAACAACTTATTATATTAATTTATTTTATGTTTGGTTTTTGAGTCTTTTTTGTATCCCTTTTTATTTGGTGCGTTTTTCATTACTAGGAATGACAAGTATTGCAATTGGACTTGTATTTGAGGGATTACTTATGATGGGAAGCCCATTAATTTATAAAAAAACTGGCAATTTAACATTAACGAGAGAACTTTTTATTTTTAGCCTTTATGCACTTAATTTAAGTCAGCTTATTTATTTTAAAGGATTAGTTTCCTCCGCTTTATGGTTTGGTGCTCTTCCTGTAATTGCTGTTTTATTAGGAGGAATTGGCTCAGCAATAGTATGGTCAATAATTGACTGTATCACTATATTAAGTATTCATTTAACCTTTGGAAATAACATTTGGGTTATTGAAAAAATGTACCCATTTTGGTATGAAATTCATTTTGAAAGTCATTTAGGATTAATATTTGCACTTACTCTTTTTATTGTATTAGGCGAACTTTCTCGCCGTAGTGCTTTTAGAAAATTAAAAAAAGCTCATGAACAAATTAATGAGCTTGCAATCAGAGATGCATTAACTGGTATTTATAATCGTCGTTTTATATGGGATGAAATGAGTAGTGCAGAGCGTCGTGCTAATCAGGGAGAAGATATTTTCTCAGTCTGCCTGATGGATTTAGATAAATTTAAAAGTATTAATGATACATATGGACACCCAATGGGAGATACGGTATTAAAGACTGTTGCGGCACACATACAATCACAAATAAGAAGTGGTGATATATGTGCTAGATATGGTGGTGAGGAGTTTTTATGTTTGTTAAAAAATACAAATAAAGATAATGCATATCTCTTCGCAGATCGTTTACGCCAAACTGTCTCTGAACTGGTTATTGATGGATTAAAAGTATCTATTTCAGTTGGTGTTACACAATATGAAGTTGGAGAAGAATTTAGTAAAACATTAGCAAGAGCAGATACTGGATTATATGAAGCAAAAGCAAATGGTAGAAATCGTGTTATTAAAGTTTAAAAAGCCCCAATATGGGCTTTTTTATTAAATTATAATCGTTTTGCTCTTCCTTTTTCTTAATAAATTTAATACACTACAAATATTTTAATGAACCAATAAGATAACGATATGAGTGATGGCAGAATTTATGTATGTGAATGGGTAAAAAAAGATTTTTCTTTTATTGAAGATGGTCAAGAATTTTCTTGTTTAGTTAGTTATGATTATACTTATCATATTAGTTTAGAGCAGGCTCAGCAAATAAGTTCAATGGGTTATAGAGGTTATGCTTGGGGGAAAGGTCATATTTATGAACCAAATGATCCTATTGAAACAAAACCTTTTCACAAAGATATTCATTGCGAATGTATTTGGATATACGATAATAATTTTTCTATCGGAAGATATGTGATGCAAAATGGACAATGGATTTATGATGCTTATTGCGAAGCTTGGCATTTAAATTGGGAAGATATGTTAAATCTTCCTGCACCTATCCAACCTTAAACTAAAGCCCCAAAATGGGGCTTTGTTTATTACGGTTTATTTTTATGTTTTTCTTTTGGTGATTCTGAGCGAAGTTTTTCTAAAAATCCTACAATACCATCAATTGTTTTATCTTTACCTTTGATTAAATCATCTTTAGTAAGTAAGGGGGTGATTTCCGCTTTTTGTATCTTCTTTTCGCTTTCAAGATTTTTATCATAGCTATTTATAATGGTTTGTTTAGTATCTTGTGCGATTTTTTTTGTTTTATCAACGGCTTCATTAAATAATACTGTTGCCTCTGCATGAGTTATGTAGTGATAATTAGATGCTTCTGCATCTAATTGTCTTTCTCTTTCAGGATCATCAAATTTGTTTACTCCAACTACAATTAAAACTGCTGCAACACCTAATACTGTAAGCTTACTAATTTTCATAATATTTCCCAATCTGTATATTAATTTTATATAAATTATTATTAATGTCAAAATTTAAAAAATATTATTTCTATAATAAAAAGCCCCATGATGGGGCTTTTTATTAATTTGGTTTAACTTTATTTGTATTTTCTGATGTTGGCTCTGCTCTTAATTTCCCTAAAAGATTGCTTATTCCACCTACAACCTTATCTTTTGCTTTAACCACATCCTCAGAAGATACTTGACCAAAGTTAGGTCCACGGGCTTCAACAACTTTAGGTTGTGCTTGTCTTTTTTCATTTTCTGCATCTGCCTTAGCTTTAGCAGCTAAAAATGATTCTTTGCCTTTTTCTGCCAAATTTGAAGTTACATTTTTGGTTCCTTCCCAAGCTTTTAATAGAATATTACCTGATTGATTTGGTTCTGAGTTATTAGATACATCTTCTTGTTTTGAACGATCATTTAATTTTGAAGAAACTGTTCCTTTATCAACTACTTCTACTTCTTTTTTTTCTACTGGATCAGATTTTTTAATAACTTTACCAACTAAGTTAAAAATGGTTAATTTTTCAGTTTGTTCAACTTTCTGTTCTTGTTGAACTGGAGTTCCATATTGTGCTGCTTCAGCATGTTGAACATTAAATCCTGCGGCAACTAATACTGTTGCAACACCTAACATTTTAAATTTATTTATCTTCATAATATTTCCTTTTTTTATTAATTTTATAATTTTTATACACAAAGTCAAAATTGATTTAATCCATTTTTTTGTTACCATCAACAAAAATTAAGAATGGTTGATAAAGATATGAGTAAAATGTTGTTTAAATTCTTGGGATTAGGTATATTTTTTATAAATCATTGCGCACATGCTCAAGAATGTCCACAACCTCTTGGAAATCTTGATATACAAGTTAATATGAATCCAATTCATTATGAATATGGTTATACCAGCAGACAAATAGAATCAGTGAAAGGCAATAAAAATCCTAACCTTTTGGGATTATTTAATTCTGATGCATTAATCAATGTTCAACCATCATTTAAAGTTACATCTCTTGGAAAAAATTATTATTGCATGACAGTTTCTTCATTAATCGTAAAAGTTAATATTCATCCTATTATTTATATAGCAAAAGAAGCTCAACAATTTTCTTGTACTAAACAAAGAGTAGAACAACATGAACTTTTACATTATCAATTTGAAGTCAATACTGCTTCTAAAGCTAAACCATTTATTAATAATTTAGCTAATAGTTATTTTAATCAGCCGTTTTATGTAACGAATCAAGATGAAGTAGATAAAATCTCATCAATCTTAAAAAAGAAAAGCTCAGATTTTATTAATGCTATTGGGCAACATTTTGAAAACAGTTCTAATCCGCTTCATGCTAAGATTGATAGTCGACAAAACTATGAATATGAAAGCTCCTTTTGTTCAGTTCAAGAAAATGCTACTTTACATAAATTACTTAATTTAAAATATTAAAATTGCTTTTAATATTTGGCGGTTTGATGTATAATTCCTCTCATGATTATTGATTTTGGGAACTTTTATTATGTTAAATGCTGGACGAAGAATTGATTTTGCAATTTTTACTTTAGATGAAGCTGTAAAAATCGGAGGTGCTCAACTTGAGCCAGGTTTACAGCAAATTCATCAAGTGGAAGGGTTTTATTATTTTAAAAAGGTAGATTCTCCAAAACCATATGCTAAAGTTTCTTTGTCTGAAAATATTGCTGTATTACGGATCTTATTTAGCAACCAAATGTTTACAGGAATGTAATAAAAAACCTTGTTTAAACAAGGTTTTTTATTTTTTAAAAGTTTAATTATTTCCTTAGCTGATCAGCTAGCACTATTATTAATACAATTGCAAAACCAATACCTATTCCCTTTAATATTGTTTTAACATTACCTGATTTATTAACTGAAACTGAATCAGATGGATGTTCATCAGTATTATTCTCTGCATCAACTGAATTTGACCCTTTTGCTTTTTTTGCAAAAGAGGGCATACTAAATTTCTTTTTTTTCTGTATATTTTCTTCAGATGGTGGGGTTGTTGTCTCCTCATCCTGATATATTTGGAATGTTTGTAAATCTAAGTCGTTCTTTTTGCCCATTATTATCACCTTAACTTGTAATAATATGGTTTTATTTTAAATTATAGAAAAAGTCAACCTAAAGAAATCAATAGTTTGGGGTATTTTGAACTACTAGACTTAATTCATGGACTCCACTCTTCAAAGATTTGCATACACAACAGTGGCCAATTGCGTGCTACTACTTATCTCCAAGCTTCACAGTACCCCATTACAATTAAGTCTAATTATCGCTTAGTAGAGCGCCAGTCTTTCCTAGTGTCACAAATATATCTGGTTAGGATATTTCATCGTGGATTGTTGCCACTATCTTGTTTCCAACAAGAGCGTAAATTAATTATATATTAACTCACTTATTTTTGCAATTTATTTTTGTGTTTTTTTAAAAAAATTTAATTCAGCTTCCATTGTATGTTCAATTGGTTTATTTTGAATAATATTTAATTGATTCTTTAACTCGTTTATTTGATGCTTTAATTCTTGAATCTCATTATGAGTATTATCAATTTCTTTTTCTAGCTCTAAAATTTTTTGATTATTCTCTTTTCTTTTTTCTGCAAGCAATTTAGTAGCACTATTTAAAAGTTTAATTGGTTTAATATTTTCCAAAATATATAAGCTTAAAAAGAAAATAACCCATGCTGCTGGCATTGCTACTCCTGCTGCAACGGAAGCATAAGTAATCATGAATTCATGAAAAAAAATTGCGATTGCAATTGACATAAAAAATGGCATATAAATCCTTTGTTTTCAATTATTCTTCATTTTAACACAAAATTTAATAAATGGTTGACCTTTTCCTACTTATTTATATAATGAAGAAAATTTTTAAAGGTAATATTATGGATGATGAGCTAAAAAGAAAAATCTCTATTGGTATTGGTGCAGTATCTGCTCTTGTATTAATTGTTAGTTTAATTGGGAATTACACGGTAACAAAAGATATTGAAGAAGACTTTCTTGCGGTAGATCGTTCACCATTACAAGCATTTAGGCTTATTGATTATAAAGAGGAAAGTAATGGAGTTTTTATTGATGTTGTAAGTTTGAATAATGGTAAAAAATATGAAAATAATTTTATCTCTAGAACTTGCCCAAATGGAAAAGATAAAAAACCAGGTTTAATTATGCACTTATCTGTTGTAGAAAATCTTAAGACATCTACTAATGAAACATTTTATACTTTAGATAGAGCATATGAATATTTATGCACTAATTTAAATATGAAGGAAGAAGATGATAAATTATTTAATAGGATTAAAGAAGCTAGAGATAGAGCACAAGCTGATGCAGGAATTGTTATAAAAAACAAATAAAATAAAAGCCTTGAATCTCAAGGCTTTTTTATTCACTTTCGTTCCTCAGGAGCACCACAGAAAATACACCAATCATAATCTTCATTATACGGGTCATGATCTTTTGGAACATCAACTAATTCACCCGTAATTAGTTTTACTTTCCCTTTTTCACTAAAATAGTGGCAGCATTTATCTTTTGATTCTACACAATACCAACCAAAATCTCTATCGCATAAAGAGCAAAAAGCACTCTCATCTATATCTTTTATTTTATGATGACAAGAATTTTTCATATCTTTAAAAGATTGTGATACTTTATTTTTGAATTGTTCTACTGCTTTGAATACTATTCGTGATTCTTTATCGGACTTTTGATCCACAATATTTGGCTTTGTTTCATAAGAAAAAAACTGGGTTTCAGTTCCTAAATTATTTGCTAAAAGTTTAGCTAAAAAACCTGAATCATTATTTAAGATTATATTATTTAGCATAACAATATATTTTTTTGATGGATCATCAAAATAAATTAAATTACCCACATCTAGATTTATTTCATTAACTTGTTCTGTTTTAGGGTTTAACTCTTCAGGTTCAACATAAGCTAAACAAGCTAATTCATCAACTCGATGATTATATTTATTTTTATTGTGACTTCTAACCCAAATCCAATTAATATGTTTGTTTTGAGTTAATTCTAAAATTTCTAACCATAATTCTTTATTTAGAACAGGTTCATCTTTGGATGTGATCCAATTGTTTTTTATTCAAACAAAAATCCATTCACTAATACCTTTAACTACATATTGGCAATCACTATAAATTTCTGCACTTTCACCATCTTTAATTATTTTTAAAGCTTCAATAACGGCCTTCATTTCCATTTGATTACTAGTCAGATCAACAGAAAAATCAGCATCCCATTTTTCTAAAACAATTTCATTATTTAATACTTCTAAATAAGCCCAACCACCAGCATCCATTCTACTTTTGCCATATGAACCATCGGTATAGAAAATACGCATTTTAAAATCCTTAAAATTTATTGGATTATAAATTAATTAAAGATTTTAAGCAATAAATAAAAAAGCTCATTTATATGAGCTTTTTATTTCAACTATTTATCCGATTTATTTTTGTTTTTCTTTTTAAAACCTAAGCTAACAATTCCTATAATGGAAAGAATTTGGGCAATAATAAAAATTAAAGTAATAGTTAATGCATCTTTTTTTCTAAATTTGCTGCTAAAGCATTATTCACAAAAAAAAATAATGGCAATATTTGAAATAAATATCTCATTTTAATCCCAATCAAAATCAAAATCTAAATCAAAATCCAAAGATGAACCACCACCACTCATATCCCCACCATTACTAATTAAATCAGTAGTAACTACAGCCGAGGCTACTTTTGTTGCATGGTTTGGAACTAAATCAGTAATTGCATCTATTGAATCTACTAAATTTCCACTTCCTTTTTTATTTGACTCTGATTTAGGTAGGTTATATTTACTTTGCTCAACAATTACATTGGTTGATGCATATGATTTTTTAGTTACTACTTTTTTCTTATTTTTGTAATAAATAAATACTGTACAAAATAGAATCACTAAGGGAATGGTCAAAATCATTGCTCCTGCCATATCAACCTTATTTAAAGCTTTATCTTCCATAGCTAAAACATTGGTTGAAAATAATGCCAAAATTGATGCGTTGGCTAATTTAATCATTTATACCCCCTTTTTAAGTTATTCTTATTATATTATATTCGTGATTTTTCAGCAATTATTAAAATAAAAAAAGCCCACTATTGTGAGCTTTCTTTATTACCAATCTGTAGTGGAGCCACCACCATTAAATGAACCACCACCGCTAATTCCAGTATCTGAATTATTAGAGATACTAGGACTGTAGCTTGAATCATTAGACTTATTTTTGTTGATATCATCACTATTAGATGAATAACCTGTATATCCTGAATTTGTTGATGTTGATTTACTAGTTCCACTTGTTTGTTTAATAGATGAACTAGCACTTGAAGTAGAACGAGAAGATGAACTAGATCTGCCCCTACTATATCCTCCACCACTACTATTTCTATATTTTGAAACTGATTCTGAATATTGATTTTGGCGACGAGAATATTCAGCAAGATCAGCTTCACGGCGTTTTCTTGCAGCTTCTTTATTTTTAGTATTCTTAACTACAAAATAAGTAATAATGCCAACAAATCCAGCAATACTACCAAAAATTAGTAAAAATACAGCCCCAGGTGACATTTCATTTGATGCTTCTTTAGCTTTTTTCACTTCAAGAGCTTGTGTAATTACAGGAGTTTCTTTAACTGTAACCTCTTTAATTCCATTTACAGTGGCAATAATTCCATCAATAAATTGTCCCTTTTTAAATTCAGGAACCATTTTTTCTACTTGGATTCGTTTTGACATTGCATCTGTTAGAGAGCCTTGTAGACCATTGCCTACCTCAATACGAGCTTTACGGTCTTTAGTAGCCACAACCATTAAAACACCATTATCAACTCCTTTTTGTCCAATTTTCCATTTTTCAGCAACCATGATGGAATATTCTTCAATAGAGTATGGTTTAACACTATCTACAACCAATACACCCATTTGAACTTTGTTTTCAGCCTCTAAATTTCGTAGAGCAGCAGTAAGGTTTTCTTTTTGGGATTCCGTAGGTTGAACGCTTCCTTCAAACATAGCACGACCAACCAATTCAGGAATTTTAATATCTGAATTAGCAAAAGAAAAATTAGAGAAAAAGAAAAGAATTGTTACTAGAAAAAACCTTTTAATCATATTTAATCCTTATTAGATTATTTTAATATCGCAGAACGAGTCCATGCCACCATTATAAGGCAGCATGGATTTTAGTGCAAGCATTTTTATTTATTTTATATTTAAATTACCAACTTGATGATGAACCACCACCACCAAATTTACCGCCACCACCAGAATAACGATTAGAGCTTGAACCACCACTTCCGCCACCACCACGAGCAGATAGAATAATTTGAATTACATCTAATAGCCACATAATTCCAATTAATCCAAAAATAGCACCCGAAATTGCAGCAATATAAAAATAACCATCAACAACAAAAAATGAAATTGTTCCCGAAACTACTGCACCAATACCACTTGCTTTAACTGCACCAAAAATATTTTGAGTAAAATTAGCAATTCCACCAATAATAAAACCAATTAAAATTGTTTGACCAATTTTAGTGGTGAAGAATGAAATAATAGCCATAATAACTGCATCTTCATCATTTGATTTCTTATTTTTTAATACAGAAGTATTAGTAATATCTGCACTTAACGGAGCATCAATAGGTTTATCACTTGCAATGTTGTCTACTCTACCAATGACTTGCATAATACCACCATACCAATTTTTATTTTTAAATTCAGGTGTAGCATAATCATTTAGAATACGAGATGATACTGCATCAGTAATTTTTCCTTCCATGCCGTATCCAACTTCAATACGAGCCTTTTTGTCCTGTGTAGCGACAATAAGAATCAGACCATTATCTTCTTTTGATTTACCAACTTTCCATTTCTCAGCAACTTTAATGCTGTATTCTTCAATTTCAAATGGAGAAACTGAATCAACAACAAGAACTGTCATTGCTACTTTATTTTTTACCTCTAAAGCTTGCAAAGCATTTAAAATCTTTTGCTGTTCATCTTGTGAAATTGCCTCTTTAGTCAAAAATACAGCTTGTTTAGTCAGTTCTGGCACCACAATTTCTGTGGGAGCAGGCTCCGCTGCAAATGCAACAGAGCCTACAACCATTGCCATTACCAACATCAGTGAGGTAATGAACTTGTTCATTTTATTTACCAAACTTGACAGCAGGAGCACTAGAAATTGCAGCTTCATTTTCTACAGTAAATTGTGGTTTAACATCATATTTAAACATACTAGCGGTCAAATTCGTTGGGAATTTACGAATAGTTAGATTGTAATCTTTAACTGAAGAAATATAACGATTACGAGCCACAGTAATACGATTTTCAGTGCCCTCAAGTTGAGACTGAAGATCACGGAAATTTGTATTTGCTTTCAGTTCAGGGTAATTTTCTGCAACACTCATTAGGCGTGATAGAGCCGAACTCATTTGGGCTTGAGCATTTTGGAATGCTTCCATTGCTTTAGGATCTTTCAGTGCTTCAGGAGTTAGAACAATTGAGGTAGCTTTAGAACGAGCTTCAGTCACCGCAGTAAGGGTGTCTTTTTCATGTGAAGCATAACCTTGAACAACATTTACCAAGTTAGGAATTAGATCGGCACGACGCTTATATTGGTTTACCACTTCAGACCAATTTGCAGTGACTTGCTCATCTTGTTCTTGAATAGTATTGTAACCACAGCCAGACAGCATAACAGAAGTCAGAATTGCAAAAATCGCCAGAGTTTTTTTCATATTTATATCCTTTATTGGTTAAGCTAAAAATTAATTATAAATTAGATTTCTTAAAATGTACAGCTATTTTAATTTATTTATTATTGTTAAGTTTTGCTGTAACTTAACAAAAAGAATTATAACACAATGATTTTAATTTTGGTGATTTATTTACTTTTTTAATGCTTTTGTTATTATTCACAAAATTTGGAGATTTTGATGAAAAAAAATTATATTGCTTTAGCTTTAAGTATGTTATTGGTAAGTGATTTAACCAATGCTGCCACTTTTGAGAACAAACCTATTAGTTATGAGCTTGGGCCGGTTTATGATGGTGGTGAAAAAATAAAAATTCAATTTCCTTTTGTTGTCAGTGAGGATGTTAAAGCTGCTAAGCAAATAAATACATTTCTTCATCATTATATTCTTGAAACATTGCCTCCCAATGGTGAGCCAATTAAGACGATTAACGGTCTTAATATTAGTGATTTCTCATTTTCAGGTATGACACTTATCAATGAGGGCAGAGTTATTGATTTTTCTTTTTATATGGAAGGATGTGGTGCATATTGTGAATCTTCTGAAACGGAAGTTCAGTTTGATACTAGGAATGGAAGAGTTTTAACTGCTCAAGAGCTTATTAAATCGGATGCATTTGGAAAAATAGCTAAAATCGTAAGTAGGGAGCATGCTAAAGTTCTTAAAAACTATATGGCAAAATTAGAAAAAGAAAAAAAAGGTATTAAAGGTAAAAATAAAAAAGAAGAAATAGAAAGGATTGAAGAAACAATTTCTATGTATGAACTTTGCTTATCAGATTGGTATGATATAGATAGTCACTATGATCTTTATAAAAAAAATCCAGGTTGGATTTCTGTTTCTAACAACGCAATAATTTTTAATCATGGCAGATGCTCAAATCATGCTATGAGAGCTTTAGATGACTTAGGCGATTTTAATTACTCCTTAAAAGGTGAAGATTTAAAGCAATATTTAACAGAATATGGTAAATATGTTGTTTTTGGAGAAGGTAATGGTGAAGTCCCTATAATTAATCCTTATTCTCAATTATATCAAGGAAAAATTGGTAAAATAGATATGGTTCTTTATCTTGGAGATACTAAAAGACTTTTGAGAAAAAATAGCGATAATGATTCTCGTTATTATGGAGAAAGATATTATTACACTAAATATAAAAAGCAGATTAATTTAAATGTCGATGCTGAAGCTCTTAAAAAAGGGGAATATATTCTTACTGAAGATTCAGCAAACTCCGATATGAAAAAAGAAGAGCAGCCAAAACTTAAGTTCAGAATTATTGGAGGTAAATTAGTTGGTCAATGGATAAGTAAAGACAAAACTTTACCTTTTGAGGCAACACCTTTCTAAAGTAGGATAATATTTTAAAAATTTGCAGGTAGAGATGCCTGCTTTTTTTATGACTTATTATTTTACCCTAAAAACAAACAACAAAAATTAAAAATATTTTTGCTATCTTACCAAATTATTTTAAAACTGTGGTATGATTTTAATATTCCGATTAACCATTATTATTAAGGCGAACATGAACATTTTGAACAGTTTTTTCAACTTTTTTAATGGTAAAAATTCTACAAACAGTATTAATGTGGGCGCAAATATGAATAATCAATCTCTTGTCAATAAAGAATTTAAGTTTGAAAATATTACTTCGATTGTTAATGATACAATTTTTGATGTTGCATTAGATAATAATCCAATTAATAAATCTGATTTTGCCACTCTTGAGGCACCAGAAGATCAAATCAATAAAATTCATCTTGTTGAGCAAAATGGCACTCTTGTTATTAGTTCTAGTGCAGTCAATGAGTCATTTGGTAATATTAAAATTACTCTACAAACTCATAATCTTGCTAAAATTAAAAATTCTAGTGCTGGTGAGCTTGATGGTAATTTTATTGGTAATTCTTTAGATTTAAAAAATTTGGGAACTGGAAATATTTCTCTTTCTGGCAAATCTGATTTTATTGATATTTTTAATAATAGTGCAGGGAAGTTTAATGGTAATTTTATAAGCAATAATATTAATATTAAAAATTCTGGTACGGGTGATATTAATTTTAATGGTTCAGCAGATTCTGTTCAAGTTGAAAACAATAGTGCAGGAGAGTTTACGGGTAATTTAGAGTGTGACTTTTTAAAAATTGAAAACTCTGGAACTGGCGATATTAATATTGTTGGTTCGGCAAATTCTGTAAAGATGGAGAATACCAGTGCTGGCGAGGTTAATTTGTTTAAGCTAAAAGCTGAAAAAGTTGATTTTTATGCTTCTGGAACAGGTGATATTGAAATTTATGCTACTAAAGAGATTTTAGGTAAATCTACGGGTGTTGGTAATGTTACTTATAGCGGTATAAAAAATGTATTTATTCAAAATACAGGTGTTGGCAGTGTAGATTATCGTGATTAACTTAGTGATAAGATGATTTTTTAAATAATAATTTGATTGTTTTAAAATTTTAACCATGTTATAATTCTGCAAAACATAGTTAAAATTAATCTCTATAAGGAGTAATAAATGAATAAAGGTAAAGCGATTTTTCTAGTATTCTTTGCAGTACTAATTGGTGTTGCTGGATGGTATTCAACAAAAGGTGATTCAAAAAGTGCTGGTATTGCTGCTGTTGTTGGAGAAAGAAATGTTCTTAAAGGTGTTATTACTTCTGAAAAAGAGAACTTCTTCCGTGATGAACGAGTTAAAGCTATTTTGGTTAAAAATGGATTTGATATTGAATTTGAACGAATGGCCTCAGGCAAAATTGCTCAGGCTACAAAACCTGCTGATTTAAATAATGCGGATTTTGTTTTCCCTTCCGGTATTCAAACATCAGAAAAAGTAAAGTCTAATTTTAAAGGTTCTCAAGCTTATAATATCTTTTATAGCCCAATGGTTATCGCTACTTGGACTCCCATTGTCAGCATTCTTAAAGAAAATAATGTAATTAAAAAAGTTGGTGATTATGAAGCTCTTGATATGGAGAGTTTTATGAAGTTAGCTGAAAATGGTGTTCGCTGGAAAGACCTAAAAAATTCAGGCTCTTACCCTGTTAATAAAGTTGTTCTTGTATCTTCAAGTGATTCACGCTTTAGTAATGCCGCAAAAATGTATCTTGCTCTAAACTCTTATGTTCTAAATAGTAATAATGTTGTGTCTAATAATCAAGAAGTAGATAAAGTTATGCCTACTTTAAAGCGTATTATTCAGGCTCAAGGTAATCGTGAAAGTTCAAGCACCAATATGATGAGTGATTACATGTCTATTGGTCGTGGTAAGGTTCCAATGATGTTTGCTTATGAAAGTGAATTTCTTGAAAATGCATTTAAAAACGGTGGTCTAGGTAAAGATATGCAACTTATTTATCCTACTCCTACTGTTTTCACTAAGCATGTTCTAGTTGCTCTTAATCCTAAGGCACAAGCACTTGTTAACCTGTTTAAGAAAGATGACGAACTCAAAAAATTAGCTGTAGAATATGGGTTCCGATTTGAAGGTGATGCAGGTATTGTTCAAAAAGCTAAAAAAATTGGCGTGAATATTCCTGATGTTGTTGTGGATGTTATTGACCCACCAAACTATGATGTTCTAGACTACATGGCAGAGTTGGTTGAAGCAAAAGCACAATAATGCTTGAATCATAATAAAAGCCCCATTTAGGGGCTTTTTTGTTATTAAAAATATCGTTCACAACAAAAAGGCCTTACAGATCTCTCTATAAGGCTTTTTTGTTTAATCTAAATATTATCCCCAGGAGGTAATAATCACTGGTTCCATCATTTTATTAAAATCATTTTCAGTAATATGTTCTTCTAAAATTCCAAAAGTTTTTGCAATTACAAATGCAGCACCTTCAATATTAGGGCGGAAATAACCACTTTTGCAAACAAATTCAACTCGTTGTTCTTCTGGCACTTGCAATGCTTCTGTTAAATAAATGCATTTAATATGAAACATTTCATAAATTTTCCCTACTTTTAAGTCAGGAAACTCTTTTTCTAATCCCCCTGTATAAATATATCCTTGTGATGGATAAATAGGTTGATTTAGATATTTGATAGTATTTTCTACATTTAAATTATTTTCATAGTAATCAATTAAATTATCATAACGAGTATGTTTATGTAACTCAGGTGTTTTAACAATAATACCAACTACATCATCTCCAAAATGAACTTCCGATACAAAGTGGTAAGCAGAAAACTTTTCTTTTTCTTTATTATATTCTCTAGCAAGATATTTTAATAAAGGCTGTTCATAATCATCTTTATTATAAGGAATATAATTTTTATATCCTTCAAGCATATTATTGATATGAGTCTCACTATTTTCATCTAAATCTTCCAAGACTTCCTCATAGTTTTTGACAATAAAATTATCATATTTTTCTAAGGGAATGAAATACCCAATTTGTTTGTGAATTCTAATACCCATTACCTTCTCCTGAAAGATTTAATGAGTAATTATATCATAAATAGATATTTTAATCATAAGATATTAAACTCTTAAAATTATTTTAAAAAAAGTGTTATAAATACCAATTTTTGATATATAATAGCCGCATGATTAATAATTGGGAGAAAACATGAATAAGGTTCTTCGTAATATTGCCTTCACTATCTTTGCTGGTGCAATTATGGTTGGTTGTTCTAAAAAAGATTCAGTTGAGGCAAATGTTGATGCTGACAGTAACGCATTGACTATTGTTGCTGGTTCTGAAATCGAAATAATCAAGCCTTTGATTCAAGAGGCATCAAATAAACTTGGCTTCCCAATTCAAGTTAAATATACTGGCACCATTGAAGGTGTAGACGCTGTTAAATCCGGTGCTGCATATGATGTTGCATGGTTTGGCAATGCAAAATATTTTTATGATACCCCTGAAAGCTCAAAGCGTATTAAGCTCAGTGAGAAAATTATGTTCTCGCCAGTTATTGTTGGTGTTCGTTCCGAGTCATTTAGTAAAAATGGACTATCTGAGTCTAAAAATTATGATTGGAAAGACATTGCAGGTTGGGTTAAGAATAAAAATATGACTTATGCAATGACTGACCCTAGTGTATCTAATTCGGGTTATGTGGCTCTAATGGGTGTTATTTATGCCACCACTAATAAAGGTGAAAACATTACTATTGCTGATGTTAATAAAGATGTTGTCCAGAATTTTTTTAAAGGGCAAAAGGTTACTGCTAAATCATCAAGTTGGTTGATGGATACTTTTAATAAAGAATCAAATATTGATTTTATTGTTAACTATGAATCAGCAATTCTAAAGAACCCAAATAAACTTGTTGCTGTTTATCCGAATGAAGGTATTATTACTTCGGATTATCCAATGCTCTTACTAAATGATAAGAAAACAGAGCAGTATAAAGCATTTGTTCAATTCATGAAGAGTAAGGAAGTTCAAAATCGGCTTGTCAATGAGTATAAATACCGTTCAGGTAATGCAGAAGTAATGCAATCTCAAAAAGTATTTGATACTGACAAGCTACTTGTTGAAATGCCATTTAATCCTGATGCAAATCTTTCTGATTCAATTCTTATGGCTTATTTTAATGAATATAAGAAACCTGCTAAATTTGCTTTTGTTGTAGACACTAGTGGTTCAATGGGCGGTGAGCGAGAAATGCAAATGAAACAAATGGTTGATGGATTTGCAAAAGGAACACTCTCTAAATTTGCGACTATTCGTAATCGTGAAGAGATTATTGTTGTTCCTTTCTCTAGTCAAGTAGCAGAATCTCATGTATTTAATGATAAACAGAAGGTAGAATTTGATTCTTTCATTCAGAATTTGCATATGGATGGTGGAACAGCTATGTATGATGGTGTAGCTACTGCAATCCATCAACTAGTAGAAGATAAAAAAGTTAATGGTGATAAATATCGTTACAGTGTAATTGTTTTAACTGACGGAATGAGTAATGAAGGTGCTAATATGGAAGGGTTTGCTCAGTGGTTTACGCAAAATAAGATTGAATCTCATGGTATTCGTGTGTTTGCTATCTCATTCGGTGATGCAGATATTAACCAATTAAACGGTATTACACAAATCTCAGGTGGTAAAGTCTTTGACGGTAAAAAGAACCTTTCAAGTGCTTTCCGTGAAATTCGTAGTTATCAATAAACTGTATTAATAACGATAAAAAGCCTTGAGAAATCAGGGCTTTTTTTATTTTAATTACTACAAATTATTTTAATTATGATATAATAATTCATCAAAATAAAATGAGAGTAAACACAATGAACTTCAAAATTCAAAAATTCCTTTTCTCTAACAAAAATATCTTGGGTTGTGCTTTGACTTCTATTGTTCTTGTTTTAGCACTTATTGGTATTATGAAAAGCTTTTGGCTACCAATTGCTGTAATGGCTTATATTTTTGGTTATGTAGCTGGCCCTGCTGATAAAAAAATTAAGTTTTATCATTATGAAGGACAAAGCCTTAATGACTATATTGGATTTATTAATAAAATGAAAAATACTGTTATGGCTTCAGAAAAAGTTCCACAAGAAGCAAAAGAAATTCTTCATAGTATCTCACAAAATGCAACTGAATTAATTACTTTTGTTCAGGAAGCTAATAAAAATACATCTTTTAACGAAGATATTATTAACTTTACATCTATTTTTGATTCATATTTGCCTAATATCATTAATCAATATTCAAAGCTTCCATCTAAATATGCTAATGAAATTAAATCATCAAATGGCAAAACAGCAAAACAAATGTTGATTGAACAGCTTACTGTTCTTGATCAAAAAGTTAAAGAAATTGCTTATGGAATGTATGAAGATGATGTTACTGCACTTCGTGCGAATGGTAACTTCCTTAAAGAAAAATTTGGTAAAACTAATCTATTTGAACTAGAAATTAACTCCTAATTAAAATAACAGTTATGAATATCCTGCAATACAATGAACAACATGAAATTGAATTGATTCAGAATGGCAATTCTCTATTTAAAGAGGTCTTTCCTTTTATCGCTGATGCTTTAGTAGCAGGATTCACTGCTGCACTTAAAGCTGGCATTCAAGAATTAAAACTTAAAGGGTTTCCTCCTAAAGCAAATACCAAAGTTCAATGTATTTATGGAGAAAGCTTCAAGCATAAATTTAAATATGCATCACACAAACCTGCTAAATTTATTTCTATTATGTTAGAAGAAAGCAAAAAACAAACCAATTCAGGACATAAATTAGTTTATTTGCTTAGTCCCTTTTATCGTATTGAGTATGAAACAGATTTAGTCGTTAATCTTGGAGAGATTTTTAATGCTACCCAACATGTTGGCAGCAATGATTCAATAGTCCAAACAGAAAATTTTAATAAACCACCAATTTCTTTCTTTACTGATGCTGCGGTTAAAGAAGATTCTTATATGGCAGGGTACGGAATTTCTGACAAAAATATCATTGTTAGTTTTCGTTTTAAGGAGTCTAATCAAGATAATAATGTGGCTGAACTTAAAGCTATTAAACAAGCTGTTCTTATTGCAAAAGAAATGAATTTACCTTCACTTGAGGTATTTACTGATTCTATTGCTTCTGTTGATGCATTAATCTCATTTCAAACAAGAAAAAATAATATCAATAACAAATTTAAAAAACTTGTTGATGAAATATATGAAATGCTTCAGGATTTTGATTCATATAAAATAGCTTGGATTTCTAGAAAAGAAAACAAACTTGCAGATCAGATGTCAAAGCCTAACTTTGTAGAACTAGTAGCTTAATTATAAGCTATGTTTACTTTTATGCTTATGTTCAGCATCATGTTTTCTGTATTTTTCCAAAACATTTCTAATATCTGGTTTTGCATGTTTAGTCTTATCTAATGTTGTATCTAGATGAGAGAAGTCTATTTGTTGTTGATATAATTTTTGTGGTGACTGTTTTAGTAAATCTTTTTTACCTATTTGTAAACCTAAATAGTCTTGACTAATAAATGTATGAGCAATAAGAGTGGCTCTTTCATCCAAAACCATTTCTTTACCATCTTTAGAATAGTAAAAAGTAAGCTCTTGAGCGATAGATTTTAATTGTTTGGTTCCTGGTTCTTTATTATTAGCATAAATTTTATCGGCCTTTTTAATTGCTCTTTTATATTTAGTTAATGCATCATATCCTGCTTTGTAAGCAGCATAAGTTAATACTTGCTGCTGATGAGAACCCATTTTATCAAAAGAAGAGCTAAAAGTTACTTTGGCCTGGTTTTTATATTCTGCTTCGGTTCTTTTTAATAAAGCTACACCTTGTTCTAATGTTATAAGCTGATTATCTGGCAAATTAAATTCTTCATTAAATTTTTTAATTTCTTTGCTTAAATTACTTTGTTTTTTCTTAGATATCTCAATAATTCTATCAATTTTACGAGTGCTAATTCCTATAGCAGTTAAATCTGCTATTACTTCCTCAGGAGATAATTCTGCTCTTTTACTTATATTATAACCAAAACCGATATTTAATCCTGTTGCTGGATCTTTATGTAAATCACCACGAAAACCTTCCATCTCTGCTGCTAAAGCAATAAAATTATTCTTTCCTAAAAATTGCTTAGAAACTTCTCTTGCATTTTTAATATTTGTAAAATCTAAATTAGGATATTCTTTTCTAAAACTTTCAAGTGCTTGAGCAAAAGCATTTTTCTTTTTTGGTTGAAGAGTTAAATTTTCTACTGAAACTTCAGACTGCACTTTTCCTGAGGCTAATTGTGATCCCATTTTCAAATGATCTGACATATTTTTTTCAAGTAAAGCAAAAGAAGATAAGCCAGAAACTAATCCTGTAGCTACCCCAATAGCTAAACCTAGCTTAAATTTATTCAAAGGTCTTTGATACCAAGGTTTAGAGCCAATATACTGAATGTCCTTATCATCTGTTTCTTTGATAATCTTTTTAACATGATCTAATAATTTTTGTTTAGCATTCATTATTTATAACTCCATCGTTTTCTTTGTTTTGTTTTCTATGGTAATTTTAGAGACTAAAAGTGCTTCTTCAATATCATTAGTTTTTTCTGAAATTCCAGCAAAAACAATTGTTTTTCTAATTAAAGATTCTGCTGTTTTTTCATTTAAATTCTTAAATATTACTAGGTAATCCCCTAATTCTGTAGTCACAATCAAGTCATAATTATCTAAATTTTTTTCTTTAATAATAATTGAACCATTTTCAATATCTGACAATTCAGTACAATCATGTAATGAATAAGTAATTAATATATCCCTAGTTTTTCCAATAATTTCATAATTTTCAACTTCATTAATTTTTTTAATATTGTCCATTTGTATTATTATTATGATATGTATATATATCTTAATGCTTTTTATGAAATAATCAATTAAATAAAAGATATTTTAATATACTTGTTAATGTTTATTTTTTAAATATAATATGACAATACAAATACATTTAAAATATATGCCATATTATTTTTCATACGATGCATTAATCCCTGATTATATTGAAGAAGAAGGTTTCTATACTAAAGATGAATTACATTGCACTTTAGCTTATTCAAAGGAAGATTTTTCTGATAAACATTTAGATAAATTAAATTCATTTAATATACCTAAAGAAGAGGAAGCAATTATTACCAAAATAGAAATTCTAAATAATCATATAACTTTATTGATAGATAATCCGAATTTAATAATTACTAATAAAAATATTTTAAAACATTTTTCTATTGTGGAAGATTATAAAGAAAGAATCATGCATGTATCTATTAAGAAAAAATTAAAAGAAATACCTGCAAGCTTGAAAGATTGGGAGAATAAATACTGCGGTCAAAAAATTATTTTAAATAATCCCAAATTATTTATTAAGCATCCAATATCTAAAGAAAAAAAAATAATTAATTTAGATACTATGCCACTTAATAATAAAATGAAGCTTAAGTATTGATTATGCTAGAAGTAATCAAAAACTAATAAGCTTCATTTAAGTAAAAACAATATTAAATTTCTACTACTAAACTAGGATTAAAATTAACATTTTCCTGTTTTTCTTGATACTTAGAATATCCTCTAGGATTACAAATTACCCTACACTTTCCTAATGGGTAATCAAAAGAGTCATGAGTATGTCCATGAATCCAAATATCAGCCTTTTTAACCAAAGAATCAAGATTATTAGCAAAACATGGATTAATATGATTACCTAAATACTTTTGACTAATACTCTTTGAACTTGGACAATGATGAGTTACTACTACATTTTTTTTACCAATATTATTAGTTAAAGCATTATTAATATAATCTTGTGAATTCAGGCTCATTTTTGCACAATCTACAGGATTGAACCAAAATGTTCCATATCTAATTTGTGAGAAATCGTTTAAAGATGCAGCCCCTTTATTCATATAATATGCAATATGCTCAGGTTTTTCACCATAAAGCTTAAAATCAGTCCATAGAGTAGCACCAATAAAAGAAATTCCATCAATTTCAATATTACTATTATCTAAAAAAATTATTCCATATTGTTCGGCAAATTTAGCTAATTCAATACTCATTTTAGACAAATGATGACCATAAAACTCATGATTCCCCGCTACATATATAACATGCTTGTAATATTTCTTATATTGAGCAGCATAAAGAATACCTGTCAAACCATTACCTATATCACCAGCTAAAACTAATACATCAGCTTCCTGAATAGGAATAAGATAATTAGAGAATTCAATATGCAGATCTGATAGGACATGTAAACGCATTTTTTAACTTTCAGTAAAATTATTATGCATTATATAATGCACAATAATTTAAATCAAGTGTAAAATTTTTCGACACTTGATTTTTTAAAAAACCATTATATCGTCTATATTCAATGTGTCATTTTCAAAATTAAAAAAACTAAAATAAGAATAAAATGTCATGAAAAAATATTTCCACGAAATTTATCAAAAAATGATACCATATATTACTCTTAGGTATTTTAAGAGTAATTATGTCGTTGAATTTTTTAACACATCTAAACAATTAGGCCGAATCACTGCTAAACGGAGCTTTACTTTGAGACATAAAGTTTATTGTGACGAATTCGGTTTTGAAGAAGTTAGTAAAGAACAACAAGAATTTGATATTTATGATAAAGATTCTATTGGTTGTGTTATTTCCAAAAAAGTAAAAAAATCTAAACTTGATGATATAATTGATAGAGCTACAACTTATATTACACCTTTTGATGATCCTGCTATTGCTGGAGTAAGACTTATCTTCGCTCCTGAGAATGGTGATTTGCCTTGTTTGGAGGCTATTAAGCATCTTTATCCTGAAGAATATATTCAAATAAAAGAACAATTAAATGGATTAAAATATGCTGAAATTTCTAGGCTTTTAATATTAAATGATCATAGAAATAAATCATTATTTAAAATTCAAGGAGCAATTAATGGAAATTATCTTCTTTTTAGTGTATTTTCTGCAAGTTTTGTTTTGTCCAAAGGGTTGGATTGCTCAATTTTTATGTGTGAAAGAAAAATGATGATTTTCTTGAAAAAAATTGGAGTACCATTTACTCAATTAATGAAAAAGGGTATTGAACATAGAGGAACAAGATATCCTATTAAATTGGATATTAAAGAAGTTGGAGAAGCTCTAGCCAATGCAAATAATCCAGCATTGAAAACAATTGCATCCTTAGCTAATTTACTTAATGAAAAAATGGAAAAAGCCCACAATGGGGCTTAATTTTTAACCATTTAGGCGATGGTTGACCATTGCCATTTGTGATTTCAAAACAAATTTAATATTTTCATAAATATGCTCTTGACGAACATGAATATGACGAGCTTTTTTAAGCATCGGAATAATATGATTATCTGTTTCTAAAATATAAGATTGCTGCTTTTCTGGTTTGAAAACTGGATGCATAGTTTGATGATTATTAATTCGGTCAGCACCTTTAATTACACTAGCAATTGGGCAATGTGCCATTTCATCAAAATAAACTTCAATATCTTTTTTCTCACCACGATATTGTTTGGTCAAAAGCCAAACTGCATCACTAATTTGCTTACCAAATTTCCTTTCTAATTCTTCAAAAGAAATATCATAATCTTCAGGAACATCATGAAGGAAGGCCGCAGCTAAAGTAGCACCAGGATACATTAGTCCATCGACCAAAGTTCTCAAATAATGACAAATTTCGATTTGATGTTGAAATTCTGGTGTTTTACCATCTTTACGAAAACCAATGTGAATATTTTTAGCATATTCGAGAGCTTCCAATGCTGGCTCAAATTGTTTGTCATTTTTGGAGATGCCAATCAACCAATAACGCATAGAAATGAAAAGACGCTGATAAGTATTGTCAGTAAGGTGGGTCATAATCTTTTCCTCCTATTTTATTTATTCAGTAATTTAATTATACACTAACAGATATTTAACACAACTATTTTAATTAGAAATTTGACTTAATTCATAAAATATTTAATAATGCTCTCGCATTTTAAACAAGGAAAAAAATGGATATTCAAGAAATCACAAAAGAAATTAAACATAAGCTCAATCATGTTGTATCAACAAAAGTTCCAGCATATGCAAAGACTCTTGTTAATGAGTCAGAAGAGGACAAAGAATCAAAAGTTTCTTTATATATTACGGACTTAACTTTCCAAGTTAGTGATAGAGTAATTAAAGAGCGAATTTCACGAATGAATCCAAAACCAGTTACTTTTACTTTCCATATTAATCGTGGAAAATATTTAGAACAAACTATTAATGAGTTAATGACACAAATTAATCAAGAGGTCTATTTTGATGAAAATGAAATGAATATTCAAAAAAATAGTTTTGAAGGAAGTTCACCCTTTGAAATTACTTTCCAAGGATATTTTTTAAAAGATTATGGTTATATTGGCAGTAAACATATTCTTCAAACTGAAGAAATTGTGAATCAATGGTTCCCAGCAATTCTTTCATGCATGAGAGTAAAAGATGCTGAAGGAGAGCAAGCAGAAGAAATGCTATCTTTTTTAAAAGAATTCGTTATTTTCGGTTTTAAAAAAGCATTAAATATGACTCATGTCTTTGTTGATATGCAAAAAATGGACGAAAGCATGTATGCAATTGAATATATTTCTGTTGGTAACAAAAAGCTTAATACTGATGAGTTTAAGCAGTTTAGAGAAGAAAACCTTCTTAATAAAAAGAAGAAATAATTATCAACTTATGCTATAATTAAATAGACCTAAAATTAGGTCTATTTTTAATTGGGTATAATATGAATGAAAAAAATAACACATTTGATGAATATGATGTATTTGCCTTGGTAAATCTAGTACCCAAAGGTTGGTATCGTTCTGAAAATAGTTTAAATATTTTTTTAAAAGATACCATAGAACTTGGTGAAGATTTAAAAGATATTTTAAATCTATACCCTAATGTTTTATGTGAACCTTTGGATAACCACTATATTTTATTAAGAGCATTAGGTAGCATTAATGAAGATCTTATTTTCGATTTATGCACTTTTAATCCTCATAAATGTTCAGCATTTGCTGCATTCCTAGCATGCCTTAAACCTGAACAAGCTTATAAGAAATATATAATCACTGCTAAAGAATCCTTAGTTAATAAAAAAGACAACTGGATTATGGACTTAGCTATTGATGAAATTAATGGAGTTTCATGGCAATCATTCCCTGAAATTTCAACTCAACTTTATAACCTTAGGAATTCACTTACAAGTTTAAAGATTCCTAAAATAGAGATGAGAAAAATGTGGACTACTCAAGAAATTGAAGATTTTGCAGCGAAGCAAGCTCTTGTTAAGAAAGTTTATAAAGAAGAGGGAGCAGATGCTGCATTAGCGATTATTAAAGAGTTAAAACTTTCACGATAAAAAAGCCCTAGCTTTAACTAGGGCTTTAATTTTACAACTTCATTCGCTTTACTGGTTTTACGGGGACATTGGTGGTCAATTCTGCACTGAAAGAATCATATAAATGTTTCATATGTTCTTTTTTGACCAATCCTTTGTCTTTAGCTCTAGAACAAATATTTACAAGTTCGTCTTTATTCTCCCAATCAAATTGATTAGATGTCAACATAAATTTTAATCCATCTTTGAATCCAACCATAGCACAATATTGGGTCAAGTCCATAGTCCCGAATTTATGCTTAATAATTTCAGGACATTTTTCTAAGATAAACTTAAAAAAACTTAAATTTTTCTTAGTAATGGCCACCTCAATTGGCTGAACTGATATTGCTTTAACATTTTTAGTGTTATTGGGAATATTCAGTTTAAAACTATACTTTTCATAAATACTTTCAATTGCTTTTTTCATCTTCTTGAAAATCTTTTCAGGAAGGTTTGCTAAGCTAAAAGCAAGCGAATTTTGAGGTTCATTTTTACTATTTAAATCATAAGATTTCTTCTCTACAATATAATTAATGTTTGTAGGAGTAAAGTTTATTTCGTTTTTTAGTAAAGCATCAACAATATTCATCCCTTTCTTCTCTTTTAAAGTAGTTCTATCAAAGAAGATATTCATAATCTCTTGGGGAATTTTGGTTTTCTCATATTCTAAAAGAGCAAAAAGAGGCTTTTTCTTTTCATGATTCAGAATATCAAAATTAGCCTCATGCTTTTTTAAAATAGCTAAACAAGCACGAAACTTTGACCAATAGTTTGTCCCTCTTTCCTTATTTGAAAAAAAATTACTTACTAACATCCCAAGAGCAGTCGTGGTAGAGCATTTCATATCAACTTCAGCACCATTTTCAAGCATCCATGCAAGTGCTTTATCTTTTAAGAAAAAGCAGCAAGCATGCATCATAGTATATTGGTGATTTTCATCTCCAAGAACATCATTAATACTGATTCCTTCAGACATTAATGACTTCATAGTATTAATGATTTCTTGGTCTGAAAGCTCCAATAGGGAGAAAACATTAATATTAGTTGATTTCACGATTATTTCCTTTAATTTATGCTTTCTGTGAAGAACGAATAATATTGCTATCAAAATTATGCACTTTATCATTCACTAAGCGATAAAGATCAGATGGTCGATGTGGACCTTCTTTAATCTTTTCACCAGTTTTGTAAATAGCATTGGTTTCTTTAATCTTTTCACGGAAAGTGCTTTTATCTAACTCCTCACCTAACAAAATCTCATAAACTTTCTGTAATTTAGGCAGAGTAAATGGTTGTGGAAGAAAATGCATTGGCAGTGTTGAATAATTAACCTTACTAGTTAAACGCTCAATAGCAACATCAACAACACCATTATGGTCAAAAGCTAATACAGTTTTCCTCACTTCACTCAAAGGCATCCAAACAGCATTTTCTTTTACTTTTTGTTCATCAACAAGAGCAATATAAGAAATTGAAATCGTTGCTCCACGAGGATCGTGATTTTTGCGAGAATTCAGTTGTTCCATATAATTAACTTTGGCACCAGTTTTATTAGCCAAAACGCGGCTAACTGCGGCCTCCATAGATGAATCCCCATGCTCCATTAACCCACCAGGGAAAGCCCAATAACCTTCAAAGATATCTGGCTTTTTAGGGTCATTACTTGTGCGCTTAATCAGCAGAATGTGTAGTTCATTATTAATGATAGAAAAAATAACAGGATCTACACTAGCAACAAACATATTTTTCTCTAAATTCGGATTATCATGACTCATTTTAATCTCCAACATAATTAATTTGATTTTTTCTTAAGTATTCAGCAACTGGCTGTCCACACTCTTGAGCAACCATTGCCCAATTACCATCATGACAAAACGAACGAACTTGAGTGCTATGAGCACCAGAATCTTTTACTACAATTAATCCAAATTCTGATTCAATTTTATCATGAAAATAAAATTTTTGCCATACATTTTCTTTATAATTGTCCTCTCCAATTACTAATAATGGAGAAATATCTTTGTTTTCATCTTTCATAAACTTCAATAAGTCGTAACTATATGGAGTTTTATTGTTTTTGAGAAAAAATTCTTTATCTAGCTCTACAATTTTAACCTTATCCAATCCTTCAAATAATAAATTCAGCATTGCAAGGCGATGAGAGTAGTCAATAAATTTCTTGTTAAATGGATGGATATATACTGGAGATACCCAAACTTCATCACAAGAATTTATTGCCTCTTTTACTGCCTTTAAATGCCCCAAATGTGGTGGATTACCTGTTACACCAAAAAGTCCAATTTTTCGCATATAACCTTCTTTTATCGTGATTTTAGACATTATAACTCAGTTAGTTGGAAAAAGCAACTAAGCACTTGATTATTTATACATTTTTATTATTTTCAATGAAAATATCTGTCACAGACATAATATAAGGTTAAAATATGAACTTTCGCCAATTTAGAATTGCCTATAATAGTTTCTTATGGGTTTTAAAAATATCAATAATGTTAGCTTTACTATTATGGGTTAAAAATAGTTGGCATTATTTTCAAGACAATAAGCTTTTTGATTTGCTTATGAATATTGATTCCTTAGAGAAAAATTTTTCACATATTTGGGAAATTGTAAAAATCTGGCTGATTGAAACTGTGTGGTTTGTTGCCAAAATCCTGATTATTAAAATTGCTATAGCTATGACTAAGGGCTTTCCTGTGCAATCTAAATGGTTAGTCCACTGGGACAATTTAGGTGAAATATGTCCTATATTGGGCAGACAGTTGGCTGTTCATTTAAGACATAATAAAACAATTAATTTTATGACTTTAATAGATTTATATAAATATAGTGAGGGTCAAATGTCTTTGTTAAAATATCATACTCAAGATGAGTATGTGCAGCAAATATTTAAAAAATATGACCATCATTATGAATCTGATATTAATGATTCAAGCAAATGAAGATAAAGCCTGTTGAACGGGCTTTATTCTTTTGGGCAACAACCTTAAAATATTTTAAATACTTAGTTGACTTTTCCAACTAAGTAGAATATACTAGCCTCACTGAACAATAAAACGGAGTAATAAAAATGACTAAAGCACAAGAATTCAACCCTATCATCACTTCGCTGTTGGATACTGATCTGTATAAATTTACTATGCAGCAAACGGTTCTACATCAATTCCCTCATGCTCATAATGTTGAATTTCATTTTAAGTGCCGCACTAAAGGTGCCAACATGGTTAAATATATTGATGAGATCAATCGTCAAATTGACCATCTTTGCACTCTTGAATTCACTAAAGAAGAACTTGATTATCTAAGCACTCGTGCATACTTCAAGCCTGACTACATTGCATTCTTGAACATCTTCCGTATGCAACGCCAATATATTAATGTTGTTCAATTGGATGACGAAGAAATTGATATTGTTATTCGTGGCCCTTGGGTTCATACCATTCTATTTGAAGTTCCTGTTCTAGCAATTGTTAATGAAGTTTATTTCCGTCAATATGGTAGTGATGAGCTTTATGTAGAAGGTCGCAAGCGTCTTGCTGAGAAAATTAAGATGCTTCAAGATTTTAATCATGAAGACTTTAAATTCTCGGATTTCGGTACTCGCCGCCGTTTTTCGCGTCAATGGCACGAACAAGTTGTCAAGGCTTTGAAGGAATCACTGCCAACCAATTTTACTGGCACTAGTAATGTTTTGTTCGCAATGAAATATAATTTGACTCCAGTTGGCACAATGGCTCATGAATATCTGCAAGCTTGCCAAGCATTGGGACCTCGCCTGCGTGATAGCCAAAAATATGCTCTTGAAAATTGGGTTCAAGAATATCGTGGTGATGTCGCTATCGCATTGACTGATGTTGTCGGAACTGATGCTTTCTTGCGTGATTTTGACCTTTATTTCTGCAAACTATTTGATGGTGTTCGTCATGATAGTGGTGATGCAAAAGAATGGGCTCAAAAATTTATTGATCACTACAAGAAAATGAAAATCGATCCAAAAACCAAGAGTCTTGTATTCTCGGATGGTCTTGATGTTCCGAAAGCGATTGATATTTACAAAACCTTTGAAGGTCAGGCAAAAATGTTCTTCGGTATTGGCACTAATTTGACTAACGATATGGGTGTAAAAGCACTGAATATCGTGATTAAAATGACTGAATGCAACGGCTCACCTGTTGCCAAAATCAGTGATTCGCCAGGTAAAACCATGTGCAAAAACGATGAATATTTGACTTACTTGAAACAAGTGTTTGAAATTAAAGAATAATTAAGCATTAAGTAATTACAAAAAGCCTCCAAACTGGAGGCTTTTTAATTTTGTATTTCAACATAACCATTATGTTGCTTCTTTCCAATTTATATTTTTTCATTAAGATTTTACTCTATCTTTTTAATCGTTTATAATAAGAATAGTTAATTATTATAATAGCATGAATTATTTATCTGAAGATTTACAAAAAAAATATATAAATGCATCTAAATCTATATTGGGCATTTTATTTATTAATGCTTGTAGCAAAGGTGATTTAGATTCGGTTGCTTGGATTTTAGAACACGAAGAATTACAATACAAAATACAATACGAACACATAAGTAATGGATTGGAATTAGCTTGCCTTAATGGACATATTAATGTTGTTCAAGAACTTCATAAAAATAATAAGCTCCATAATGTTGAACTGTATGATAGTGTAGTTTGTGCTTTACAAGAAAATCATAAAGATGTTGTTCAATACTTATTTCATTCCAAAAAAAATATTTTGCATCCAATAATGAAAAAAGCTATTTCTGAAAACAACTTAAGTTTAATTAAACAAGTATTGACTGACTCTTCTGTTATTGAATTAAATAAAAATAATCCTCGATTGAATGAGGGGATTATTATGATTGATCAATTTGGTTTTGAATTAAAAAAATTATTAATAGAAGCATACACCAATAATAATCTTGAATTAATTAGATTTTATTTAAATGATGCTGCTATTCCTCATGAAGCTAGACAAACTATTAATTTTATTGGCTTAATTAATCCTGTAAAATATAATACCACTATCAAGCCCGAATTATCCCACTATCTATTAATTTATTGTGAAGAAAAACACATATTTTTACCTAACAATATTTTAACAAAACTATTTTTTAAAGCATGTGAACACAATTATTTACCCTTAATCAAACATCTTCTACTTCATTCAGATCCTGATAAACAGGTAGACATCCATGCTAATGATGACACCGCACTTTTGCATGCTTGTCATAGAGGACACTTAGAAACTGTTAAGTATTTATTAACTTCACCTGAATTAAAAGAACATGCTAATATTCATGCACAAGAAGATTCTCCACTCTTATATGCTGCAAAAGAAGGAAATTTACATTTAGTTGATTACCTCACAACTTCTCCTGAATTAAAAGATCATGCTGATATTCATGCACAAAATGATTATGCTTTATATTTAGCATTTAAAGGTGATCATAAAGAAGTAGTAGAGTTTTTTTTAGAAAGTCCAAAATTAAAAACCCATCCTGATATTTTTAAAAATTTTCAAGAATTAAAAGAACAACATTTAGTTAATGTTAATGATAATATAACTGAAACTAACTATCATTATGATATGAAAGTTCTAACATATTTGGTTTATGAGCATAAAATATTTACTAATAATCCAGAATTTACTCAAGATATAGAAGAAATGTTAGAATCTAATCCTGAATTAAAAAAGGCTTTTAGGACAATTCAACTTACTAATGAATTAAATAAAGAAAATAAATTAAATAGAAATGAACAGAAAAAATTAAAAATTTAATATCACATTATGTCCACAGATTACTTTAATGAATATATAAAGCTAAGCCAACAAAATTTAACTGCTACTTTTGTACAGTTATGTTACGATGGTAATTTAGAAGCAATTTCATGTATTATAGATAATAAACAACTGTTAGAAAAAATAAATCAAAGCTATCATAATATGGCTTTCATTATGGCATGTGGCGGTGGACATATTGATATCGTTAAGAAATTTCATACATATTCTTCTAGTCTATCTTTTTCGCTTATAGATGGATGTGAATCTGCTTGTTATAAAAATCAAAAACATATAATTGAATATTTATTAAATGACACAATAGTTCAATCTAATTTAGATACTCTTTTCAATACAGCTTTTAGTAGTGGTAAACATGAAATAGTAAAGTTAATATTAACTTCAGATGGAGTTAAGGAAGCAGTTAAATCCAATATAATGGGGACTGGCTACCAACAATATAATGCAGTTGTTGTGGCTGGTAAACTTTTTAATATGGATGAATTACTTGTTAAGGCTTGTGAACGCAATGATCTTGCAATGGTAAAGTTTTTATTACTTGATCAAGACATACCTAAAAATGCCGACATTCATTTCTTAGATGATAGAGCATTAATTGTATCTTGCGATAAAGGTCATATCAATATTGCGAAATTTCTTTTAACAGATAACAATTTAAAAGAACATGCCAATATACATGCTGACAATAACCAAGCACTTAAAAATTCTGTATTAAACGACAATTTAGAGTTAGTAAAATATTTAACCACTTCGCTAGAGTTAAAAGAACATGCCGATATACATACTTACCATGACATTATTTTTAGAAGTGTTTTAAGGAATGATAGTGCAGATATTGCTCATTTTTTATTAACAGATTCAAATTTAAAATATCATATAGATATAACAGAAAGTATTGAGTGGATTTATCATATACACTATGAGCAAATGAATGATGATGATGAATATCAATACGAAGTATTAAGATATATTGTTGAAGATTATAAATATATAGCACCAAATTCTGATAGTGATACATTATTTGTTCAAATTTTAAAAAGTGTTCCTGAGCTATATAAATTATATGAGACAAATAAGTTAGCAAATGAATTAAACAAGGAATTCTCTAATAACTTAAATAAAATAGAAAGTAAAAAACCAAAACTATGATTGATTATACAAAATTATCATCTCAAGATTTAAATAGAGAGTTAGTTAAAGCTTGTGAAAGTGGAGACTTAGAACTTGCCAAATATCTTGTTAGTTCTAATGAACTCCCTGTTCATGCAGATATCACTCATAATAAATGGATTGCCATTAAATCAGCTACTGCATCAGGTCAAATTGATGTAGTTAAGTATTTTTTAGAAGATATCCAAAATCATTATCCTAATATAGTATTTTATCATGCTTGTCAAAATGGACAATTAGAAATTTTAAAACTTGTATATGAAGCTACTGATTTTAAATCAGAAAAGGATTCTTCTTGGTATTATGGTGGATTATCCGCAGCATCAAGCGGACAAGTAAATATTATAGATTACTTCCTTACCTCAAAAGAATTTATTCTATTTGTCAAAAATAACCAAATGGAAGATCTTTTTACTGGAGCATGTAATTCAGGGCAAATAAATGTAGTTGAGTATTTAGCTAATCTGCCAAAATTCATACAAAATAATAGTCTTAATAATGCTTGCAATAAAGGAATGATTGTTGCTTGTGATAGTAATGAAACTGAAATGATGAAATATCTTATATTTAATCTTAATATGACCCTTAAAGAGAATACAAAGGAGCATTTAATTAAAGCAGGTAGAAATGACATTTTAGACATGTTTAACATTAGAGAGTTAAGAAAAGATTTGCATACAGATTTAAATAAAAATTTAAGAATTCATAATGAGCAAACTAGGAAAATAAAAATATGAATTCTGTAAATTATAATGAACTAACTCAAGATGAATTAAATAAAGCACTCGTACATGCTTGTATTGATGGTGATTTAAATTTAGCTAAATACTTACTTGAATCAGATGATTTAAATATTAAAGCAGATCTAGAATTTAATTATCGAGAATCCGTTAAATCTGCAACATTATTTGGAAGAATAGAAATAGTAAAGTATCTATTAAAAAACAAACATTCTGATTATTCTGGCACTATTTATAATTCTTCTTTTGAGACTGGACAACTAGAAATATTAAAATACTTGTTTACTTTGCCTACATTAAAAAAAGATAAATCTCATATAGCTAATATGGGTATAATAATGTCAGCAACTTTTGGACAAGAAGAACTTCTAAATTATTTTTTAACAGATATTCAATTTAAAAATATTAATAAAATAAAAACCTTAAGTGATATATTTCCATCTACTTGTGAAAAAGGGCATGTTAACATATTAAAGTATTTACTAAATTATCCAGAATTTGTTAATAATGTTAATGTATCAGATATGATTTATTATGGAATATATGAAGCATGCAAAAATAATCAAATGGCAGTTTTTAATTATTTTATTTTTGATTTAAAGATAGAAATGAACCAACATATTAGAGATTATTTAGTAGAAAATAATAGATATGATATAGTTGAGTTGTTTAATAAAAGAGAATTAAATAGAAATTTGCATGAAAACTTAGAAACTAATCATCAATCAACTAAAAAAATAAAAATATGATTTCTGTTAATTATAATGAATTAACTCAAGATGAGTTAAATATGACATTTCTTGATGCTTGTGAAGCTGGCGATTTAAATCTTGTCAGATATTTTCTTACATCTTCCAAGTTAAAATATAATGCTAAAATACATTATGCTGGAGATGAATGTGTTGCTTTAGCAGCACTTAATGGGCATCTTGATGTTCTTAAATATCTTTTAACATCCCCAGAGCTTAAAGAGCATGCTATTGCAGATTCTTACTCTTATGAAAAGGCTTGCAGAGGTGGTAATTTAGATGTCATTAAATATTATTTGTTTTCACTTGAAGTATGTCAAAAACCTACACTTAAATATAATTGTGATAAAGGTATTATATTGGCAGCTAGATATGGTCATTTAAATATTTTAAAATATTTTCTAACATCTCCTGAAATACCTGATAATCCAAAGGTTGATTTAAAAGAAGGCAGATTATTAGAGTTTGCATGTGAGCATGGCTACTTAGATATGGTTAAATATCTACTTACTTCACCTGAATTAAATAAACATATTGATATACATATTAATGATGATAAAGGATTTTTCTATGCACATCAATATGACCAAATTAATGTGCTTAAATATCTTATTTTTGATTTAAATATTAAAAAAACTGAAACAATAAAAATTTTTATACATGGTGATAATGAAGTTGAAAAATTATTTGAGCTAAGAGATTTGAATCAAGGACTTCAGTCAGAATTAAATGAAAATCAAGAAAAAATCAAAAAAAATAAAATTTAATTATGGAAAAAAATTATAAAAAATTAAATTTTGATGAAGCAAATCATGAGTTTCATGTAGCTTGTATTAAAGGAAATTTAGATTTAGTTAAGTATTTACTTACTTCAAATGAACTTGAAAATAATGCTGATATTCATTTTGAAAATGATGAATGTATTTCTTTAGCATGTCGTTATGGAAATTTAGAAGTTTTAAAATATTTACTAACTTCTCCTGATTTAAAATCTCATGCAAATCCTCATTCACAATCGAGTGATGCTTTTAGATGGGCATGTAAAAATGGTCATTTAAATATCATTAAATATTTTTTATTTGATCCAAGCATTAATGATAAGTTCCAATTACAAAAATATTCTTACGAAGCTATAATAAGAGGAATCTATTATGATAAAATTGAAGTTGTAGATTATATATTAAATTCAACTGAAATTCATCATCAAAATATAAATTATGACAAAGAAAGGATATTAGAAGCAGCATGTGAATGTGGTAGGCTTGATATTTTAAAATATCTTATACAATTACCTTATTTTAATCAGAAATTAGATTTCCACTTTAATAATGATTCATGTTTTAAAGGAGCTTGCTCATATTCACATTTAGATATTATTGAATTTTTAATTTTTGAACAGCAGTTAGAGCAAACTGAAGAAATAAAAAATCATCTTTATTCATCAGATAATACAATAACACATAAAATAAATGATTTTTTTAAAATTAGAGATTTACATAATTCTCTTGAATTAGAGTTATCTAAAAACAAATTACAGCATAAACAATTAAAGGTATAACATGAGTAGGTATTCAATTTTAAGTGAAGAAAAAATACAGGATATATTACAACAGTGCTGTGAGGATGGTGATTTAGAAACTCTTAAAAGCCTTTTTACTTGTAAACATGCTAGAAAGGTTATAGCCCACCCAAATACTATACTTAGCTTTGTGGCTGAAAAAGGCCATTTAGAACTTGTAAATTATCTTTTAACATCACCAGATTTAGAAGAGAATGCAAACATAATGACTAGAAATGATAATCCTTTTAGACAAGCTTGTATAAATGGTCATTTAGAGCTTGTTAAATACATTCTCTATGATACTTACGAAAGAACCATTAATTTTAAAGTATCATGCATGGACGGAGTCACTTATGCAGCAAATTCTGGTCAGTTAAATGTTCTTAAATATTTTCTTACTTCACCTGACATATCTCCAACAAATAGATTGTCTATTGAATATGGTCAAAACAAAGCATTTAAACAAGCTGTTTTAAATGGACATTTAAACATTGTGCAATATGTATTAACTTCACCTGAATTATCAGAACATGCAAATATCCATTTAGATAATGATGTTGGCTTTGATAATGCATTACAACATAAACATCTAGATATTCTTAAATACTTTATTATTGATTTAAATATTGAGAAAACACCTTATATATTAGAGTCTTTATCTCGTTATCCTAATGAAAATGTAGATAAATATTTTGAAATTCGTGATTTAAATTCAGAATTAAATAAAAATTTAGAGCCTAATATAATACCAATTAAAAAAACTAAAATTTAAATTTATTGTTCATTAATTTTATTTTGCTATAATAAAGATCTATATAACTAAAATTAATATGAACGATTATCATAATTTAACTCAGCGTGAGTTATTTAAAAAAGCAAAAGAATCTTGTAAAATAGGAGATTTGCAAACCCTCCAAAAATTAACTGATAAATTAATGTTTGAAGAGTATAACAACTATGGGTATGATTTACTTTATGAGGCAGGTAAAAATGGTCATTTAAATATTGTAAAATATCTTTTTGAAGATAATTATGTTTCTCAATATGTTAATTTGCCTGATAATGTTAATGGAATTTTACTAGAATGTTGTGATGAATACGAATTCGAAATTATTTCTTATATAATAACGAATTCTAGTATAATTAAAGATAATATTTTCTCAAAATTTTGTATGGATCAAGCATTAATTGCATCTAGAAATGGACATCTTCATCTTTTACAGGCACTATTAACTCCTCAAAAAGATAATTCTAGAATCGGAAAAATGTTATTAAATGGAGGTATACTCTCTGCTGCTTCCCAACATGGTCATATTGATATTGTAAAGTATCTTTTAGAATCACCTGATTTAACTAATTATCGTTTTCCTATCAATTATAACTTAGCATTTAAAAGTGCATGTTCATTTGATGAAATGGAAGTTATTAAATATTTTATCTTTAATAAAAATATAAATTTAGACAATGATTTAAAAAGCTATTTTTCCAAAAATCCTAATGAATCTGTTATTAAATTATTTGAATTACGAGAAATAAATCAACAGCTTACTTCCGAGCTTGAAGATAATCAAACTACAAATAAAAGAATAAAAATATGAAAATAGATGATTATAAATTTTTAGATGAAGAAGCATTACATGATGAGTTTGTTAATGCTTGCGAAAAAAATGATATTGAGTCAGTTAAGTATTTATTAACATCTTCAGTACTTCCTTTTAAAATAAATATTCATTATAGAAATGATAAAGCATTAAGACATGCTGCTGACAATAATAATGTAGAGGTCTTTAGTTATTTATTAACATCGCCTGACTTAAAGGAACATGCTAATATAAATGTTTATAATGATTATATCTTTAAAAATGCCTGTAATAATGGTTGTTTAGATATAGTTAAATATACATTGGAAACACCTGGCTTACAAAGGAATATTTATGAAGCAGTTTCATTTACAGAGGGGGTTAAGAATGCTTATGAGCAAGGACATGTATCTATAGTTAAATATCTAATTGATGACTTTACTAAAGATTATGATTTACATCATTATCATTTGGCTCGTAAAATGTTTGATACAGCTTGTATGGAAGGCTACCTTGATATAATTAAATATATCATGCAGAATCCTAAATTAAGTCAGCATATTGAACTTTCCCATGATAAAAATATTTACTTTAGAACAGCTTGTTCTTTTGATAAATGGCATATTGTAGAGTATTTGATTGTTGATTTAAATTTACCTAAAACTGATGATATCTCTCAATATATAGAAGCATATGAGCTTTCTCATGTTGAAGAAATGTTCAAAAGAAGAGATTTATATAGTGATCTTCAATCAGAATTGAAAAATTCACAATCATCAATTAAAAAGATAAAAGTTTAACAATTTAGTTGATGATTAGTTTCTATTTGATAGAATATATTTATTAAAAATACATTTTATTATGAATAACTATTCTCCATTAACTGAAGCAGCATTAAGCGATAAATTATTAAGTTCCTGTCGTTCAGGTCAAATTAATCTTCTGAAACAAATTATTAAAAATGATTTTGATACTATTTATTCAATGGATACAGGTAATCTTTTTTATAGAATGGGCCTAACTTCTTGTTCTAATGGAAAAACAAGTATTATAAAATATTTGATTGAGTCTTCTCCTTTCCAGAATAGGATTAATCGTGAACACTATATTACAGAATATTTTAAAATTTCTTGTGAAAATGGTCATTTAAAAACAGTTGAATATTTATCTAAAGACTTACATGTTCAACGATCAAACCCTGCAATTTTATTTTCAATAGGATTAACAAATGCTGCGAAAGATGGTAGATTAAATATTATTAAATATCTTTTAAAGGAGTTTAAATATTTATTAAATGAAGATGTCATTAAAAATGGCAACTTAACAAATACCGCATGTGAGTATGGAGAAGTTCCAATTTTAAAATATCTTCATTCTATTAATGTTTTACATAATGATAATATTCACGAACATTCTGATTGTCATTTTCGAGCAGCATATGAAAACAATAATTTTGATGTTGTAAAATATTTAATATTTGATTTAAATTTAGATAAAACTGATGATATTGCAGCAATACTCAAAGAAAAACCAAACAAAGAAATTGAAAAAATGTTTATGATGAGAGATTTAAATAGTAATTTAAAGTCTGAGATGAGTATTAATCAAGAAAAAAACAAAAAATTAAAGGTTTAATTATGCAGAATATTGATACACTTACTCCCAATGAACTTGTAGATAAGTTAAAAGAGGTGGCAAAAATTGGCAATGCTAGTTTTTTACATGATTTTTTAAAATCTGACTGGATAAGTGAATCTAATATTCCTAGATTTGAAAAATTAATACTTAATTTACTAGAAATAAGTTGTATTCATGGTTCTTTAGATATAGTAAAAAATCTTTTTAATTCTGTATTTGAGCCTGTAATTAACTCACCTCACAAAATTCAATGTTTTTTCACACATGCTAGTAAAAACGGTCATATTGATATAGTTAAATATTTAATTGATACGCCAGCAGTAAAAATCGGAGACAATTTTACAACTCCTCAATTTGGTGCAATGGTTGCTGCTGAACATGGTCATTTAGATATCGTTAAATACTTATTAGATCCAAATAAAAATTATTTAGTTAATAGCATTCAACCTGAATCAGAAATTTTTGAATCTGCTTGTCGGAAAAATAATTTACCTATTTTACAATATTTAGTAACATTACCCAATTATAATGTACAAAAAAATATTGAAAAAGGATTTGAATCATCTTTATACAAAGGTAATTTAGATAATTTAAAATATATTGTCTTTGATTTAAATATTGAAAGAAATAGTAATGTTAATTTTTATTTGAAAAAATATAAAAATGATGAAGTAGAAAGAATGTTCCAAATAAGAGATTTACATAATAATTTGCATTCAAATATGGAATTAAACACTTCTGTGAATAAAAAGCCAAAGGTTTAAGTATGAAAAATATTGATACATTTACTCCACAGGAAATAGCTGATAAATTACAAGAAGCTTGTGCAAATGATAATGTCAATTTTGTAAAAGAATTTTTACAGTCTAACTGGTTAATCCATGAATCAAAATTTGATCAGTTTATGGTTGCAATGATTAAAGAATGTTGTATTCTAGGTAGACTAGAAATAATGAAAGTTCTTTTTGAATCTCCATTTGAAAAATATTTTAATAATTCACTAAATATTTCACAATTTATGAATTATTCCAGTCAATATGGTCATATAGATATAGTTAAATATTTAACTGATACACCATCAATAAAAATTAACCATAATTCTACTATACTTTATTTTGGAACAATGTGTGCTGCTCAATATGGACATTTAAATATCTTAAAATATTTTGTAGAGACACATGAGAATTATATGTCTAATATTCCAAATCCTGAAAAAGAAATTTTTGATGCTGCTTGTTGTAAAGATAATAATATTTTAGTTTTACAATATTTAATAAGTTTACCTAATTATAATTTGCAAAAAAATCTAGCAAAAGGATTTGAAACAGCTTGTGAAAAACAAGCATTAGAGAATTTAAGATATCTCATATTTGAGTTAAATATTGAAAAAACTGAAAGTATAAAAAAATATTTAAACACATATCCTAATAAAGATGTAGAAAAGATGTTTGAGATAAGAGATTTAAATAACTCTCTTCAAAATAATTTACTTACTAGTAGTAAAAATAAAAATAGAACAATGAAAGTATAATATGATTACTGTACAAGAAGTTTATAATGCATGTAAAAATGGTGATATTAATTTTTTAAAAAATTTTTTAGATTCGGATTTGTTCAAATATTCTAATCAAGTATCTGTTCATCAAATGCTTCTTCATGGTTGCTTTGATAATCAATTAGAAATTGTTAAATGCATCTTTGACATGTGGGAAGCTAGAAGAACATTTAAAGTATTAGATGAAGTTAGGGAATTAGTAAAAATTACTTGTGAAAAAGGTTATTTTGAGATTACTAAATTTTTATTAGAGCAGCCAGAGCTTAAGGATGAGAATGCTAATTCTGATGCTCCCATGATGGCTGCATTATATTGTAGTAGTTTTGGCCATTTGAATATTCTCAAATATATTTTTGAATCCTTTCCTGATGATCCACTCATGCTAAAAGGATTGAAAAATGGCATTATTTTAGATGCTGCTTGTGATGAAGGTAGGCTTGAAATTGTAAAATATTTAATGGAGTCACCAGATATAAAAATAAAGTTTGGTCTTCAAGATAATGGGAATCAATTATTTAGAGCAGCTTATGACCGTAATCACTTTGAAGTCTTAAGATATTTTATCTTTGATTTAAATTTAGAAAAAACTGAAGATATTAAAGAATATATGAGCCATGTCTTTAAAAAAGATGTAGATAATATGTTTAATGTTAGAGAGTTAAATAAATCTTTAAAAGAAGAATTATCTACTCAATCTGATAATACTTCTATAAGTAAAAAACCAAAGGTTTAATATGAAGAATTACTCTGAACTCTCAAAGCAAGATCTTAATTCTGTTTTATGCACTGCTTGCTTTAATAATGATTTAAATCTTATTAAAGAAATATTTAATATTACTAAGGCTAAAAAATGCAATAATACCATCCCTAAAAATATGTTATTAATTGCTGCTGAACAAGGATATCTTGATATTATAGAATATATGATTAATTCTGAAGAATTAAACAATATTATTTCTGCTAAATTTAAAAAATATTTATTAAAGGATGCATTTAAAGTTGCATGTTCTAATGGAAAATTAGATATTGTTGAATATCTATTAAATTCATCTGAGTTAAATCTTAAAAAAAAACCTAATGGTATTGAAGCAGGCTTCTATGAAGCTTGTAAAAACGGACATTTAAAAATAATTAATTATTTGTTTAAACAAGAGTTAGGAATTAAAAGTAACTTTCCTGCTTTTGAGTATGGAGTTACCTTAGCTGTAAGAAATGGACATAATCATGTTTTAAAATATTTCTTTGAAACAAACTATTCATTTGCTCTCAAAACATTGAAAAATAGTACAATTTTGTACACTGCTGAATCAAATGATAAAATAGATGTTATTAAATACCTATTAACTTCACCTGATCTTAAAGATAAGATACATATCCATGAAGATAATGATATAATCTATAAGTGTGCTCATAATGGTACAATGCTTAATGTTTTGAGATATTTAATCGTTGACTTCAATATTGAAAAAACGAAAGATATTGCGGAACATTTAAAAAAATTTCCTAACGAGGCAATTGAAAAAATGTTTGATTTTCATGACTTGGTAAATAACTTACAATTTAATGATGCCAAAACTAAAAAACCAAAGGTGTAATATGACTGATTATAGTAATTTAAATGAAAAAGATTTATACCTTAAATTTGAAGAGGCATGTAAAAATGAAGATATACATATACTTGATTACATTTTTAATACTCCACATTTAAATCGTACACATGAGCATTTCTGCATTCAAGGAGTATACAATGCTTGTCATAATGATTCTCCTAAAGTTTTAGATTATCTTCTTAATCTTGTTGATTCAGAACCTGTTTATAGAACTATAAATGATGGATCAGCATTACATATTGCTAGTGGTGAAGCAAAATTCAAAATTATGGATTATCTTTTTAAAACACCACATTTAAAAGAATATAAGGAAAAATATGCTGATCTTGAACATGCTTTTAATCAAGCTGCTCGTTTTAAACAGATAAAAATGATGGAATATATTATTACTGAATTGAATATTCCAAGAACTGAATCTTTTAATTTAGATCTGAACCAATTGCCTGGAGAATTAAAAGACTATTTTGAAAAATTACTTGAAATGCGAGATTTAAATACATCATTAAATTCAGAACTTAATACTAAAGAAGCTAAAGCAAAAAAGACAAAATTATGAGAATAATACATCCAATAATAAAAGAAAGCTGGGAGATAGAAGAGGAATTTTCTCAAGCTTGCATTAACAATGATTTTAAAAAAGTTCATCAATTATTAACATCCAAAGATGAGTTTATTCGTAAGATAGTGTATCAACAAAACGCATATAATAATCCATTAATAGATTGTATTAAACATGGCAATCTCAAAATGCTTAAATATTTAACTACTTCTCCAAAATTGGATAAACATTTCGATTTAAATCAAGATATTAATTGTCTTTTTGAACAAGCTTGTCATTCTGGGCATACACATATAATTGATTATTTATTAAATACACCTGAAATTAAAAGTTTTGCCACTTATAATGGGTGGTGTTCAGCCGGAACTAATATCTCTATAACTAACCACTCTTTAGATATGCTTAAATATTTCCGAAGATTACCAAATAGGAATCAAACACAGGAACAAATTGAAGCAGAAAATGGATATATTATAGATGTTGCTTGTGAAGCTAACCGTCTAGATATTATTCAATATATTTTTGATGAGCCACGAATAGAAAATTATAAAGATAAAATTAATAATTTTGAAAGTGTTTTTGAAAGAGCTATAAAAAAACAACATCTAGAAATAGTCAAGTTCTTTATTTTAGACCTCAATATAGAAAAGACTGATACACTTAAACAAACTATACGCAGTAATCTTCCTATTGAAGCTCGTGATGAAATTGAAAATTGTTTTAATATTAGAGAAGTAAACAAAAGTTTACATAATGATTTACCTATCAATGACAACTCTTTAAATAGTAAGAAATTAAAGGTTTAATATGGATGAATTACTTAATCTATCCCATGAACAATTATTAGATAAAGCTAATGAAGCTGCTAAAAATGGTGATATTATGTTTTTTGAAAAAATAATTAATCTGGAACTTAAGGAAAAACTAAATCCTAGCTTCCAACCATTTAATATAACATATAATTTATTTTCTATTGCTTGTGAACATAACCAAATTGGTATATTGAAATATTTTATTAATTCAACGAATTGGTCAGACTCTTTTAATAACTTTTTTATTCTTTCTGAAAATGCCAGGGAAGTCTGTAGAGATGGCAATATTGATATTATTAAATACCTATTTAATGAGCCAAAAATAAAAGATAAGAATTCTTTATATGATTTTATTTTATATAATGCTTCTTGTTTTGACAGATTAGATATAGTGGAATATATTTTAGAAAATTTTAGTTCTAATCCATCTATACAAATGAGTATTATGAATGGGCAGATGCTAAATAGTGCCTGTGAATATGGTAATTTGAATATTCTTCAATATTATTTTAATTCTCCTAAATTTATTAATCATTCACATAGAGAAATCCATAAAGAGGATTTATTTAAAATTGCTCTAAATGGTCAAAATATGGAGATCCTTCAGTATTTAATAATTGACCTAGAGCTTAAAAAAAATAAAGTTATTAAAGAGGCTTTGGTAAAAAAGGGAAATGATGAAGTAGAAAAACTATTTACTATTAGGGATTTGAAGAAATCATTGGAAGAAAATCTTCCCAAAGATGATAACCGGAATTCAAAAAAACCTAAGTTATAAAATAAAGCCTCCAAATGGAGGCTTTAATATTTAATGAATTGGATATTTAGCTTCATTCATTGCTTGTTTACACTGTGCATTAATATAATCATCTAAAGGCATTACCTGATATTCAATTTTCTGTTGAATAGCATAAGGTGTTTCTTTTAATGCAGTAATTTTTTGTTGTGCTTGCTCTCTACTAGTATAAACAAAATCACCCTCAAGGCACAACCCAACCCAATCCATGTAATAAATGATTACAAATAATTCAGATAATCTTATCATGATATTTTTTAGCCAAGCGGATAGCGAACTTCGTTAACTGCCTGTTCTCGTTCATCACTAATATACTCTGATAGAGTAATAGCTTTATATTTCTCATCACGATATGATGGAAGTTTTTTTAGCTCTTCAATATGTTTTTCTGCATCTTCTTTATTGGGGTACACTGTGTTACCAACACAAGAAATACCAATCCATTCCATCCAATAAACGATAACATATAAGGTGTCAAAAGTCATAACTATCTCGCTGCATATTAACAATAAGAATAATTATACCTTAAAAATTATGATTTTGTTCAAAATACTAAAAATAAATTTTGATTTTTAACAATAGGTCATAATATTGGTGATTAATTTTGATTTTTAACAATTAAATCATTTACCCTTTTTTGTAACATTTTTACTTGAATTAAAGCATTTTTTCTTGCATCAACAGCATTAATGTCAGAAAATTTAAAATAATTCTCAATAGTGGTGTTCACCAATTTAGGAAGCGTGCATTTTATATATGTATAATCCACATTTTCTTCATCAATTAATTTAGATAGTTGATTAGTTTTTACTACAATATTATCTACAAATTGAGATATTTCCTCATCTTTAATTGTTATGAATAAACTCTTATTAAAATCAACAGGTTTATTAACTTCTATTGCACCTCCTGACTGACTTGGTGTATCAATTGCTGGTTCTACTTTTTTATCTGAACTAGATGTAATAGTCGTTTTTTCTTCATAATCTTTTTCTTTACCAAAGATTTTTGACATAATTCCTTTTTTCTCAGCTATTGCAACACCAGCTTGTCTTAATATTCCAGCCATTTTAGTTGGCATTTTTATATGGAATAAGTTTAATTCATGTAATTCATTTTTATAATGTTTTATTAAGCTTAATAATGTATCAACTGAAAAATTATTATTAGTTGCATTATCATTAATCCAAAGTATAAATGGATGAGTATGATTAGACTGAATAGGAGATGAGAACCTAAAAAATTTATCTAAAATTACAGAAGTTGGATTAATGGTAAAGCTACTTTCTGTTCTTAGTTTGGTAAATAATTCAGAATTATCAAGTTTTAATAGTTGGTTTAATACTCCCTCTCTGTTAAATCTTATTGAATTAAAGCTTTGATGTGCAAATAGTGCATCATATATAGGATCATTGTAATAACGAGAAATAATAGCATCAGTAATCAATATACCTGCCAAATGAGAAACATGTTTTTCGTTTAATGCACCATAAGTTAATATGGTAGTAAGGCGAGACATCTTTTCTGAAGTCTCTAATTGTTCATTATTAATTATTAAATCTAATACATGGATTTCTGTATCTCTTTCAGAATCTGTAAATGCAACATCAAAGTTAATTTTTGAGCCATAATCTTTTATAAAATCTATAAAAAATTTATTGGCTTCAGCATCATTCATTAATGATAATACATGTAGAAAACTACCTTTAAAGTTATCATTAATGCCTAAATCACCATAAGCATTTATATCAAAATTATATTTAGCAATTAGTTTTTTAAAGAATTCATAGTCACGACATAAACTGACATATAATAATCTTAATACTTTACTTTCGTCATAAGTTACATTATCTGATATATCTAATAAGCTTTCTACTACTTCATAATTTTTTTCGTTAATACGCTTAGTTAAAAAGTTTCGGTTTAAGTATAAACTTTTATCAACTCTAAATTGATTTAAATATTTTGCAGAATCATTTTTTCCTAGCATTAAAGCATGCAAAAATAAGACATTTTCACAACCATTTAAAAATTTCTTTTTTTCAACTTTATTAAAATGTTGATCTGTATCTAAAAAATGGATTAAATCATCTAGAAAATTACCTATTTTTTCTTTTTTAGCTAATTCTTTTAAGTTATCTAAATTCAATAAGTTATAAAACTGACTTAGCAAAAGAGTATTTTCTTGAATTAATAACTGCCGGCGAGCAGCTATATCAAACATACCCTTAAAGTCGTTTGAGTCAAATAATTCTGTTTCTAGCTTATCTCTACTTTCACCCTGATTTATCATGTTCAGTCCTTACCTTTTAATTCGTGAAATCACAAAATGAAATCCAAAGTAAAAAATAAAGCTGATTTTGTCAATAATAAAAATGTCTAAAATATGCATATTTATTGGTTAATTTTAATATTTGAAATTAACAGTTTAACAATAATTGTGTAATTTATTATAGTTTAAATTTAACAAAATAATGTAAAAATAGGTTATAATAATTTTACATTTGATTAGGAAGTATAATGAAATCATCCAAGTTTTTAAATTTTGGGGCTATATTCGGAATTTTTATATTTATTTATTTAGTAATATACCTTCATACAGAGTTTAATTCACCACAAAGGAATGAAGAACTATTAAAGTCTAGGGGATATAGCTCCATTCATATTGGTGATTTTAATTACTTATGTGAAAGAGGAACTCCAATGAGAAGATACTTTAAAGCTATTAATAATAAAGGCCAAGAAGTTAATGGTTCAATTTGTGCTGGAAATCTAATACATTCTGATGAAATTAATATTGAAATTATTATTAAAAAATAATTTTTTGAATACATAGGATTTATTATAATTTTGATTTTTCTTTTGCAATTGTTAAAATAAATTATAACTTTAAGAGATTGATTAAATTAAAGTAATTTCAAATTCTAACAAGCCAAAAATATAATGTTTCAAACTAAAGAAGAAATAAAAAATTGGTTAGATAATTATGGTATTATGAATTATACCATTAATAATAACTTAACTGTTGATGTTGATGATTCAGTTCGTCTTTTTAATAAATCTATTACTGAATTCCCTATTCAATTTGGAATAGTAAAAGGTAATTTTAATTTTAGTAGAAACAAGATTACATCATTAAAAGGTTGTCCTCACACTGTGCATGGTGAATTTGATTGTTCTCATAACCAATTAGTAACTTTAAAGCATTGTCCTAAATTAGTACATGGTGATTTTTATTTTCACGGAAATAAAGTTTCTTTATTAGATTATCTTCCAGATGTTGTAGATGGAGTTTTGGCTTGTGGAATCAATCCTATTGTTAATTTTAGTGGAATTTTTAATGCAAACATTAATGAATTTTCACATTGGGCTTCTACAGAAGAAAAAATTATTAAAGATTACGAACAATTTTATGAAATAGCTATAAATATTCAAGGTGAAATTGAAGGTTGGAGTTTACATTTAGATAATAATACTATTAGTAAAATGAAAGCAAATAAAGAGTTAAATAGTGAGTTAATTCAGAATTATTCAACAACAAAAAAAATAAAATTATGAGTCAATTCCTTAAAACTAAACCTGAAATAATGCAATGGTTATATGATGTTGGAATTGAAAATTATACTATTAATGAAGATCTCACTGTTGATGTTGATGATAATGTGAATTTCTTGAATAATGAACTAGAGAATATTCCTATTCAATTTGGTATTATTAATGGTAATTTTTCTATATCTGGACATAGTTTAACATCTTTAAAAGGTTCACCTTATAAAGTTAATGGATATTTCGACTGTTCCTACAATAATATTCAATCCTTAAAATATTGTCCAAGAGAAATAGGTGGTGTTTTTTTCTGTAGTCATAATTTTATTAAAAGTTTACAAGATGGGCCAGAGATAGTTCATGGAAAATTTAAATGTTATGGTAATCCTATAGAAAGTTTAAATAAATTTATAACTCAATTACATGATGATTTTGAACATGATATTGATTCTTTAACTAATGCAATTCTTGGATTTAAAGAAATGTATTCTCTTATTAAAAGTTATGATGCAGATAATTATGTACTTATTCTTACTCCTCATCAAATTGCTTCATTTCAAATGCAACAGGAATTAAGTTCTGAACTGCCAACAAATAAAGATATTATTAAAAAAAATAAATTATAATATTTTCTATTAAATTGAATATTTTCTTTCTATTCTATGTTAAAATTAATTATTAAAATAAAATCTGATAATTATGAAAATATCACCGTCTTTTGCTGAAAAATTCAAAACTATTTCTATGATTTTAGTTTTTTCAGTTATAGCTATTATTGGTCTTGCTAGTCAACTAATGGCTAATTCTGATGCAAACAATATTGAATTATTGAAGAAACAAGGTTATACATCTATTGAAATGGGTGGATATAATTTCTTTTGTGATGAAGGCACTCCTCAAAGAAGGAATTTTGTAGCTATAAATCCTAAAGGTCAAAAAGTTGAAGGTGCTTTATGTGCCGGCCGAATTCTTCTCCCTGACTCAATTGATACTAAAATAATTGAGAAATAATAGAAATAAAAACTTTATTTAATCGTTTTGTATGTTAAAATAAACCCATGTTTTAAAAATCTTAATTGGAGAAACTAATGCAATCACGACAATTTTGTTATTGGCTTCAAGGCTCTTTTGAGCTTAACGGAAATACAGAATTTGATGAAGGAGCTACTCAAATTCTTAAAGATCATCTAGCTTTAGTTTTTCAATATGATTCTAAACCAAATGGTTTTTGCTGTTTCCTAAATGGTTATTTTACTTTGGGTAAACCAGAATCTATTAATGCAGAAACTACTTCTATCATTAAAGAAAAGCTAAGGAATACTTTTAAATTCGAAATTGATCCATCATACCCTGCAAATGAACAAAAGCAACTTAATGATATTCATAATGGTCCTCAAAATTCACGATTTGAAGCTATGTGTTAAGGAGTAATATATGAAATCTATTGAATTTTGTTATTTTCTAAAAGGTGCTATTGAGGTTAATCAATCTAATTATTTTGGAATTAATGCAACACAAACAATTAAAGATAAGCTAGAAAATGTTCTAGAAGTTGAAAATGAACCTCATCCTTTTTGTGATTTCCTAAATGGTTATTTTTCATTAAGCAAGCCTGAAATTCTAAATGAAGAAGTTGTTAATATTATCAAAGAACGCTTAGATAATATTTGTAAAGAACAGATTCCAATCTCTAGTCAAGTAAAAACAACTAAGCGAGATAATGGTAATTCTAATAGTCGTGAAAATCGTGCAATGTGCTAATTAAACGGGAGCTAACATGAATATTAAGTCTTCTCTTAATCACAAGTATAATCCTTCTGATGAAATCGTAAACTTAGTATTTGAAAGTGTAAAAATCCCGTTTCATGAAATGAATGTTAGTGATGATGTTTTGAATAATTCCATCAAGAAAACTATTCCTGGTTCTCTTACTAGTTTATTTGCAAATATTGGTAAAGAACTTTCAAATGAGAATAAAGATAGTTTTCAATTAACAAGTAATGGTGAATTTATTGGAACTGTCATTGATGCTATTGTTTTTAGAATTCCCGTTGAAAAAAAATATAAAGAACAGTTTTCAAAATATCTTTATAATGAAATTGTTCCATGTGCTTTAACTGGAGCTTTAGACACAGATTTTACTAAACTGTCTTTAATTGGGAATGATTTAGTTCTGATTAGACATCAAATAAATGAATAAAATATATTTTAAATAATTTATAAAGGAACAAATATGAAAGCTATTGAATTTTGTTATTGGTTGCAAGGACTGTTTGAAATTAATACTGTATATGAACTAAACGAAAATCAAGTTAATGTTATTAATAAGCATTTGCAAATGGTTTTTGTTCATGAAAAAGAAGATTCTAAATATTTGGATTTCTGTAAAAATCTTTCCGGCTATATTAAATTCTCAAATATGTTGACTATGAATATGTCTGTCACAACAAGAGTTAAAGAAGCATTAAATGATCTATTTGAGCATGTTCTTTTAAAGAAAGAAGAAAATATTGTTACTTACCATAAATCTGGCATGCAATTACATTCTTCTGATGTATCAGAATTAATTAAATGTTAAATCTAGATAAAGAATTAATATAAAAAAAGCCCCCTCATGGGGCTTTTTTATTTTCGTTTAGTTGATAATAATTTCAAAAAAACTATAATTAATCTATAACAGTTAAAAATATTATGAATAATGTTGCAAGCGCAAAATTAATGGAACGGATTTCTGAAGCTTTATTTGAAAAAAATTTAGATGATTGTTCTTTAACAGAAATTGAAAAAACATTTTCCACTATAGCTAAACATCATGGATGCGCTTTGGATTTTTTTGAGCTTTTGTTCCAATTAGATGATAGTAATTGTTCTCCTCTTGAACATATTGTTTCTGAAAACGCAATTAATTTATTTATTGACTTATTAGATAAATATGAAGATAAATTTTTATTAATAAAACCTGAAAAATGGGAATTTTTATTATTTTACCCAAGTCATGATTGTCACGAACATTTTATTAATATTTTTGGAAATGATTACTTTGAAAATGTAGCTAGTGGTACAAATTTTACTCGGTACCATATAGAACACTTTAAAAAATTATATATAAATGGAAAATTAGATGATTATTTTAAAGTAGAAAATATGAAATCCATGTATGATAGTCCTTCATGTTCAACAATTCATGCATTATCATTTTATGATTCAAATAAAGAAAAATTTAAACAATTCATGCAAGAACAGTTTACTAGTGAATTATCTGCTGATTTATCTAACTGTTCATCTAATTGGCTTCAATATAATAGATTAATTTGTCGTTTAAATGTAAATATTAAAGGGCTAGAAAAAACTTTTATTTTAAAACTTCCATCAAATGAAGAATTAGAAATTTTAATTGAGAAATGGGGAATAGATAAAACATCTCAAGTCATTTCTGATTATATGAATTATCAAAAAGAATACTTAACTCAACCTAGTATTAAAAATAAATATAAAATTAAATTTGATGAAGAAAGATTAGTTAATCTTATTACTAAAAAGATTAAGTTTATTAATTGTAGTAAAGCACTTTCCTTTGGATTAAAAACTAATTTAGAGCTACTTTCTTACTTGATCATTAATGGCTCAATTAAACAAGAAGATTTGTTGACCAATATTAATAATAAACAGCTATATACCGAAGCACATTGTGTAATTCTAGATTCTTCTCTAGATAAACAAGATGATGATTCCATAAAAAGAAAATTGAAGCTTTAAATAGCTTATTTAAGGAATAAATAAATGAATAATCCAATTATAAAAGCCATTGATATCATTACTACCGATTATTATGATTATAAATTGAATAATATAAATAATTTTAAATCTTTTGTTACAACAACTTTAAATGATTTTAATATTAAATCCGAGATATTTGATATATTATTTGTGCCAGGGAAAAATGATTGTTCAGTTTTACATTATTTGGTAATAGAGAATAAATACGAGTTATTTACGGCACTATTAAAAGAATATCAACAACAATTTAAAATGATTTCACCTATTAAATGGGAATTTATGTTAATGGAAGGTGATAATCAATGTCATGAAGCTTTTACTAACTTTTATGGTAAAGAATATTTTAATAAAATTGCACAATCTGAAATATCTTTAGTAACTGGTTATAGTGAACCTAGCTTCAAAAAATACTATTTAGCAGGTAATTTAGATCATTTCTATAAGATAGAAAATATAAACAAATTTGATGAAAATCCAAACTATGAAATGGTCCATGCTCTTAATTTTTTTGCTGCAAATAAAGAAGAATTTAAAAATTTTATGCTTGAAAAGACTCAGAATAAAGAAACTAAATTTTCACTTAATAGCTATAAGTACGAAAATTTAATATATAAGGTTCAAGAAGATTCTATTAAAAAACTCAAAGATGGAACTTGTATTAATATTAAAGGAGTAACTCTTACTCTTCCTTCACAAGAAGATATTGATGTGTTAGTTGAAAGATGGGGAATTAAAAAAACTTCAAAAGTTTTAGTTGATTATTTGAAATTTCAGAAAGAGTACACTATTAGCACTAATAAAAACAATCTTTTAAAAGTTGGCTTTGATGGATCTGCATTAAATGCTTTAATTAAAAGTAAAATTGATTTTAGTGGTGGTGGTGATGTTTTATCTTTTGGACTTAAGAGCAATACGGCTCATCTTTCATACTTCATTATTAATGGAATTATCTCTAAAGAGGATTTGTTGATACATATCACTGATAAAGAACTTAAAAAAGAAGCTAGCTATAATATATTAGATGCATCTCTTGATATTAATCATGAACCTTCTGTAAAAAAAATAAAAATTTAATAGGATTTAAAAATGGATTTAAATAATAAAGCAATCTCATTGCTACCAACATATAGTAATTTATCAATTGACACAAAAACCATAGAGACATTAACTACTTATGCTTCTAATCAAGATTTATTTAAATTGTCATTAAATGAGTTTGAATCAAAAATTCATACAATGCTTAAAAGATGTAATGCTGAATCTAATATTGATTTAATTGATGTTTTATTCAAACCAGATGAAAGAGGTTTTAATTTATTACTTTACATGGTTAATGATGAGAGTAACCATCCATTGTTTTCTAGTATATTAGAAAAATATCAAGATCAACTTAAAAATTTTTTACCAAATGAATGGGGATTCATGATATGGGTTAATCCAAATGAATGCCATAATTCTTTGACAAAATTTTATGGTAAGAATGTTATGGATAAAATTGTAGATATGAAAAAAAATGTTCTTTATTATTCTGTAGAGCATTTTACTAAATATTATTTACAAGATAAGTTAGATTATTTTTATAAAATAGATAATATGAAGCTTTTTAATAAGATGCTTACTAAACCTATGCTTCATCTATTAAATTTCTTTGAAGCTGATACTGAAGGTTTTAAAAAATTTATGTTTGATAATAAATCATCCGATAATTTAGGAGATTTAGCATTAATTACTTCTAATGATTTTAATTTTGAAAACTTAATGCTAAAACATTATAGTGTTCGTTCCATAAATCATTATGTGAGCATTTTTTTACCAAATGAAAAAGAATTTAATATATTAGTTGCAAAATGGGGCAATGAAAAAGCTTCAAAAGTAATTTCAGACTTTATTAATTTTCAAAATGAATATATATTGTCTTTTAATGATAATAATGATTACCCATTTAAGTTTGAAAGAGAAATAATGAAATCTCTTATTAATGCTGGGATTAATTTTAATAATTGTGGAAAATCACTTGCCTTTGGATTAAGAGATGAGTCAGAGATTATGTCTTATCTTATTATTAATGATATTATTAAAAAAGACGATCTTTTAATAAATATTAATGATAGTGAATTAAAAATTAAGGCCGAACATTATATGTTAGATCTGAGTCTAGATAAAAAAATTGATTTACCTAAGAAAAAAGTGAAACTATAAAAAATGAATGTACAACCAGATTTAAATTTTCATGGATTAATTACCACATTTTCTTTCTTTCATGCTAATGCAATGACGCTTGATAAGCTTATTGAGCATTTTAAGGAAGATAGAATTTATGAAAGCATGAGTTTTGAATACTTGTTATTTGCTAATAATGGATTTCATAAAGATTCTAAAGGTCATTCCATTGTAGACCTATTAACTTTGGAGAAAGATGCTGATAATTTATTTAAAGAAGTTCTTACTAGATACGAAGAACAATTTAAAACTATTCCACCCAAAAAATGGGATTTTATTTCATTACAAAATAAAAATAAATGTCATGATATTTTACTTGATTTTTATGGAACTGATTATTTTGAATCAATCTTTGATCTTAATAAAAACAATATTAGCTTATATAGTCGTGATTACTCTTCTAAATATTATTTTTCTAATAAATTAGATCATAAAATTAATATTGATAATTTAAAGCACTTTTATGAACATAATTGTAATATATTGCATACTTTAGTTTTTTTAGAAAAAGATAAAGAAAATTTTAAAAATTTTATTATTGATTCAGCAAAATCTGAAGAGACAAAAAAATCCTCTAAAGGCTTATTGTTTAGTAATTTATTATATAAGCATAATAAACAAGTTTATGATTTTGGTGGTAGTCCAGAAAGTATAATAATTGAATTAAAATTACATTTACCCAAAGAAGATGATTTAAATATTTTAATAGATAATTGGGGAATTAATAAAACTTCAGAAATCATTTCAGAATATTTCAAACTACAAGAAGAATATATTACTTTCAATAAAATTCCATTTACTAAAGTTACACTTGATAGAAATAAATTAATGAAACTTATTGATTATAACATTAATTTTATTGATTGTGGGAAAACATTAGCCTTAGGGTTAAAATTTGAACCTCAATTATTATCATATTTTCTTATTACAGATGTTATTAAAAAAGAACAACTTTTAACTCATATTCAAGAAGACAGCTTACAAATTAGAGTTAATCATCATATGTTGCAAAATACTTTATCTACAAATGCTGTTCCTAAAAAGAAAATTAAACTTTAAATAAAAAAGGATGGTCAAACCATCCTTTTCTTTATATTATTTCTTGATTACTTAAGTTGAAGCCAAACCACCGACATACCAACAAGGCTTTTTATCACCTAGCTTTTTATTATATTCTTGTTTCATTACTTCAAGTTCTTTTTGTTTAGTAGACCAAGTAGCAAATAGAGAGCTTTTCTTTTCAACATCTTTAGCAGATTTAACAAATTCTTTTTGACATACTGGACAAGCAGTACTATTTCCTTTTACAAAATGCTTTACACTGATTTTACTACTACAATTATTACAGGTTTTAAATAGTGATTTTTGAGTAGCAATTTTGTTGAGTAAATCTTTATCAAAATTTTCTAATTTTTTATAAAGTTCATTAACTTGTGCAATTGCTTTGCTTCCTTTAGCAGTGCTGTGAAATGATTTATTAAAATCACCAACTTTAACAGCTAATGCTGGTTCCCATTTACGGCAATTTTGCTCGACCCAATCATTAGCTTCACTAATATCTTTAAATGTTTTTTCAATAACACGAATTCCGTGGCTTAGAGTTCCCGAATAACCACCATGACCATGTTCAAAGCTTTCTTGTTCTGCATAAGTTGAAAAATTATTTTTAAGAGTTGCTACATCACTAGCTTCAAAGGTTTGATCAACATAACAGGCACCCATAATTAACTCCTCAACATGTTTTAATAATAGAGTTATTATACACTACTTTTAAGCTCATGATTATTTTAATTAAATTTATTTTTAGAATAAATAACTAGAAACCATTTAATCTTTCGTTTATACTACTTTTATAACAAAAAAAATATTATGAATTTAAATACATCAAAAATAAAACCAAAAGACTTTCCATCAGCTTTCTTAGATATGATTCACACCAATTGTGTAGATGATGTGCAGCAAATATTAAATAGAAAAAATGTCAAAGAATATTTAAGTACTGATTGCCTTTTTCTAGGATTAATTTCTGCTGCTAACTTAAGGGAGTTAGCAGTTTTCGATCTTCTTTGTGAGTTTTTTAAAAAAGAAAAAATAAAAATTCCTGATTTTATGTTGGAAAAATTATTTAATTCCATATGTTCTTCTAAATCCATAGAAAGATTACAAATATTAGATAATTCTTTTAATTTATCAAAACATATGATGACTAATTCTTCCATTATAGATGAATATTCAATAATTAAAGAAGACCCAACATCCTATTTTTCTCAAGTGTATGCAATTTATTCAACACACAAAGAAGAGTTATTGAATACCTTTAATGAACATGGCTTAATTACCGCATCCAAAGATGGAAATAATGCATTAATAAACTATTTGTTATCAACTCCTGTAGAAATTCCTACAAAATTAATAGAAGCTAGCTTTATAGCCTCTTGTAATAATAATCAATTTGAAACAGCAATGATTGTATATTCTAAATTGAGTAATATAAGAGATTCTGAATTTATTAAAAAATTCGTTAAATCTTTGACAGAACCAAATGATGAAAAATTACATTTCGTTTGTAAATTAATGTTGAAAGATGAAATCCAAAATGAATTATCAACTACAAATAATCCTACAATTAAAAAGAATAAAATTTAATAAAAAAAGCCCATAGTTTGGGCTTTTTCTTTTAAACAAATTAATAATTATTGATCACTTTTGTATGAACAGCATTTTTATATTCCATATCTTTCTGCTCATTCTCTAGCTCATCTTTCAAAATTGAAAATGCTTTTCTATTTAAAAGCTTTAATTGAACAAGAGCTTCCTCTTTAGCATAATCAGCATCAAGCATTGAGAAGTGTAGATAATTATCGATTGTTGTTTTCAAAAACTTAGGTAGTAATTCAGTCATATAATGCACATTATCATCCATCATGCGATTACGACCTAGAGTGTGATATTGTTGATAATTAAAATGAACTGACTCAATTAGTTTTTTAATGTCTAAATCTTTAACTTGTTCTAATAAAGCAATAGAAAAATTATCTATAGGTTTTATATCCTCCTTTTTATCTTCAATAATAACATCTTCTTTAGTTTGATGTTGACCAATACGAATTAAACGCATTTTTTTCTTTTCATTATCACGACCCCACATTACTCTCCAACTAGGGTTTTTAGGATAAATAAAGCCCATATCCTCAAATGCACTTTTAACATGATAATTTATTTGCACATGACGCAATTCTAGATTTAGTAAATCATCACCATAATGATTTACCAAACTTTTTAATGTATCTTTACAAAAATTTTCATTTTGAATTTCAATCCAAGTAATGAAAGGATGTTTATTCATAAATACAGCAGGCTTTGAATATTTAAACATCTTATTTAACATAAGACTTGTAGGATTCACCGTATTGTTATTATTCCTACGAGTACTAACAATTGCTTTATGAGTATCATTTTTAACAATTTTGTTCAAAATTGCTTCTCGGTCAAAGAAATCTGAATTAAAGTTTTCATGAGCAAATAATGCATCATAAACTTTATGATCATAATATTCTGAATAATAATCAATTTTATTAATTAATATATCATTAATATATCCAATATGTTTAACAGAAATATTACAATATTCTAGAATTATTTGAATTCTATCGAGTTTTTCAACTTTACTCAATGCAGAGCCAAAAATAACTTCAAATAAATTCAATCTAGACTTATATTCACTGATAGTTTCAATATCAAAATTAATTGTATTATTGAAATCTTTAATAAAATTATGAAACATTTTTGTTGCCATTGTTCCATCAGTACCGGCAAGCAAATGAGCAAAAGATGTTTGATATTGACTTTCTGAAACTGTCCCAACTCCATTAATATCCAAATTATGTTTTTTAATTATCTTTGTAAAAAAATCATAATTTCTTACACCACTATTAAAAATAAGACGCAAAATTTCACTATTATTACGGGTTATTCCAGTGCTAATTTCCAAAAGTTGCTCAATAGCTTCAAAATTTTCTTTTTCAGCTTTACCCGCAATATATTTGCAAAAAGTGGAAACATCTTTATTTTCCCTATAAATATTTATCTTGTTTGTGATATCAAATCTGTTTGCATTTAATGCTGCTTTGATAAGTTGATTTTGACAACCATTAAAAAAATTAGTTTTTTCACTATCAGTAAAACTACGATTATCTAAAAAATTATTTAATGCATTAAAGAAATCATCAATGGTATTCTCCTTTACCATTTTATTAATAGCAGCATTTTCAATTAATTGATAAAATGTAGTTAGTGCTTCTTTTTTATTTTTACTATTGCTATTCTTAAAGCCAGCTTTTTGGAACATCTCAGCATATTGACCTTCATCAAAAAGCTCCTCAATAGTTTTCATAATTTCTTTCGTTGTAACAGAAAACGAACTTCCATCATCTTTGAAAATTGCCATGTTTACTCCATACTTTAAATTTAATTATGACTATTTTAACTCAAAAGTGAGATTATATCCATTAATTTTTATAGTAATTCAGCACTTTTATAGATTATTGTTTATTGAATTAAATCTGATAAAATATAGTTATAAATGAGGAAAAATATGAGTAATAATAAAATTCAAAAAGAATTAGTTCAATCAATTATAAGTGCATGTGAAAATAACTCTTTAGATAAAGTTAAAGAACTTTTGCCTCAAATTTCTTTTAATAATGAATATCATATTGAATATGAAAGTGCTAAAAAAATTTTTCAGAATACTTGTTTATTTGGACATTTAAATATTATTGAATTTCTTATAGAAACACCATATTTTTTAGAAAAAATTAACACTGAAAATATTGTTAATCAAACATTTGATGTCCTTTTGGAAGATATTTTAGTGAATAATGAATTAAAGCTATACCCAATAATTTCATATATTCTCAATGAATCTAGATTAGTTCACTCTAAAAATTTTTATACATCTTTAGGTTGGTATTTACAAAATTCTGCTAGAAATGACAACCTTGTGCTTTTTAAAATCTTATTAAATGCAGACAATTACCCTGAACAAGCTAAAGTTATGTTAAATAATACCAAATTATTTGAAGAAGGTTGTCGCAATGAAGATCCTCAAGTACTTAAATATCTTTATTCTACACCTCAATTATTCCCTCTTTTTGATCCTGAAATTGGATTTAAAGATGCTTGTTTTTATGGGAATGATGAACTTTTAAAATTTATTATATTTGAATATAATATTGAAAAAACACAAGAAATAAAAAGATTTATCGCTCAAGATAATTATGAAAATGCAGAAAAAATGTTTCAAGCTAGAGAATTAAATAAAGAACTCAATAATGAATTGGGGTCAAATCAAATTAGTAGTAAGAAAGTGAAAGTTTAAAATTATGGATACTCGTGCTATCGATATATATAATGCATGTGAAGCTGGTGATTTGGAAACAATTAAAGATTTTTTCAATAATGATAACAATGACATTAAAATATCAATTAGTCTTTTACCTTTATTTGCTATCAAAGGTAGTCAGTTTGAAATGCTAGATTATCTTTTTAATCAATTAGAAAATAATGATGAATTATTTGATGATATTAATATGAAAGGATGTATTCAAATCGTTTGTAATGATATAAAAGTAGATATGTTAAATCTTTTATTAACCCATCCAAAATTATTAGCTGACGATTTTCTTGGACAAGCTTGTATAGATGCTTCTAAAAATGGCAGTTTAGAAATATTTGAATACCTATTCAATAAATTTTTAGATAATAAAATTATAAAAACAAAATTAACAAATGGTGAAATAATTAGTAATGCTGCTTCTTGCGGACATATAGATGTTATTAGGTATGTTCTTAATACAGAAAATTTAAAAAAATATGTAGATATTCATGTTAATAAAGATGTAACAATAAGAGCAGCTTATAAAAATAATCATTTTGATATATTAAATTATTTAGTGTTTGATTTGCAAATTGAAAAAACTCCTTTTTTAGAAGAATATATGCGAAACGAGCCAGAACTAAAAAAACTATTTGATATAAGAGATTTAAACAATTCTCTTAATGAAGAATTAAATGACAATCAGGCGAAATCTAAAACAATTAAAATATAATATGAATACTGAACCTCTAACTATATATGAAGCTTGTGAAAAAGGTGATTTTGAAATTATTCAAAATTTCTTAAATTCTGATGAGGCTAAATCTAATAATCAAATATCTTCCTATATTATGACTATAAATGCCATAAAAGGAGGCCACCTAGATATTTTAAAACTTCTTTGGAATTCATCTTTTAAAAATGAAGAAAATTTTGATAGATATCATTTAGATACATATGCACAACAAGTCTGTATTTATGATAGATTTGATATTTTAAAATTTATGCTAGATCATCCTGCATTAATTAAAAATAAAGGTAATGACTTTATGGACAAGCTTCCTAGATATGTTGCAAGCTATGGCAGGCTAGATATGTTTAAATATCTTGTTGAAAATTTTCCAAATGATTCTGGTTTAATGGATAATATAAAACAAGGTGACATACTTATTAAAGCCTCTAGAAATGGTCACTTAAATATCGTTGATTACCTTTTTACTAACGATGAAATAAAAGATTATATTGATATTCATTTATATAATGATGAAGCTTTTAAAGTTATTTATGATGATAACCAATTAGATGTTTTAAAATATTTTATTTTTAATTTAAACATAGAAAAAACACAAGATATTATTGCCCACATAAAAAATGATCCACAAATTCTAAAAATGTTTAATTCAAGAGATTTAAATGCTTCTCTCCATCAAGAATTAGACGATAATACAAAAAACATTAAAAAGATTAAAATATAATGAATATTATAGAAAACAAAATATATAAAGCCTGTGAAATTGGTGACTTAGATAATGTAAAAGAGTTAATAAAAGATGTATGCTCTAACTTTCTTATGTATGGAGCAAATCCCTTTGCTGAAAAATTACTTATGTCTGCTAGCCTAAATGGGCATTTAGATATTGTGAAATTCTTTTTAAGTTCTGATATTTGTAACCAGTATATGAAGCGTACAGAAAATATAAAGTCTGCTTTAGAAGAATTATTAAAATGTCCTAAAGAAAATACTCTACCCATTATTTCTTATTTAGTTAATCATCCTGCGCCTTGTGTATCTTATACTTTTCCTTCATTTGTAGATGAACAAATTAATATTTCAGTAAGTAATGATAATGTGCCACTTTTTATGGCCTTGGTAAACCCACATGATCCTGAAAATAATTACTTATCTATTTTTGGCAATTTCTTTTTCTTAAAGAATATTTATTCATCTCAAACAATTAATATTGCTAAATGTGTGTTAATAAATTCAGTTTTTAATGATTGGAATGACAGAACTAAGGCTTTTGAACTTGCATGCGAAAATAATAATGATGCACTTCTTAAATTTCTTATTTTTGATTTAGATATCCCAAAAACAAAAGATGTTAGTTATTTTATAATGAGGTATAATAATAGTTATGCTGAAGAAATGTTTAACTCAAGAGAGTTAAATAAATCACTTCAACAAAGTTTAAAGATTATCAATCAAACTGCAAGTAAAAAAATTAAATTATAATATGACTAAATTTTATGCTCCTAATACTCGTTTTGCTCACAATGTACATAAAGCATGTAGAGAGGGAGATTTACAATTTGTTTTAGAATTTATCAATTCTGAAAATAACCAAAATTATTTAAAGGAAAATCCATCTCTTTCTGTGCAAATGCTTATTTTTGCATCAATGAAAGGACATTTTCATATATGTGAAGCAATATGGAATGCTCCTCAATTAAGTCATTTTATCAATAATATAAATAATTCTCTTTCACTTAAAAACTTATTAAGTAAAGGCTTTGATGGTGGAAACTTAGAAGTAGTTGAGTTTTTTCAAGAAAAACTTAATAAAAAGAAAACTAGCAATAATCAAAAACCGCTTAATTATAATAAAACCATCACTTCAGGTTTAATATCAGCTAGTTCTAAAGGACATTTAGCAATTATAAAGCATTTTTTCTTTAATGAAACTTATAGCGAAATTATTGATTTTGAATACACCACAGGTTCTATACTTTATGCAGCATGTGAAAATAATCAAATACAAGTATTACAATTTTTACTAGAAACAGATGGGATAAAAGAAAAATATGACATTCATAAAGATAATGATTGTTTATTTAAGTTAGCTTATGAAAACAATCATACAGATATTCTAAAGTATTTAATTTTTAATTTAAATATTGAAAAAACCTCTAATATAGAGCAACACTTAATTAACCGTTCTAGATCTGAATCAATCAATCATATGTTTGAAACTAGAGAATTACAGAAGTCTTTAGGAAAAGAATTACCTAGTAATAAAGACAATCAAATAAATAAAAAATTAAAGGTTTAATATGGAAATAAATAATGATAATAGACATGCATTTTATGCGAAATTAGTTAAAGCTATATCAAGAGGACAATTAAATATTGTAAAAAATTTTTTTACTGATGTTGCTATTGCTTGTGAAGGTTTGAAAGATGTAGGAAGAGAACTTTTAAGAGAAGCCTGCATGCATAATAAACTTGATATTGTAAAATACCTTATAGAACATGAGAACAAACAAGCATTAAATGATTTTAATACAAATTATGGCTTTATATTTTGGGTTGTAATTGAAAATAAAAACTGGGATATTGCCAACTATTTTATTTCTGAATTAAATATGCCTTTATCTTGGGAGCTAGAATGGAACCTAAAAGGTATGGATAAAGATGAAGCGCAGAAAATTAATCATATGTTTGAAATGAGAGGTTTAAAGCAATCTTTAGCTACTGAACTACCTATTAATGAGGAAAATAAAATTAATAAATTAAAAATATAATTATGGAAAAAAAAATTATTAAATATTCATCTCAAAAATTTATAGAAGCTTGTGAACAAGGTGATCTTTCCTATGTTAAAAGTATTATGGAGCAAGGAACAATTAAAAGAGCCTCTTATGACTTTACTTATGAGACTCTTGGGAAAGCTGCTTATAAAGGAAATTTAGAAATTGTTAAAGTATTATTAGAATCACCTAATACTCCAAAAGGATTCTTTATACATAAAGATAATGCACTAAGACAAGCTTGTGAAAACGGCCAATTACATATAGTAAAATATTTCATAGAAACTTATCCTTCATTTTTAAAAGAAACAGATAGAAAATTACATTATTGTGGTTGTGTGGCTGCAAAATGGGGACATACTAATGTTTTAGATTACTTATTTAGTTTAAATCATCCTGACTTTAATCCTGATATATTAAATGGGGGAAGCTTACTTTGCTATGCATGTGTAACAGGAGAATTGAAATCTTTAAAATATTTATTTTCTAAACCAGGCGTAAAAGAACACCTTAATATTCATTGTGAAGAAGATTTACCTTTTAGACATGTTTTAGGTAGTGCAAATTTAAATGCTATTAAATATTTAATTTTTGATTTAAATATTAATAAAACTAATCATATAACTGAATTTTTAGATAAAAGCTGCGAACCTGTAGGCACTATTGTTAATCCTTTTGCTGTTCAAACACAAGAATGGTTTGAAGTAAGGGATTTAAAACAAACATTAGATAATGAGTTGAATAGTAACCCGAAAATATCAAACGATAAAAAATTAAAAATATAATTATGACACCTAATTCTAATGCAACCATATATGGAGCATGCCAAGTAGGAGATATAGAAACTATTAAAAATTTTCTAAATTCAAATTCATCTAATGCTGGTTTTACTGCGCGCAAAGATATGATGCTTATGCATGCCGTTAAACATGATCAAATTAAGCTTATCAATTTTATGCTAGAAACTTTCAAACTTAGCCATAATGAAAAAAAGATAATTCCGAATGTTGCTAATTTTGCTATTTCAAATAATAAATTAAAAGTTTTTGAATCCATTATTGAAAATTTTTTTAATGACGAATCGTTAATTGATACTTTAGAAAAAGGCAAAACTCTTAGAATTGCTAGTAGTATTGGCAACTTAGATGCTATTAAATATATCTTAAATAACGATAATTTAAAAAAATATGTAAATATCCATGTAAATGATGATGCAATCTTTAGGGAAGCTTTTGAGGCAAAACAGAAGCATGTTTTACACTACTTTATCTTTGATTTAAATATTGAGATTACTTCTAATATTAAAAATATGATAGATATTGATTCTGAAATTGCTCATATGTTTGAGTTAAGAAGTATTAATAAGGACTTAAATAATGATTTAAATAATAATTCTTCTATTCTAAAAAAATTAAAGGTTTAATTATGAATCTTACTATGAAAGAGATACTTGAAGCTTGTAAAGAAGGCAATAATGAAATAGTTAAAAACTTTTTTGCTTCAGATAGTCGAGCAAATTCTGAAGTATTTACCTATAATCAAAATATGGCTATAGAAGCCATATCTAGTGGGAGAATTGATACTTTAGAAATCATTCTTAATTCATCACCTAAAGACAAATTCTTTTTTTCTGATGTTAATATTAATGCATTTACTAAAAAAAGCTGTGATGATAATAACCTAGAAATGCTGCATTACTTATTAAATTATCCAGCAATAATTGAATATAAGTATAATGAGTTAGCCTGGAAAATCTGTTCTTATTGCATATCTAAAGGAAAATTAGAAATTTTTGATTATATTATTGAAAACTTTCCAACAGACTATGAACTTTATAAGCGTTTAAAAGAAGGTGAAGCAACATCATTAGCTGCCAAATATGGTCATACTCATATACTTGAGTATATTTTTAATAATGAAAAATTAAAACAATATAATGATATCCATATTTTTAATGATAAAGCATTTAAAGGGGCAGTAGCATGGAAAAAAATAGATATTCTAGAATATTTTATTTTTGATAAGAATATAGATATTACTCCTGAAATTCAAAAAATCATAGAAACAGACAGAGTTGTTGCAAGCATGTTTGAGTCTAGAGATTTAAAACAATCTTTAATCCAACATTTGGATAATACTCAAAATAATAATATAATTAAAAGAACAAAAATATAAAATTAGAAATGAAAAATTATATTAAAGCAGAACTATCTGAAGAAAAACTAAATAAAGAAGTCAATAAAGCAGTTCAATCTAATGATCTTGAATATGTTAAATATTTATTTTCATCTCCTGAATTAAAAATCCATGCTAATCCTAATGCAAATGAAAACCGTTGTTTTGAATTAGCTTGTGGTTATGGACACTTGGAGATTGTAGATTATCTAATAAATAGTCCTGATGTTAATTTTGACACTCCTAGAAAAAATATAATTCACAATGGTATAATTTTTGCGGTAACTCATAACAAAATAGATTTATTAGATTATTTTCTTAATAAAGCACAAAAAGGAACTAATCCTACAGAAATTGAGCTAAAAAAAGAAAATATGAGAATATTGGAAAGGGCTTGTTCCTTTGGTCATACAGAAATTGTAGATTATATATTTAAAAACACTAGAGTAGAAATTGATTCTGACTCTGTTGATAAATTATTTGAACAATGTATTTATAATGGTAATTCTGATTTAGTTCGTTATTTTATACTAGAGTGTAATGTATTAAAATCTAAATCAATAGAACTCCTTTTGTTTTCCATAACTGGGCCTGAAAGAAAAGAGATGGAAAGAATTTTCGCATTAAGAGAAACTAATCTAGCTTTACAAAAAGATTTAACAAAGAATGATATAAATACACCTAAATGATTAAAAATTTAAATAATGTCCGATTTAATTTCAAAAGCATATTCTGCATGTGGAAGTGGTGATCTTGCAGCAATAAAAAGTTTTTTAAAAACTATAGAGTTTGAAAAAAGTGATCAAAACACTAAAGAAATGATGCTTACTGAAGCTATTAAGTATGAACACATTGAAATGTTAGATTTTTTAATAACACAATATAAAAGAGTGCGATATCAACATTGTATAAGTACTGCATCACAAATAGCCTCACAAATGGGGAAGTTAAATATTTTAGAAGAATTTTTTGATAAATATCCCGATGATAAATATTTTAACCAATGCTTACTTTCAGGAAATATGATAGCTCCAGCTATTAGAAATGGCTATTTAGATATCGTTAAATATCTTATTTGTAAAGAAAATTTCAATAAACATTTAAAAGAAAAACCTACACTATTAGAAAGCTTTTTTCTAATAGCATATACTAAAAAACAATTTACTATACTTCATTATCTTATTTCAGATTTAAATATAGAAATAACTCCTTATATAAATAATTTTATAGAAAAAAGCTCTGATGTTGCAAGACTTTTTGAATTAAAAGATTTAAATAAAAATTTGAATGAAGAATTAGCGAATCAAAAGCAAGATAAGTCGTTAAATAAAAAGAATAAAATATGAAACTTAATAATACTAATAGAAAAGACTTTTATACAAAAATAATTAATGCTTGTAAAACTGGAGATACTGAATTTGTTACTTCAGTTATTGATTCAGATTTAGTTAAGCAAATTACTGCTGCTACACCAAGAAAAATGCTCAAATGTGCTTCAGGTTATGGGCATATAAAAATTGTTGAAGATATTTTCTCATCACCACATCTTAAAAAACATATTAATTATCCTATTATATTGAAAGAGGTTTTGAAAATAGCTTTTCAATATGGCCATACAGATGTCGTTAAATTTTTAATTCCTAAACTAGATATTATTGGTGCTTATCATAATGGTCTTATTTCTTCAGGAATGATGGATGCTGTTGAAAAAGGACAGATAGAGCTTGTCAAATATTTTTTAGATGATTGCCCCATAAAAAATAATACAAACAAAGATGAATTGATAGGAAAAGTAATTAATACTAGCTGTATATATAATCAATTAGAAATCCTTAAATACACTTTAGAAAGAGATGAATTTCATTATTTGTCAGAAAAAAATAATTTAAATAATATTTTTGCAACCGCATTTAATAATAGTAACATGGATATTTTACAATACTTTATTTTTGAATTAAATATTGTAAAAACTAGTAGTATGAATAATATTTTACAATTGAATCTTAACTCTAATTTTGAAAAAGTAAATAATTGGTTTAAAATCAGAGATGTTAGTAATTCATTAGAAAAAGAATTACCAATAAATCAAGAAGATGTGTCTATAAAAAAGCCAAAACTATGAAAGACTATAATCAAATTTCTATATATGAAATAAACCAAGATATGAAAACATTCTTTTATGCGAAAGAATTCGACTTGGTTAAATATCTATTAACATCACCTGATCTCAAACATCATGCAGATATTAATTTCTCACATGATTTTCTTTTTGAACATGCCTCTATGTATGGTTATACTGATTTAATAAAGTTTATTTTAGAAACCCCTACTCTTAATAGAACTAAATCACTTAAAGATTCTTGTATTTCAGGGATGCATTATGCTGTTGAAAAAGGGCATTTAGATACTATTCAATATTTTGAAGCTAAGCTTAATGAAAATAATGATAATATTAGTCATCAATACTTATTATTATTAACTCAACAAGCATGTGTACATGGTCAACTAAATGTATTCAAGCATTTAGCTGAAAAATATTTAGAAAATCACTCTTTTAAAGATAAAGACTATAAAGCATTCTCAAAAACTTTTAAAAAACCATATTTAGACTTAATTCAGTATCTCATATTTGAATTAAATATTCCTAAAGCACATATCTTGATGAAATGTTAGAGCATAATCCTATTAAAAACCAAGTTGATAGATTATTTTCTTTAAGAGATTTAAATCAAAATCTAAATCAACATTTAAATAATACACAACATAATCAATCAACAAATAAAAAAATAAAGATGTGAAATGAAAAATATTAATATAAAAGAATTAAATAAACAATTATTAAACGCATGCACAATAGGTGATTTAGTTTTTATTCAAGAAGTGATTGACTCTAATGTTATTAAAAAAATTAATCATCCAATACCTATAAAAATGTTAATGGAAGCATGCAATAATGGTCATGTGGAAATAGTTAAAGCTTTATTCTCATCAGAACATCTAAAACAATTCATAGGTTATCCAATAGATATTACATCTTGTCTTAATATTGGATTTAAAAAAAACCATATTAATGTTATTGACTTTATGGGTCATATTTTAAATAAAATTCAACCAAGTAATAATGGCTTTATCTCAAGTGGGATACTTGAAGCAGCAGAAGCTGGTCATTTAAATATTATTAAATATTTCCTAGATGAATCCACTTTAGATACTAGTACACCAAAAGATACTTTGATTCATCAAATATATTATACTGCATGTGATCATAATCAGTTAAATATTATTAAATACCTTTTGGAATCAGAACATGTTAGTGAAATTAAAACTAATCCTAGTTCTTTTAATGAAGGATTTTCTCGAGCTTATTTCTCTCGTAGTTTTGATATCGTAAAGTATTTTATTTTTGAAATGAACATATCTAGAAATTCAGAAACAATAGATAAATTGGCAGAATTTGGTCGTGGAGACTTTCCACAAGTAGAAAATTGGTTCACTTTAAGAGAGCTTAATCAATCTTTAACAGATGAATTAGATTCTGCCAATAATATTAATAAAAAACCTAAAATTTAATCGGAATTCAATATGTTTAAAAGTAAATGGGAAATAAAAGTATGGTTAGATGAAATGAAGGTTACAAGCTATACCATAAATAATGATTTAACTGTAGATGTTGATGGTGATGTTAAGCTTAATAGTAAACCATTATCTCAATTACCAGTTCAATTTGGATTCGTTAATGGCAATTTCGAAGTTTGGAATTGTAAATTACAATCATTAAAAGGTTCTCCAATTAAGGTTACAGGTAAATTTAATTGTGGTAACAATCTTCTGCAATCTTTAGAATATTGTCCTAGAGAAGTTGGTAGTGTATTTTTATTCCATGAAAATAATATTACTACATTAGAATATGCTCCTGATTCAGTAGGAATTTTTAAACATTGTATTAATTCCCTTAAAGATTTAAAAGGATTTAAAACTCAAGTTAGAAATTATTTTGAGCATGGTTGCGATAAAAGGGAAGAACAAATTACAGAATTTGAACATCTTTATGAACATTTTCCTTATGCTACATTTCAGTATTTACTTAAATTTTCAGCAGAACAATTAAAAGTTATTCAACAAGCAGAAGAATTAAAATCAGATTTAACAATCAATGAAACTAATCAATCTAAAAAACTTAAATTATAAATATGTATACAATATCCCAAAAAATGATAAATAAAAAATCAAAAATTTGATCAATAAAAAAGCCTCCATCGGGAGGCTTTTATTTTTTACTCTGTTGTTAGCCAAGCTTCAGCTAGATATCGGGTATCATCATCACAATGAAGTTCAGAGATCCCTTTAATTAAGCTAATTCTTAAAGCATAATTACCCTTCTTGGACATTAATGCATATAGACCTGACCTGCTAGTTTCACCTTTCTCAAGTGTTCTTCCAATTTTAAATGAAAATTGGCGACACTCATATCCAGGATATTTATTACAAATAAACTCTGCTAATCCACGAGAAAAGGTCAATCGATAAAGTTTATTCGTTCCTTTACCAACAATACCCCAAATTTTCTCAGTATCTTTACACTTTCCTGTTTTGGAATCACAAAACATCTAGGTCATAATTATTTCCTTTGTAAATATTATTTAAAAATTAATTATTCATAAACTGCAACTGGGAAAGCTTGAGCATTTTTTTCTTTACTAGCTCATTTTCCTTTATTTCTTCAAATAGTCCTGCCAATTGCTCTTTAAATTCATCAGTTAAATCATCTGTAGCTTTAGTAAAAGTCTTAGGATTCATGACATGAGTAATACCTCTTTCAATATAACTATGCTTACGAGTCTCTTGATGATACTTGCCATTCATAATTGAATTGACATAATCTTCTGATTTTTTACTGAAGTCCATATTAACTTGGAAATCATGATTGGCAACATGCTGAGTTAATTGTTTAATCTCTTCACTGCTGCAATCAATATCATCCCAATTAAGTTCATGCTTCAAGTTCATCAAACGGCCTGATGGAATGAGAACCTGCATTTTAGATAAGTCAAAAGTAATACTAAATTGTTTTTCCATGATCTTCTCCTTAGGCTTTGATAAATGCATTTGCTTGATTAACAATTTCAGTATCTAATGCTTTAACAACAGCATTTAAAACACGCTTCTTAAGTTCAGCTTTTAATGTATTCTTAAATTCATCTGAAGTAAGATATTCATTAAATTCAGCCTCAAGCCTGTCAGCAAATTGCTTCTCAATAGCACTAGTGATAGATTTTTCCACACTATCTTCAAAATTATAAGTGCGGTTATAGTAACTATTTGAACCTGGCTTAAATAGTTTCTTCTCAACATTTTGAAGCAATGCTTCATAAGTTGAAGTAGCACGAGTATGAACTCGATTGCTAATATATTTGATACATTTAGTTTTAAGTTCATCCAATAATTGCTGTTTGATTTCAGTATTGAGTTCTGGATGCTCTTTAGCTAATGCGATAAGTTGCTCGTTTGACGGAGTGAAAAGGATGGTGTTATTAATTGCGTTATTCATGGTAATACTCCTATATAAGTGAAAGTCATTTTTTACTGCTAATTGGTTTAATTTATACAATTCAACAATTTAAATATGTATAAATTCTTACAAAAAGAATAAAAAGACTCACTAAGGAGCTTGTGCTGCATAATTAGTAAAAATCTATTTCATGATGTTTTTCCTTAAATTTGTTTTCACATTTGATGAACACAGTGTACATCAGACCTAATTTTATTGCAAGGGATTTTTTAAAAATTTTATTCATTAATTCCTAACAATATTTTAATACAAAAATGATTTTAAAAAATAAGAAATTTTAATTCTTATCAGGACCACGACCATCAAATTTTTCACCATCTGCAATTACAAAACCACTTGGATCAACATAAATATGACCTTTTTGGCAAAGTTCACCATTTACGGTTATTGTGCGAGGGCCAGAATAGTGAACACCATGTGCTACAAGCCATGCACTAATTGCTGTTGCAACTTCATCACCAGTCAGTTCGATACTTACACCTGGTCCAAATTTTGTTTTACCTTCACCATATTGAATTTCCATGTATTTTTCCTATTTAAAATTTATTTATAATCAATTTCTTCTAATGAAAATTTAACTAGATCATATTCATAATTGAATAAATGTCTCAGTTCCTCATCAAAGCTATAAGTATTATTCCATTTTCTCCATGCTCTGTTTCTTTTTGTTAAATCATCTTGTGTCAACCATTTTTTATCTAAATCAAAATGAGGGTAGCACTCGTTATGAGGAACTCCCTCTGCATGGATTAAACTATTATCTGCTTTTGATCTAATTGTAAAAACATTAATTTTCATAGATATTTCCTATTATTAATTTGTAACTTTATCATTAAACAAAAATTTCTGCAACAACTATTCATTTATTAATATTTTCTTAAAACTCTTTCTTTTTTCTTAAATTGAGAGTAAGATACTTATATACTTTATTGAAATACAATTAATTTATTTTATGAAAAATTTTGCAAATATTGTTATCCGCAGGCGACACACATCTATTTACGCTCAAGGAGAAAAAGTAGATGGTAGTCTTTGCTCAATCAAAGTTAAACCGTCATAAAGTTAGGTTAATCCTACTTTCATACTTTAAGGCTCCTTATGGAGCTTTTTTGTTTTTACACGATTTTACGATTACCCACAATATTTAAGGAATACTATGTATAAAAATTTATTTGCCCAAGATTTACAGTCTTACCTAAAAATTAAAGGATTAGACAAGAAAATTAATGTTTCTTATTCAGACTTTGAAGACTATCAATATCAAACTCCAATTGCTATTGGAAATAAAGATATTGATTCTCAAGATTTAGCTAACTATTTGCTATTGCAGCCTCATTATGAAAGTGTAAGCATTACAGGAAAAGGATTTATATCTGTTAAGTTCAAATTAGTAGATGTTCAAGTAGATAAAAAAGAACCATTAAAAGTCTTGGTTGACTATTGTGGAGTCAATGTTGCCAAGAAAATGCACATTGGTCACATTCGTTCTATGTTTATTGGAGACTATATCACTCGTTTACATCAAAAGAATGGTGATACTGTTATCAAAATGAACCATATTGGTGACTGGGGCAACCAATTTGGTTATCTTTTGCACTATATCCAAAAAAATAACTTGGAGAATACTTTAACTAATGAAAAATTGACTGAATACTATAAGCTTGCTAATGCACTTAATAGTGAAAATGAAGAGTTTAGTAAAGAGTCAGAGCAAGTTGCTTATAAACTTCAAAATAATTTAGATAAAAATCTTCATGACCTTTGGAAAAAATGTGTCAATATAAGTATGCTTGATGCTGAAAAAACTTTTCAGGAACTAGGTATTAAAATGACTTTGGAAGACACACAAGGTGAAAGTTTCTATGCACCATTTTGCAAAGATGTTCTTGAAGATTTACTCAACAAAGGTATTGCTCAAAAATCAGAAGATAGTTCAGTCGTTATTTTCTTTGACAAAAAAAGCCCATTAGTTATTCAAAAATCTAATGGTAACTTTCTTTATGCTTTATATGATTTAGCTGCTTTGAAGTGGCGGCAAGAAAATATTAATCCTGACAAAATTGTTTATGTTGTGGATAAGCGTCAAGCTCTGCACTTTGAACAAGTGTTTGATGTTGCTAAAAAAGCAGGTTATATCAAGGAAGATGTCATTCTTCAGCATGTTGGGTTTGGCACTATTCTAGATAAAAATAAAAAGCCTCTGAAAACTAAATCAGGTGCTACTTTATATTTAGAAGACCTTTTTACCGAAGGTAAGGCAATTCTATCTAATTCTGAATATTTCCAAAATTTAGAAGAAGAGTTAAAACCTGAAATTTTAGATAAAAGCATCGTTGGAGGTATGAAATTTTATGACTTAAAGTTTAATAAGAATCAAGATTATATCTTTGATTGGCAATTTGTTCTGAACTTTTCTGGAGGATCTGCTCCATACATTCAAAATGCAATGACCCGTATTGATTCTATTTTTTATAAATTAGGTTTAGATGTAGAGGATAAAACACAATTTAATTGGTCCAACAATTGGAATAAAGCTGAAAAAGAAATAATTTTCCAAGCTCAAAAATGTTTCGAAATTATTCAAGATTCTGTTTTGGACTATCCAAGCCAAACTTTATGTGAAAATATTGTTAATCTCTGTCAATTATTTCACAAATATTATGAAAGTGAAATGGTTATTGGTAGTCAAGAGCAAGATAAAAAACTAAATTTATTAAATTATACTTATCATTCATTGAAAGATAATATTGATATTTTAGGTATTGATTATTATGCTTGTAAACAAAAACTACTTAATATACCTAAGCAAACTAAGTTGAAGAACTAAATAAAAGCCCCAATCAGGGGCTTTTTTATTGCTTTACTATATCAATTATATTATTATTAAATAAGTGTTAGCAAAAGTATAATATGATAGAAAATAATGATCAAAAAAAATTAATAAAACAAGTTTTAAATGCTTGTAACACTGGCGATTTAGCAAAAATTAAATCACTTATGGCTAAGATTAACATTGATTTTTCTTTACCTCAACATCGTGAAACTGCTAAAAATATTTATAAACAAGCTTGTTTTTCTGGTCATTTAAATATTGTTGATGAACTTATATATCTTACCGATGGAGATGCAAAAAATTCCTTTATTAAATCAATATTTGAAGATTTAGTCGATATCAAAAAATCACAATATTATCCTGTTATTTCTTATCTTGTAAATGAACCGAAATTAGAAGTAAAGCGTTCACCACCTGGAGTTGTATCTGAATTTTATGGAAATCTTAATTTACAAATACATTATGCAGCTATAAATGATAATTTACCTCTTGTGAAAGCTTTACTTAATACTCATGAACCAGAAAAAAGAAATAAATGGGTTTTTACAACTTCAAAACTATTTAAAGAAGCTTGTAAAACAGGAAATAGTGAAGTGATGAAATACCTTTATAGTGAACCAAATTTTAAAAATATTTTAAATCCATTATTAGGTCTAATCGAAGCATGTAGAGCAGAGAACAAAGATGTTATCCAATTTATAATATTTGATTATAGGATTAAACTAACTGAAGAAGTATCTTCTTATCTTAAAAAAAGTGGAAATAAACACTTAATTTCAATGATTGAAAAAAGAGAATTAAGTGAACAATTAAACACGGAATTAAATCACAATAGCGAAATATCTAAAAAATTGAAAATTTAAATATTATGGATCAAGGACAAATACAAAACGAACTTTTAGAGCAAGCACTACAAGCTTGTGATACTAATAATATTGACAAAACTAAATCTCTTGTAAAATTAATTGATTTTAATTCTTCATATCACAAAAATTATTATAGTGCTGAACAAATTTTTACAAAAGCATGTTTATCTGGTAGTTTAGATATGGTTGAAGCACTTATTGATCTCACTAGGCACTCTAAAGAAGACAATAATGTTTTAAATTATGCTTTTGAAAGACTAATAAAGTCTAATGATGAAAAGAACTATCATATCATTACTCATTTAATGAATAGACCTAAATTACAAGCAAATCGTTCTAGAAAATTTCTTTCGGTAGTCAATTGGGGACTTAAATTTTCAGCCCAAAATGATAATGCTAATCTTTTTAAATTATTATTAAATTTTAATCAAACTAGAAAAAATAATACATGGTTTTTTGAAAGCCTAGGGATATATAATTATGCTTATGAAAATAATCATGAAGGTAATATAATTAAATATATATTTACTGAACCTCTATTGGTAGATTATGTAAATCCACATACAGGTTTTCTTCGTGCATGTCAGTACGAACATATTAAAGCATTACAATTTTTTATCTTTGAATATAAAATTAAAAAAAATGAAGTATTCACAGATCCAAATGACGATACTTATCAAACGGCTATTCAAATGTTTGAGTTAAGAGATTTAAATGAAAATTTAAATAATAAATTACCTCAAAATCAATATATGTCTAAAAAGACTAAGGTTTAATATCATGAATGAAGAACAAATACAACAAGAATTATTTGATGATTTTTTTAGAGCCTGTGATAATGCAGATTTGATTGGCATTAAAGATGTTATGTCTAAAATTAATCTTAAATCTACTTTTCATCAAAAAAATCAAAGTTCAAGAAAATTTTTTATATATGCTTGTTTATCTGGAAATTTAGATATTGTGGATGAAATTGCAACATTGGCTTTGTCTTGCAGAAGTAAAAAACCTATTATTAATGAAGCTTTCAAATTCTTAATAGAGAGTCATAATGAAAAAACCTATCCAATTATTTCATACCTTACTAATCATCCTAAATTTAAAAACAAACACGATGACAACTTCGATTATACTTTTTTTAATTCACTTAAAGATGCAGCCAAAAACGATGATTTAAATCTGTTTAAAGCATTAATAGACTTAAATCATTCAAATAAAGATCACTATTATCTTTTTAGTATTGGCTATATATCTTTAATAAATAATGTCTGCTCTAATAACAATATTGAAATTTTTAAATATATTTATGATTATCGCCTAGTTATAGATCCAAGAGATATAGAATTTGGATTTTCACAAGCATGTAATCATTGCAATACTAATATTTTAAATTTTTTAATCTTTGACAAAAAAATTCCAAAAACAGAAAGAATTAACGAAAGTATTGAAATATATAAATGTATAGAAGCGGAAAAAATGTTTCAAGCAAGAGAATTACAAGGTGAACTAAATTCTAATAAGTTAACCATTAAGAAAAATAAAATTTAGTCATGAGCAAGTTTAATTTATCTATTAACCATTCAATTTTTTTAATAAAAATATAAAGCTCATAACAAAGAGTCTTATTTATACATTAACTTTTAATGATTGACTTTTATTTTTAGCATCATAAAATTATTAAATAACAATAATAAATCATGAGATATAAAAATTTCTTAAAAATAGCTGCTTTAACCATTCCTTTGATTGCACCAATAGAACTTAATCATTCTGAAAAGGTAAATCATATAGGGAAGCCATCTATTGAACAAAAAATTAATACTAAATCTAACAAATACAATAATTCTCTAGAACAAAATCACATTGTTGTATCTTCAGCGCCATCAAAAAAAACTGAATCATCAATATTAAAAAAAACTTTTAAAGTTGTTGCCTTTACAGCATTAGGGTTTACAGCATTAGGCGCTGCGGGAATGCTTTATTTTATAATTGGGATAACAATTCAAGGAAAAATGACTGGAGGAATGACAAGAAAAGAAGCATATAAAGAGTTAGGTCATGAATTCTTAGAAATTTTGGGGAAAAAGAGAAAATATACAAAACATCAACAATTACCTGATAATTTATATCTAAAAGATATTAATAAAAAACCTCAGAATTCTAATCGATCCAAAGAAAATAAGCCATATAGAAGAACCAAATTTTAAATGCTAATAAATTTAAGGTTTAAATATGCTACAAACAAAAGATGAAATAAAAACCTGGCTAGATGAAATGAAGGTTACAAACTATACCATCAATAATGACTTAACTGTTGATGTAGATGGTGATGTAGATTTAATAGCTAAAAAATTAACTAAAATTCCTGTTCAATTTGGTATCATAAACGGTGGATTTTCTATTTGGAATAATAAATTAATTTCCTTAAAGGGTTGTCCCAATAAAGTAAAAGGTAATTTTGACTGCACACATAATCAATTAAAATCATTAGAGCATTGCCCAAAAGAAATAGGAGAAAATTTCTGTTTTCATGCAAATGAAATTTCTACCTTTGAATTTCTTCCCGATTCTGTCGGGACATTTACTGTTTATGAAGATGACATTATTAATCTTAATTTTCATGAACTTAAAATACAAGTGAATAAAGATTTTATACATAACTGTACTTCAAAGAAATATTGTATCAACTTATTTAAAAGTCTTTATGATTATGAAAATGAATCTTATTTTAAATATGGTCTTTATTTTTCTGCTCAACAGTTTAATTCTATTATACTTAATAATAAGCTAGAGTTAGAGTTAAATAAAAATAATCAATCTGAAAAGAAAATAAAAATATGAACAATTATTTCCTAAAATTTTTAAATATTTTTGGTCATGAAGAAAATAAACAGTCCAAAAAAATTATAGCTAAAAATAAAGAACACTTACAACAATTAATTCGAAATGAAATAAGAAAAAATGGGGACGAATGTAATTTAAACCATATTGATGTGTCTAATATTACTGATATGAGCCATCTATTCCAAAAGTCTCAGTTTGATGGAGATATTTCACAATGGGATGTCTCTAATGTTACCAATATGTTTGCCATGTTTAGAGATAGTTGTTTTGACCAAGATATATCTAATTGGGATGTTTCAAATGTTACTAATATGTTTGCTATGTTTAAACAATCTAATTTTAATCAAGATATTTCTAATTGGAATGTTAACAGTATCAAAAGTATTGGTTATATGTTTTATAAATCTTCTTTTAGTCACGACTTATCCAAATGGCGACCATACAATTTAGCTGAAGCTTATGATGCATTCAAATTTTGTCCTGCAACTATACCTTGGTTTATGAATTATAACAAAGAAGAAAGACAAAGAGTTTTTGATAATGAAAAGCTTAATAAAGATTTAAATATTGAGCTAGGAACAAATGAAAAACCCATAAAAAGGCCAAAAATTTAAATATTACGATATTAGATTTTTATCTTTTTGGATTTTTCACCATTATTTTTAAGTTCTGACTCTAAACTATTTTTTTCTTTAAAGACTTTAGATAAATTTTTGAATTGCTCATAGAATTCTATATCATCAGTAATTATTTCATCTTCACATTGACTCTCCAATGTTTCAAAAATTAATTCAAAATCCGTTAAAAATTCTTTTATATGTTTTTCTATTTCTTTAATTACTTTAGAATTTACACTGAGATCAGAATATAAAAAATCATGATTTCCATTAGGATTATCATCACTAGAGAAGCCAACATACATCTCTAAATTATCATCTTTTTCTAAAATATACTTGTACAATGTACTCGCTAAATATACATCACATAAAGTTTCATTATCAAATTGAAGTCTGTAGTTAGTAGTTTTACTTATTTTCATATTATATCTTAAATTTATTTTTTTTATTAGTATCTTTTTTTCCTAGCTCTTCATTTAATTCTTTAACTAATCCATGTTCTAACTGATAAATTTTAATATGGTTATATCTTTCTTCTTGATCTGTATATTGAGCCCAATAAGGAATTGGAACTTTTGAATTATCAAATACAGAATCAATAAATTTCAGGTTATAAGGTGCCCAATTTGATAAATCTCCAGTAAAATTTGAATGAGGAAACATACTATACATAATCTCAAGATTTCCAACATCCCAATTACTAATATTCCCATTAAATTTAGATTCAAAAAACATATAACTCATGTTTTTAACATTAGAAACATTCCAATTGCTAATATTCCCATTAAATTCAGACATTGCAAATAGTGCTTCCATATTCAATACACTAGATACATCCCATTTTGATATATCACCATTAAAAGTTGATTTTCTAAACATGCCTTCCATATTCTCAACATTAGAAGTGTTCCATTTTGAAATGTCTTTATTGAATTTTGAATCATTAAACATAAACTCCATGTTATTGACTTTAGAAGTATCCCATTTAGAAATATCTCGATTAAAAACTGAATTAAAAAACATGGAATTCATATATTTTACATTAGAAACATTCCACTTACTGATATCACCATTAAATTTAGAACAGTAAAACATTTTTTCCATATTCACGACTTTAGAAACATCCCATTGGGAGATATTTCCTTTAAATTTAGATAGGGAAAATAAATTACTCATATCTGTAATTTGACTTACATCAATATGGTTCAAACTGCATCTATCACCATTTTGATTGACTTCCTTTGCAATTAAATCCCTTAAATGTTCCTTATCATAAGCAATAATTATAGATTTTTTATTATTACTCCTCATTAATTGAATACTATTTGATAAAAACAAAAAAAATTTATTTTTCATATAATTTAGCCATTATAATTTTGGTTTAGATATTTTCTCTTTTTTATTATTTATAATATCTCTACTTAACTCTTCATGTAATATAGCTGCTTTTAGATAAGAAATTGGGTCTTTTCCACTTTCATTTATTTCCTTACGGATTTCTAGTCCTATATCAAAACCAGAACACTCAAAACTTTCAAGAGCAACCAATACAACCTTTTTATTATTACGAAGTCTATCACTTGCATAGCCAAGAGCTTGTTGGCTACTCTTTACAGCCATAATAACTATTTCTTCATCATCTTTTAGTTCAGAAGAAGCATACTGTATGCTTTCTCCATTATTCAATATAGCTGCTATTACTACTTCTTTATCATTTCTTAATCTATCATTAGCATACTGTAGACAAAACCCATTTTGAGAAACACAATATAAGATCATATCTTTATCGTTTTTTATTTCATCACTTGCATACATTATACAAGCAGGGTATTCGTCAATAGCAAGCTTAACGATTTCTTTGTCATTTTTTAATTCTTCACTTGCAAATTTCAAGTCTCCTGCATGAACTTTTATAGCAGCTATAACAACTTCCCTATTATTTTGTAATTCTGTTAGAGAATCTAATAATATCTCAGTTTCATTTAAGGCCCTAATATTAAAATTAATATCTTTTTTTAACCAATCAGGAAGTTTTTCATAGTTACTCATTTCGTTTCTGTAATTTCCTGAATATGAATTAAGTAAAGCTATTGCTTCATCTTCTGTCATATTTTTATATTTGTCATTATTCATCTTAAATAATCAATCTATCATAATTTTGGTTTAGATATTTTCTCTTTTTTATCATTCACAATATCACTACTTAATTCTTCCTGTAATATGGCTGCTTTTAAATAAGAAACTGGTTCGTTTTCACCTATTTCTTCTTGGAGTTCTTCTCCTATATAAAAATGAGCATCAGAATGACTTTCAACAGCAATTAATACAACTTTCTTATTATTTCTCAATCTTTCACTTGCAGAATGAAGTGCTTCTGAAGAACCTTTAACAGCCATAGTTACTATTTCTTCATCATCTTGAAATTTAGGAGAAGCATAATCTATACTTTGGCCATTCTGTGATATAGCAATCTTAACAACTTCTCTATCATTTTGTAATCTATTACTTGCATATCTTAAACTCATACCATTTTGTGAAACACAATATAAGACAAATTCTTTGTCATTACTTAATTTATCACTTGCATGTTTAAGATTTAAAGCATTATCTTTAATAGCTAATTTAACTATATCTAGATCATCTTTTAATTCTTTACTTGCAAATTCTAAATCAGAAGATTTGTTATTAATACAAGCTTTAACTATTCTTTTATTATTTTGAAACTCTTTAAGAAAAGATAAGGGTATTTTTGTTTCTTCAATAGCTCTAAGATTAAATTTAATATTCTTTTTTAATCTATCTGGAAATTTCTCATAAATAGTCCAATCATTACTACCCCATTTCAGGATTCGTTTAATTGCATCAATAGCTTCGTCTTCAGTAATATCTTTAAATTCTTCAGCACTCATTTTTCATCCATTATAATTTCAGTTTATTTTTATTTTCTTTCTTAGCATCACTAAGTTCATTATTTAATTCTTCTGTCAATAAAGCAGTTTTTAAATAATCTATTGGGTGATTAGGACCAATCTCTTTACTAAGATTATCTCCAATATGGGAAATCATTTCAGGATATTTCTCAAGAGTCATTAATACTAATTTCTTATTATTTTTTAATTCTTCACTAATATAGAAAAAATTCTCAGCACTATGTTGTATAGTTATCAAAGCTATTTCCATATCATTTTTTAATTCATCTGATGCACACCATATACTGTAAGAAGTATTTTTAACCGCAGCCATAACTACTTCTTTGTCATTTCTTAATCTAGCACTAGCAAATTCTAAACACATGCCATTATTAGAAACACACTTTAATATTAATTCTCTATCATCTCTTAATTTTGGCCCCGCAAATTGTATGTATGAAGAAAAATTTCTTAACGCAATTTCCACTATCTCTCTATCTTCACTTAACTCTTCACTAGCATATTCCAAATTATCTGCACTTTTCTTTAAACTAGCAATAACTACTTTTCTATTATTTTGAAATTCTTCTATAAATGATAAAGGTATTTCAACTTCCTCTATAGCTCTAAGATTGAAATTAATATCTTTTTTTAGTCTATCAGGAAAATGCTCGTAATTACTCCATTCACGACGATTATTTGCCCAAGTAGGTTTAATTAAGGCAATAGCTTCGTCTTCAGTTATATTTTTATATTGTTCTTTAGTCATTTATTATAATTTTAATTTAGATTTACTTTGCTGTTTACTATTAATAATATCACTATTTAATTCATCATGTAATAAAGCTGATTTTAGATAAGCAATTGGATTATTTTTACCTATCTCTTTACGAAGCTCTTTTCCTACATAAAAACCTGCTCTATCAGAATATTCAAAAGCGGTTAATACAAGTTTTTTATTATTTTTTAATTCTTCACTAGCATAGCAAAGATTTTCTGCATTATCTTTTACAGCTATAAGCATTATTTCAATATCATTTTGCAGATCTTCCGAAATATATTCTATACTGGATGGATTATTTAATATAGCAGCAATTATTACTTCTTTATCATTTTTTAGTCTGTCACTAGCATACTCTAAACTTGAACCCAATATAGAAACACAATATGAAATAATATCTTTATCATCTTTCATTTCTTCACTTGCATACTCTACACATAATACAGATTTTTTAATAGCATTTTCGACTATTTCTTTATCATTTCTTAATTCTTCACTTGCATACATTAAATTATTTGCATCGCATTTAATACTAGCCATAACTACTTCTTTATTATTTTGTTGAGTTTTTAAAAAATGTAAACCTATTCCAGTTTCATTAATTAATTTGATATTAAATTCAACATCATTTTTTAATTTATCAGAAAAATCTTGATAAAAAAACCATCTTTTATGGATGTTTTTGCCATCACCTTTAATTAAATTTATAGCTTCTTCTTGACTAAGATTATCATTTATCATTTTTATAAAATCCTTTTGCAACTTATACCTTTAACTTTTTTCCTTCAGTCTTGTTCTCTGGCATTTGCTTATTTAATGTGTAATTATAAAAAATAGTTGTGATTTCCTTTCCGTTTAATTCTGTATTTAATAAAGGTAAAAATTTAATAACAATAATTTCATCAATTGCTATTTTCTCATCTAAATTAACTTCTTTTGCATCAGTATAATGTTCTGTTATTTTATCCATATAAAACAAATCAAAACTTGTATAATTACAACCTACATTAGATTTTACTAGATTAAAATTATTATCCTTAATAAAGTCATTAAATAACTGCTTTGCATAATGCCACTGATTTAGTGTCAATCCATCTTTTAGTTTTTCGGTTTTTAATTTTGGATATTTCTCAATTACATCATCAAATAGTTTTTGATCGCTCGCTGGAAGTATATGTGAAAATAATCCATAATTTTCAATTTCATGTTCAGGAGCATTTTTTTGTAGAAGGTCTAATAAATTTTTTAGATAAACTGAATTATCACCTAATTTATTATCATATCTATCGTTTGTTTTTGCTTCTTCATTATTAACCCATTCTTGTAAAACAGTTTCAAAAGCTTGAGTTAAATTTTTAGAATTAATTAATTTATTTTTCATTAAATAATTAATGACTTTTTTATTCCCATATTTAAAGGCATTTTCAATTAGATTTTGTTCAAGAAATGGATTTTCTTCAGCATATTTATACTGAGTAACAACATCTTTAAAAAAATCAAACGCTTTTGAATCGGTTGCCAAAATCTCTAAAATAGCATCTCGTTTATTATATTTTTTGAAAATACTTTCCATCTTATTAAAATCAAGAAACCAATATTCATCATCAAACTGTAAATGATCCATTACAGGTGCATTAAATAATATCTCATATTTTTTATTATAATATTCTTTAAAATCCGATAAAGTAGTTTTAAATAATTTGAAATAATTATCATATGATTCTTGAGGAAGCTTTAAATTTTTTAATTGTGATAAATTATTATCTAAATCTAAAATGTGATTAAATAATGAACTTTCATAAGAACTGATAAATTTATTATCTTCACGCTTATTCATGTCAAAATGTTCTTTTGAATATTCTTTGCATTGCGATAAAATTTCATATAAAAAATCATATTTTTGTTCATCTAAAGCTGTACGAATAATTCCATTATTATTAAAATTATTAGAAACAATCCAATTCGGTTGAATATATTCTTTATAATATTCAAAAGGAAGTAATGAAACTATATTTTCTGCTAAGGTTTGCTTCACATCGTAACGATGTTGCCTTCCATAAGCTCCATTTAAAGGTAACATCAAAACTTTACTGGATTCTTCTAAAAAATCTAATCCATCAAAATATTCTTTAGGAAGTGGAGTTCCAACTTCATAATTCCTTCTAATAAGCTTAGTTAAGTTAAATTGAGCATGTTCTTGATATTGTGCATCTAATTCTTTTTTATTCATAGTTATCCAAATGATTATCTTATATTTATTATAATTAAATTAAGAGCATTATTCAAATACCAGGATATCTACTAATTTTGCCATCTATAATTACTAATAAAAAAAATTTTTTATCTATTTAATTAATTTTATTTTTTCTTGTATGAGTGAAAAGTATTTTTGTGCAACCTCTTTTTCTTTTGTACTGCAAGTTTTATTAAATCTCTTACGATTCTCTGCAATATACCATGTTTGTTTTTTCTTAAAAAAACTTAATACCTTATTTCCTTTTTCTAATCTTATTGTAGAAACTCTTTCCCCCTTATTGTTCTTCATCGAAATAATTATGGTTTGATTTTTTAAACATCTTGATTTATATGTATAAACACAGTGCGATTGAGTCTTACCTTCTTCATGTAATTGATGACTATCTTTAATTTGTTCCAATACATAATTATCTATAATCATATCAATATCATGTACTTGGAATTCTTCCTTCTTTCCTCTGCTTTCACCTTTTTTATGCCACTCATTAGACCAAGAAATTAAATTATTTAAACTAAAATCATTCTCTGTAGCAGCTTTTTTAATAAAATCATTACTTTGACCTAAATAGTCATGAATAATCTCTCTTTTATCTATTCCTTTTAAAACATTGTCATTATATTTGTGAACAAGCTTTATTAATTCAATAAATACTTGAGATTGCACCTCATTATATTTTTCACTTTTATCAAACTCTGTTAATAAATAATTTATGTTAATTTTGTCTTCTAATGCTATAGTTTTGCTTTTAAGTTCAATCAACCCTTTATAACTAATAAATTCTTCATTTGTATATTTTTTATAGGAAGCAATTATGCTATGAAATGTCTCTAATACATTGGTATATTGAATATTCATTCTATTAAATGTAAATTCCATAATTATTTTAAAATTTTCCTTATTATTCCATTTTTGTGGATATTTAATCTCAAAATAATAATAGTAAAGTTTCCGCAATGTAAAATATAAATTATTCTGCATGTTAAAGTATTGTGAGAAAATCATCATGTTATATGTACTTATATTCCCTTCACCATTTTCTCTTAATCTCTTAGAAAATTCGATCAAATTATTAATAGAAAATGGAGATTTTTTAATATCAAATTCTTTAATAAATAAACCTATATATGCAGATGATTCATCAGTAGAAAAATGTTTACATAATAAACCGATAAAATAAAATAATTTCTTTATATTGTATTCGCGTATATCTTTTCCTATGTCATGATTTTTAATAGGATATCTACAATTAAAATAAGCAAATTTGTATATTGGTGAGACATCACCTACATAACCTGCATAACCAGGCTCTTCCCAATCAGATAATACTTCACAAAAATCAGGAATCTCCTCATAAAGTTTTAATAAAACCTTCCAAACACTTTTATCTAATGCATAATTCTCTTTTAAATACTTTAAGCTCTTGTTAATAAAGTTATCTTCATATTCATCAGGTTCTTCCAATAAATCGCTTAAAGCTAAAATAATTTTTAATTCTTTTTCTTGTATTTCATCTATATGTCTAGTAACAACATTATTAAAATTATTTAGTAAAATAGTAGTGTGAGTAAGTGACATAATTATTGTTTATAAAATTTATTCACTATATATAATATTTTAAAATATGGCAATCATTAGAATACCTAAAACTTTAATTTCATTGATGAAAACAAATATTTAATTAATTTAAACTTTTTTTATAAAAATAAGTCATAACTCTTTGATATAAAAAACAATTTTATTTAAGGAGAAATTTATGAGTATTACACGAAATAAGTTTTTAGTTTATTTGATAAAGTTACTTCCTAATGAACCAATTTTTTTAAATAGTATATTAAATAAATATTTTAAAGATAAACTAAACAATCTTTTGATTAAAAGTATGAAAACATTTAACTATGTTGGGTTTAAACTAGCCCTTTATTTAGGAGCAGATCCTAATATTGATAAAAAAGTAAAAATTGGAGAACACTTAGTTACACAATGTGCAGGAAATGGTAATATATTATTTCTTGATACTTTATTGCAATTTGGTGGAAGTGTTCGTGCTAACATGCCGAAAGGTGGTTATCTTCCTATTCATATGGCCGCAGTTAATGATAAAGATTTATCCATAGAAATTTTGTTTAAGCATGGAGCAAATATTAATGCCATTTATGAATTAGAAGGTATAGATACTAATAAAGGAATTCCTTTAGGATGGACTCCTTTAGTTTGTGCTTGTATGCATAATAGTACATTGGCAGCAAAAAAATTATTAGACTTAGGAGCTAACCCTTTTGATATAAATGAAAAAGGAATTCAAGTAATGGATATTTGTTTGAAAATGAAAAATCAAGAATTAGCTCAATATATTCTGAAGAAGCAAATTAATAAGTTTAAACATTATCGTAAAACTAATAAGTCTTCAATAACTTAATTTTTTAGAATTTTTAATATGAAAAATAACAACTTTTATGTTATAATTACTTTTTAATAAATTAAATGGAGAATTCATGGGATATTACACCAGTTATGAATTAAAAGTGGAAGCTATTAATAAATCTACTGAAACAGATAATGTTACTATTGAGTCACTTATTGAACAAATATCTAATGCTAATTCAGTAGATAAAGAAGAATTACTTTCAAAGCTTGATGCTCTAAAAAATGGCGGGAAAGTAACCGTTACAGACTCCCATATTATTGAAAAACTTAGAGAAACTTATGATAATGCCAAACATGCCTTAACCAAAAAGGGGACACCTAGTGATTCTTGCAAATGGTATGAGCATGAAGATGAATTACTGCAATTTTCTACCAAATATCCTAACTGGTTATTTACTTTAAATGGCGAAGGTGAAGAAGGTGGGGACTTGTGGAAAAAATATTTTCTAAACGGTAAAATGCAACTAGCAAAAGCTAAAATTGTTTTTGATGAATTCGATCATTCAAAACTTAAATAAAAATTAATTATATCTATAAAAGCCTTAATAATTTAAGGCTTTTTTCTTTTAATAACAAAAAAATTGAATTAACCATATTTTTTGTTATTATTTATGAATAAACAATAAAATTACTTATGACTACTCTACATATAAAACAAATAAAAAATTTACTCTCTTCAGATAAAAAACCTATGGTTTATGTATCGGCAGATATTGTTAATTCTAATTTTGAATTTACTGTTCAACCAACAGCTATTACCTATTTAGAAGAAAGCAATAATTATAAACCAGGTGACAATGTAACCCTTCAAGATGATGCCAGCCCTATCTATTGGCTTCAAATAGAAAACAAAGATCCTTGGGGACTATATGGCTCAGACCATAATAGTGGAGTTTTATGGTTTGGAAAATCTGAGCAATTAGATGAAATCCATAAAAAAGCTGAAGAAGTCTACCTAAATCATGTTGGCACACTTCCTTTTGCAAATTTAACTGATGAAGCTGCTGATATGTCAGTTAGCCCTATTGTTCGTTGGAATTTTGATGATGGAAATTCTTTAATTATTTCTTATGTCGATACAGACTATCAGCAAATTCGTTCTATTGCAGATATAAAAGCTAAAGATGTTATTTCTTATGAATTTGGTGCAACAATAGATGACAGACTTGCTCATGAATTTCTTCAACCTTATGTTGCTAAATTATTGAAAAAAATTAAAAATCCAGCGATGGAAATTGACCTTGATGATTTAGGTGATGTAGATGACTACCCAATTGATGTAAATGGCAAATCAATTACATCTAAACATAATGACTTACTTTTAAGTTTAGCAGAACATTTATATTGTTCTCTTCTTAATGCACATGAAACTGATGGCAATCATGATGAAGAACCAGATGAATTAAATGAAGCTTTTGCTAAAAAAATCAAAAAATATCGTTTAATTAATGGTTTAGAAAAACCAACAGTTGATACTCATACTCGCTTAACTTATATTTATGAAGGGTCAAACAAAGAATATAATATTTATTTTAAAGAAGAAAATAATCTTTGGCGTGTTGTTACTTCTTATGGTTCTATTGGCAAAAAAATGACAACTGACACTCAAATTTCTACAGACAATATGAAGGAAGCTCAAGAGGTATATCTTGGTTTATTAAAAGATAAACTTGCCAAAGGATATGATTTAGATGAAAGTCCACAGCTTAAAAACAAGATGAAAATTTAATAGTAAGTCATGTTTAAAAGCAATATTACTACCAACTATGAAAAATCATTCATTATATATTGTTTTATAATATGAAATTTAAATTTATTTACTTTTAAAATTAATAATATACAATATATATAACTATTACTTAAGGATAATTATGGCTCAAAATAAAACCAAACTTCCTGAAAATATAATTCTTATGGATGATCTTCCTGGAGATGCAGAACTTGTTAACTATAAAGGACCAAATGTTGATAAAAATAAACTTCCTGAGAATATAACTCTTATGGATGATCTTCCTAGAGATGCAAAACTTGTTAACTATAAAGGACCAAATGTTGATAAAAATAAACTTCCTGAAAATATAATTCTTATGGATGACATACAAGACAATATCTCTAAAATTAGAGAAAAATCGGAAAAGAAAAATAATAAAAGCAATAAAATTAAATAATTATTTTATTCAAAAATAGTAAAAAGAAAGCCCCTTATGGGGCTTTTCTTTAATTCATCTATTTATCCTGCAATATTCATAATGGCAGCTAAAATTCTTGCATCATTAACTTTTCTCTTATCTTCTGGCATTTTAATAGGTTGCTTCACTTCAGTTACAATTAGTGATTTTATTTTTTTAGAATTATATTCTTCTTTATCCTTATTAGCATTCATGCTTCCAATCATAAAAAATCCTATAAATGCAACAAAAAACATACAATTAACAACAACATTTGAAAATTTATGTGCCATGAATTACTCCTGTATACCGCGACTAAAAAAGACCATTTATTCTTCAATACTAATTATTATCTATTATAATACAAATTTGGAATAAGGTACAGCTATTGTAAACATTAAAGTTTTGATATTTTACTAATCACTTGATTTTTGTCTAATTCATTTTCCAACTCTTTTTGTAAATGATAAGTATCAATTGCAATTTTTCTTTCATCTATATCTTCATAATTAAACCAATAAGGAATTGATACACAACTATCCTGAAATATATAATGATAGATATTCAACTCATATGGTCGCCAATTTGAAATATCTTGCTTAAATTTTGAATGTTCAAACATTCCTGACATATTTTTAACATTAGATACATCCCAATTAGAGATATCACAATTAAATTCTGCATTAGAAAACATATAACTCATTGTTGTTACATTAGATGTATTCCATTTACTAATATCTCCATTAAATTTAGATTTTTCAAACATTAGGTTCATATCTTGAACATTTGATACATCCCATTGACTAATGTTACCATTAAACTCTGATTCACAAAATAGAAAACCCATATCAGTAATATTGGATACATCTATATTATTTAAATTACAATTAAAACCATGTAGAGAAATTTCATTATCTATTAATTCTACTAAATGATTTAAGTTTTTAGCTATAATTGTTGTATTCATATTTTTAATTTCTTTTCTTTATAATCATTTAAATTTAAATCTTTATTTAATTCTTTATTTAACCAATAATTATCAATGGCCATTCTTCTTTTTTCTTTATCATTAAAATTGACCCAATATGGAGTTGGAGCTATATCTGCCTTAAATCTTACTTTGTCTAAATTATATGGTTTCCATTGTGATAAATCTTTACTAAATTTTGATTCATTGAAAATATCCAACATTAATTTAACATTACTGACATCCCAATTATTAATATCACCATCAAACATAGAACAATAAAACATAGCAGTCATATTTATCACATTACTTACATTCCAATTACTTATATCCCCATTAAATTTGGCATCAGAAAACATAAATGCCATATGTTTTACTTTTGAAGTACTCCATTTACTAATGTCTCCATTAAAAACTGATTCTTGAAACATATTTGACATGTTCCCAACATTTGACACATCCCATTTTGAGATATCACCATTGAATTCTAATTTATTCATACCATTATTAAAAAATAAACAACTCATGTCCTTAATTTTTGACACATCTATATGATTTAAATCGCATTGATTTCCATTTAATTTAATTTCTTCTTTAATTAATTCTTGTAAGTGAAGAGTATCTTCGGCAATAATTATTGGCTTCATATTTTTAACTTACTTTCATTATTTTTGTTTTCATTCAATTCGTGAGCTAACTCATTATTTAGTTCTTTAGCGAATTGATATTTTTTTATAAGTTTTTCTCTTTCAAAATTTTTACATTCAGCCCAATATGGAATAGGAGTTCTTGAATTATAAAACATACCTCTCACCTCTTCTAATTTGAAAGGTGTCCAATTACTTATATCCTTATCGAATTTTGCACTGGAAAACATAGCCTGCATGCATTCAACCTTAGATACATCCCATTGAGAAATATCACCATTAAAAGCAGATTCACTAAACATACCTGCCATTTCCTTAACATTAGAAACATTCCATCGGGAAATATCGTTATTAAAATGAGATACGGAAAATATAAAACTCATATCTGTAATTTGAGATACATCAACATGATTCAAATCACATTCCAGACCATATAAATTAATCTGTTCTTTTATTATTCTTCTTAAGTCATCTCTATTCTCAGCTATAATTGTGGCCTTCATATTTTTAATTTTTTCTTTAAACTACTGTTTTCTTCTAAGTTTTGAGTTAATTCTTCATTTAAAGTATATCTTTCCATAGCTATCTTTCTATCCTCTAAATTATAAAATTTTGACCAATATGGAATAGGTGCAGAACAATGTGCCATAAACTCATAAAAAAATGTCAGATTTTCAGGCTTCCATTTAGATATATCTTTATTAAAATTTGAATTAGCAAACATAAAAGCGATATTATTTACATTACGAACATCCCAATTACTAATATCCCCATTAAATCCAGAATACAAAAACATATGACTCATTGTTTTGGCATTTGATACATCCCATTTGCTGATGTCTCCATTAAATTCTGAATTTTTAAATACCTCACTAAAGTCTTTAATATTTGAAACATCTATATGATTCAAATCACATTTATGCCCATGAAAATCCATTTCTTGTTCAACCAATTTTTTTAAATGATTTCTATCTTTGGCAATAATAATTTTTTTCATATCTTTAACTTCTTTTCATTATTTTTACTTTTACTCAAATCCTGGTTTAATTCTTTCTTTAACCAATATTTTTCAATAGCTAAATTTCTCTTCTCTCTATCTGCAAATTTAGCCCAATATGGAATTACCATTTCTTTGCTAGTAAAATACTCTATAGTACCTGAAAAAGAGTATGGCTTCCAATTAGTTATATCTTTGTTAAAATCACAATCAGAGAACATGAAATCCATATCAATAACATTACTAACATTCCATTGGCTGATATCTCCATTAAATTTTGAATCCTTAAACATACGCATCATATTTTTAACATTAAAAGTATTCCACTGGCTAATATCACCGTTAAATATTGATTCATAAAACATATATTTCATATCCTTAACCTTGAAAACATTCCATTTACTAATATCTCCATTAAACTTAGAACACTCAAACATTTCAGACATATCAGTAACATTGCTAACATCCCATTGACTGATATCACCATTAAATTTAGAATTAGAAAAAATTTTACGCATATTTGTAATTTGTGAAACATCAATATGGTTTAAATCACATTGATTCCCATTTAATTTAATTTCTTGTGCAATTAATTTTTTTAAATGCTTCGTATCTTGAGCTACAATTTTATTCTTCATATTTTTAGCTTCTTTTCATTATTTTTATTTTTACTCAAATCCTGGTTTAATTCTTTCTGTAACCAATATTTTTCAATTGCATTGTCTCTCTCTACTTTATCTTGAAATTTAGCCCAATATGGAATTTGTTTTGCATTCTCACTAAAAAAGTTCGTCATCATTTTTAAATTACATGGCTTCCAATTAGAAATGTCACCATTAAACTTAGAACGAAAAAACAGACAATTCATATTCTCAACATTAGACACATCCCATTGACTTATACTCTGATTAAATTCTGACTCATAAAACATAAAACCCATATCTATAGTATTGCTTACATTCCATTGTCCTATATCTTTATTAAACTTAGAATTTTGAAACATAGAAACCATATTAGTGACATTGGAAACATCCCATTTACTAATGTCACCATTAAAAACAGCTTTAAAAAACATATTTTTCATATCTATAACATTACTTACATCCCACTGAGAAATATCACCATCAAATTCTGAATATGCAAATAATCCATACATTGCTTTAACATTCGTTACATCCCATTTACTAATGTCACCATTAAAACTTGACTCAAAAAATAACTCTTCCATATCTCTTACATTTGATACATCCCACTGTGATATGTCTCCATTAAATTTAAGATGAGCAAATAAATTACTCATATCTGTAACATTACTAACATCTATATGGTTTAAATCGCATTCATTACCATTTAATTCCATTTCTTCTTTTATTAATTTTTGTAAATGGCTCCTATCTTTAGCAATTATTTTGGATTTCATATCTTTAGCTTCTTCTCAATATTTTTATTCGCATTTAACTCCTGGCTTAATTCTTCTTTTAATGTCTTTTTTTCCTGAAAATCATTAATTGCTTTTATTCTTTCTTCTTTTTTCTCAATTTCAGCCCAATACGGTAAAGAAAAAGAAGTTTTTGATTCCAAAAACAAAATACTACCATTACAAAATCCTAAATTTAATGGACGCCAATTAGACAAATCTCCATTAAAAATGGATAAACGAAAAATATGATTCATATTTTCTACTTTACTGACATCCCAATTAGAAATGTCACCATTAAATTTAGAACCAAAAAACATATTTTCCATATTTCTTACTTTAGAAACACTCCATTTACTAATGTCTCCATTAAACTTAGATCTGTCGAACATGTGTTCCATATCATGAACATTGGAAACATCCCATTGGGATATATCACCATCAAAACTTGAACAATAAAATAAAAGATTCATTTCCGTAACATTGGAAACATCAATGTGATTTAAATCACATCCGAATCCACTTAAATTAATTTCTTTTTCAATCAATTTTTTTAAGTGCTCTCTGTCCTTTGCTATAATCATTGGCTTCATATTTTTAACTTTTTCTCATTCACATTATTATTATTCAAATCCTCATTTAATTCTTTATTTAAATGATAATTATCAATAGCTCTTTTTCTTTCTTCTTCATCTTCAATTTTTGCCCAATAAGGAACTAGCATTTTTTCGCTCAATAAATAATGAATACTTCCTAAAAAAGCATACGGCCGCCAATCACTTAAATCTTTATCAAAATCACTTCCATAAAACATTAACTCCATAGTCTCTACTTTGCTTATATCCCATTTACTGATATCGCCATTAAAATCACTTTTGAAAAATACATTATTCATATTTTTAACTTTACTAACATTCCAATTACTGATGTCACCGTTAAATTCTGATCTTTCAAATATAGAATACATGTCTTCTACCTTACTAACATCCCATTGACTAATATCTCCATTAAAGTCTGTTTCATAAAACAAAAAACTCATGTCCATAATTTGACTAACATCTATATGGTTTAAATCGCATTTATTTCCATTTTTTTTAATCTCTCTAGCGATCAATTCCAATAAATCATCTTTATCTTTAGCAATAATTGTTGGTTTCATATTTTTATTTTTTTCTCTTTGGCATCATTCATATTTAATTCTTTATTTAATTCTTTTTGTAACCAATAACTATCAATAGCTTTCGTTCTGTTTTCTGCATTATCAAAGTTAAACCAATATGGAATAGTGGCTATAGAATTCTCAAAAGCTTGAGTTACATCTTCTAATTTATATGGCTTCCAATTAGATAAATCACCATTAAATTTAGAATAACGAAACATCCACATTATATTCTCAACACTACTAATATTCCATTTCGATATCTCCCCATTGAATTGAGAATTTTGGAATACTCCTATCATAATTTTTACATTTGAAACATTCCAATTAGATATATCATTATTGAATTGTGAGGAATGAAACATATTATCCATTCTCTCAACTTTAGATGTATCCCATTTACTAATATCTCCATTAAATTTAGAAAAACTAAACATTCCCATCATTTCAACTACATTAGACACATTCCAATTAGATATATTCCCGACGAATTCAGAGTAACTAAACATAGCACGCATATCAACTACATTAGATACATCCCACCTAGATATATCACCATTAAATTTTGGAAAATAACGGAATAATTCGTTCATCCTTACTACTTTTGAAACATCAATATGATTCAAATCACAATTGTCACCATTTAATTCAATTTCATTCTTAATCAATTTTCTTAAATGTTTCTTATTTATAGCAGTAATTATAGGCTTCATATTTTTAATTTTTTTTCTCTAGTTTTATTTTCAGTTAAATCTTCACCTAACTCTTTAGCTAATTTATATCTTTCAATTGCGATATTTCTTTCTTCTTTATTTTCATAATTAAACCAATAAGGTTTATTCTCTGCTAAATCAGAAAACATAAATTCCATATATTCCACCTTTGATATATCCCAATGACTTATGTCTCTATTAAAACTAGATTTCCAAAACATTCCTCTCATATTTTTTACTTTGGATACATCCCACTTACTAATATCTCCGTTGAAATTAGTTTCATGAAACATTCCTTGCATATCTTCCACATTGGAAACATCCCATTTACTTATATTACCATTAAATCTAAAAAGATCAGAAACATGAAATAACTCTTCCATCTCTGTAATTTGAGCAACATCAATATGATTTAAATCGCATTCATAACCATTTTTTTTGATTTCTCGTGAAATTAAACTCATTAAATGATCTTTATCTTTGGCTATAATTCTTATGCCAAAAAATTCTTGAACCTTTTCTTTAATATATTTAGTAATAATTATCATTATTTATTTCCTTCAATAAATTATAACAAAAGGAATAAATAAGTAAAAATTAAATCATAATTACTTAATACTATGTTAAAATAAACCAAATACTATTTGGAGCGAACATGTTTTTTAGTTATAAAAGAAAATTAGATCATAATAAAAGCGAATTAACTCAAGCTATAAATGAATATCTTTCTAATCTTCCGATTGATGAAAGACGATTACTAAAAGATGAAATAACCTATGATCTTAAATTTAAAGAAGATTTTGGTTCTAGATTAAATGAATTGTCTAAAATGTTAGGTGCATTATGTGTTAATAACTATGAAATATTTAATAAATTATCCATAAATTTTATTGATAGAGAACACTCCCAAAATCCTCATATAATTAAAATGTATAATTTTTATATGGATAATATCTTTGAAGGTCTTGCAGAAATGTACGGACAAGAAATTAGTGACAATGCATTTCACAATATGAAGTCTGTTATGGAAAAATCTAAGATATATTATGAACTGCAAGAAAGTCTAGACAATAATTCAAGTGCTAATAAAGTACTAAAAATCTAGTATTAAAAAATAATATTGTTATAATATTTACATAATAAATTACACTAAACTATGAATACAAATAAAGACCAAACTTACTTAGTTAATGAACTTACTCAAGCTTGCAAAAAAGCAGATTTAAGCACTGTTAAAGATTTAATCAATAAAATCTCTTTTGAACTTCCTTACAATGGAAGTGCTTATGCTAAAGAAATATTTTTAGCCGCTTGTGAATCTAATGACCTAGATACAATTAAGTTTTTGGTAGACCATCATACTGCTGGTGATTATGTTAATCTTTCACAAAATATTTCTACTGGCTTAAAAATAGCAGTAAACAATCAAAATAGAAATTATGATGTCATTAGATATCTAGAAAGAGAACCTAAATTAAGTAGAGTTCTATATTTACAAAGTAGACTGCCAGCTAAAGCAGCTTATGAAGATAATCTTGAATTTTTAGATGCTGTTCTAGATTTGAATGATACCAGTAAATATAATTTATATATGTGGCCTAAATTAGATATTATTGAGTATGGCTGCAATGATGGTAACTCTTTTGTCATCAAGCATTTTTTCAATACACCTAATTTAAAAAATGTTTTAGATCCAATTCTAACATTTAAAGAAGTGTGTGAACTTAACAACCATGAACTTTTAAGTTTTTTTATTTTTGATTTAAACATCCAAAAAACTGAGCAAATTAGCGAAATCATCAAAGAAAATGAAGATGCTAAAAAAATGTTCACTATCAGAGATTTAAACAGTTCACTAGCTCAAGAGTTAGATGATCAAGAACCTCAAAGCCATCGTAAACTTAAGATGTAAATATCCACTTAAAATGTTTCTAGCTCCAATAATGATTATCATAATCTAATTATTGGGGCTAAACTTTAATGGCTTCCTATCCAACTTGACCTTATCAGCACACTTTGTGTTCGCTACCTATCATTCTGTTCAAATAATACACACTTCTTGTTAAAATTTATGTATAATCCATACACTTCTCTGAAGGTATTGGGGCAACTTGGTCAATTTTATGAATTACTAGCTAACTGGAGTCCATTATGACAGAACAAATTGATATGGCAGATATGAGTGGTGATCCATTGGGATACAATCCTAATCGTCTACTTGATACCCTTGTGCAAAACCTTAATTTGAAAAATGATGCAGCACTATCCCGCGCACTTGAGGTTGCACCTCCTGTTATCTCTAAAATCCGACACCATCGCCTACCTGTTGGTGCATCTCTCTTGATCCGCATGCATGAAGTAAGCGGCCTATCAATTAAGGATCTTCGCTACCTTATGGGAGATCGCAGGGATAAATATCGCATGAGTGATAAGCAATTCAATCCCAACAACACTAAAAAAGAAGGTGCGACAAATAAATCAGTCACAACTGATGAGCCAATCTCAAACGATGAGGCAAATTCAAATGATGGTATGATTGATTGATTGCTTAAGTATAAAAAAGATAGCTCCTTGATTGGAGCTATTTTTTTGTTTATAACATATAAATCAATATATACAGGTATTAACAATACTTTAAAAATTAAATTTAATCAAAAAAATACTATTAATAGCTTTTATTTATCATTAAATTTTTAGTTTTTTATTTCCACTTTTATTATGGGGTAATTCTTTATTTAATTCTTCATTGAAATTAAAAATATCAATTGCTTTTACTCTTTCGGCTTGATTTTCACACTTTGCCCAATAAGGAACAGCACATTTAGAACCTTTAAAAAAATCTCCAAACGCATTTAATCTATAAGGTTTCCATTGAGATAAATCACCAATAAATTTTGAATCACAAAACATATAAGACATATTTGAAACTTCCGATACATCCCATTTTGAAATATCTTTATTAAATGTAGATCCTAAAAACATACCATGCATAAGAAGTACATTTTGTACATTCCAATTAGATATATCTTGATTAAAAAATGTTCCAGCAAACATATGATTCATATCTTTAACACTAGATGTATTCCATTGGCTTATGTCATCATTAAAGTGTGAACAATAAAACATATAGCTCATATCAACTACATTGTTCACATTCCATTTACTAAGATTGCCATTAAATTTTGACTCTCTAAACATATTCATCATATCTCTTACTTTTGATGTATTCCAATTTGAAATATCACCATTAAACTGACTTTGTTGAAACATGCACTGCATATCTTTAACATTAGAGACATTCCATTGAGAGATATTGCTATTAAATTGTGAACAATAAAACATATCACTCATATCTGTGACATTTGAAACATCCCACTCAGATATATTTCCATTAAATTTTGAGTTAAAAAATAGTCCTCCCATATCAGTAATTCCACTGACATCAATATGGTTTAAGTCACATTGATTTCCATTTATTGATATCTCTTTCTGAATAAGATTTTTTAAATGTTCAGTGTCCTTCGCTTTGATGGTTGGCTTCATGGTATTAATATAATTATTCTTATAACTTATTGTAAATTAAAAAGTATTAAAAGTAAAAATACAATTATGGGTATAAAAAATATTTGAATAACCAATAAAAAAAACCCCTAACGGGGCCTATGATTAACTTGCAATAATTATGGTGGTAAGTAAAAACCATTGATCATCTAGTGGTGGCTCACTTGTTTCTATTGGTTCTTCCTTAAATTCAGACCATTTTATTTCAGTTCCTACTACTAGCTCTTTCTTTGGCTGATTAGTTTCTGTTTTCAGATCATTGTAAATTAATCCAACAATAACAAATCCGAAGCATACTCCAAGAAACATAATACTTTTAAGAAAGATTTGAAGCTTACTTTTCATAATCACTCCTATATTATTGCTATTAGTTAAAATCTCAGTTCCACTATTCTTTTGTTTATCTCATTTTTAATAATTATAACATAGTTTAGAATTATTTGACTTACTTTTTAACCTAAATATAATTAAAATATAAATATAAAGGGAATATTATGTTAAATGAAAATTTTGATTCCAAGGTTCAGCTTGCTGCTCAGGATGCAGCAGACATTCTATTAAAAAATAAATCCGATTATACTCAAGAACATTTTGAAAAAGCCATTAAAGGATTTGCCAGATCAATTAATAATTTCATATGTACGACAGAGGGAGTAGCTCAAAAAGAAAAACTTTTAAGAACCTCTGTAACTACATTAATGAATACAATAGCAGAAAAATGTCCTTTCCTAACTCAAAGAAACGATAAAGATATTTTGGTATTATCTACTGAGAATCAAAGAAAAATAGCACAAACTGTTTTGAATAGTGATTTAAGTATGTTTTCCGATAATGTAAAAAATTGTTTAGTTGAAGCTTCTGTTTGTCATGAAACCAAAAATGGACAAACTATAGATTCTAGTTTTGTATCAGAAAAATTGGTAAAAGCTAAAAACCCACAATATTTTGCTAATGAACAATTATTATTTTCTGCTGTAAATGGAAATAATGATGATTTAAAAAATCTTATAAATAAAGGGGCGGATTTACATTATCGTAATGAAAGAGCTTTAATGAGAGCCGCAGAATTAGGAAAAACAGAAATAGTAAAATTATTGGTGGAAAATGGTGCTGACTTTAAACTTAATAATTATGAAGCATTAAGATTAAGTGTAAAAAACAATCATATTGAAACTTCTACATACTTAATAAATCTTGATAGAGAAAAAAGTTTAGATACTTTAAAAAATCTTACTTATACTCCTGTTGAAGTTATTGGCGAATTAATGAATATTTCCTTAATATATGAGGAATCTACGAAAAAAGCAGCATTGAAAAATTAAATAAAAGCCTCCTAATTGGAGGCTTTATTATTTCTTATACATCTCATGACAGTTATACCGTAGAAATACTAGTTGCTAAAATTTTTTCAAAAAAGTGTAGATACTTAGTTGACATTTCCAACTAAGTGCGATATCATTACCTTACTGAAACGAAATGACAGTTCAACAAGGAGAAAAAACATGAAAGCACTAGTCTACGGCACCCCAGAATACAATGCAATTAAAGCGGAAATTCTTAAACTATTCGGCACTGATATGAGCAAATTTAATGCTCAAAAAGCGATTCGTGACCGCATTGATTATCTGAAAAACTTCCTCCGCACTACTGGTCTTAAGGGTTATGTCCTTGGTATTAGTGGTGGTGTTGACTCAACTACTGCTGGCCGACTCGCTCAACTAGCATGTGAAGAACTTCGTGCTGAAGGCTATGATGCAAAATTCGTTGCAATGCGCTTGCCTGCTGGTGTTCAACTTGATGAAGCTGATGCACAAGAAGCACTGAAATTCATTAATCCTGATATTATTCAAACCGTTAATGTTGGCCCTGCTGCTACTGCACTAGCAATGGAATGTGTTAATGCACTAGAAGCTACAGGCTTCAACCTGACTCCTGAACAGAGGGACTTCCATAAAGGTAACGGCAAAGCTAGAATCAGAATGAGCGCACAATTTTTTGTTGCAGCGGCACTTCGTATGGCCGTTTTGTCAACAGATCACGGAAGTGAGGCAGCTACTGGATTCTTTACAAAGTTTGGAGATGGCGCAGCCGACTTAACTGTTCTTAATGGCCTTATTAAAACTCAAGTTCGTCTAGTTGCTAAAGAACTTGGTGCACCAGAAAGACTTTGGGCGAAATTGCCAACCGCAGATTTAGAAGAGCTAAATCCAGGCAAACTCGATGATGTTGGCTTTGGCTTCCCATATGAGTCTCTTGATGCATTCCTAATGCATAAAGAAATTGCACCTGAAGTTGAGGCTAAAATCATTCATCAATATGTTATTACTCAACATAAGCGTGATCCAATTGTAGCTTTCCCTAGTTAATAAGGAATAGAAAATTAAAAAGCCTCCTAGATGGAGGCTTTTTGTTTTATTGTTTATAGTTTTTAAAATAATCTTTGTCTTTGCACTCTGGACACCAACGATTTTTGCTTATGATCTCCGTTGTCCTAAAAAAAATTGGGTGCATATCATCATGGCATTTCCATTCTAATGGTGTATTAGAGTTTATATATTCTGCTGACAAGCAATGACCTTTTTTAGATTTTGCATATAATTTAGCTTTTTCTAAAAATTCTTCTTTAGAAAATTTACCTACACATCGAGGACACCAAGCATTTCTATCTATTATCCATATGCCTGTTTCCCAAAATGGATGCTCATCATTTCTACACTTCCATTTCAATGGAGTATTGTAATTTATATAATATTCTGATAAACATTCTCCACCTTTTGATTCAGCATATACCTTAGCTTTCTCTAGAAAAGCATCCTTATAACTAGTTTTATTAGCTTCAATAATTTTTTTAACTAACTCATCATAATCAAAATATTTATTAAAGTTTATATTATTTTTTTCTAGTTCATCTACTACATAAGCAATCCAATCATCAATCGAAGATACCTGCTTAACATCATTTATAACAAATAAATAAACTCCGTTATCTTCACAGCTTTTCTTTTTAATTTTGTCTTTTTTAATGATATCTTCTAAGTTACTACCATCATAAACATTATCTTCAAAATGATGCCTTCCTTGAAATTCAAAAGCAAACTTATGTTCTTCATTGTATCCATCAAGTTCTAATGAATGATCGGTTTCAGGATTTATAATCCATGATGGCCTAGCTTTATTAAGATTAAATCCTAATAAATATTCTAAAATTACCCTAGTATTATTCTCTTTATAATAAGTGCTATTTCCACACTCAGGACACCAAGTATTATTATTGAAAACATTACTCATGGATGTGGCCCAACTTTTATGAGAAGGATCAATACACTTCCACAGATAATGATCATTTACAGTAGTAAATTTTTTACTTAAAAATTCTCCACCTTTACTTTCAGCATGAATTTTAGCTTTTTCTAACCATTCTTCCGCAGAAAATTGCCCAACACATCTAGGACACCAACGATCAAGAGTACCAACGACATTTCCATATGTTGCTTCCCAAGGTTGATGACTTTTATCGACACATTGCCACAACAATTTATCATTGCTTCTTGTATATTCGGTAGATAAACATTCTCCTCCTTTAGATAAAGCATGTTCTTTTGCTTTATTAAGATATTTATCTCGTAAAGGCTTATCGTTTTCATGTTCACAATCTTTACACCATCGTTTATTAGGAACCAAGTGGTCATAACATGAAAACCATGATTTATGTTTAGGATTATGACATTTAAATTCTAATTTAGTATTTTGATTTTCATATTTATCAGATAAACATGTTCCACCTTGTGAAATAGCATATTCCTTTGCCATTTCCAAATATTCCTCAGCAGTAAACTTACCTGCACAATAACGACACCATCCACCATTTTTAACAACATTTCTAAATTCAGCAAACCAAGGTTTATGTTTGTCGTTTTTGCATTTCCATTCAATTAAAGTATGAGATTTAATTTTATCTGACTTTGAGAATTTAAAATTACCATCTTTATTATTAGATTTAACATACATAAGAGCTTGTTCATAAGCATCATGTATAACTCCACGATCCTTATCACACTCTTTACACCACTGTTTTCTTGTCACTACATGCTCAAATGTAGATTCCCAAGTATGTCCTTGATTACATTCCCATTTTAATTTAGCTTTTGCCTTTTTATATTCAGTAGAAAGACATTTTCCACCCTCTTCTGCTGCACGAGCTTGAGCTTTTTGTAATCCATCATTTAAAGCATATTTCTTGGCTTGCTCTTCTTTTATACATAAAGTACACCAAGAACCTCTGCTAATTATTTCGCCAGATGCATACCAACTCGGATGATCGGGATTATGACATTTCCAATGAAGCTTAGCTTTAACTGTTATGTATTCACTAGAAAGACACTGACCACCTTTTCTACTTTTTGCATAATCTTTAGCTCTTTGTAATTGCTGCTCTTTAGTTGGTTTCATATAAAATCAGTTTGTTTGAAGCAACATTTTAACAAACAAGCAGATTTTATGTCAAATTTTAAGGTTAAAATCGTTGGATTTTAGTGTTAAAACAACAATTTGATTTGCCTTCTCCTAATTTTCTTATATCTTTATATAATCACTCCAATTTAAGGACTATTATCATGAAAAAAATAATACTTGGTTCACTTCTCAGCTTATTTGCTTGTTCTTCATTTGCTGCATATGAGTTTGATGATTTGTATATATTTTTTATGAAAAGTTCTGACAAAAAAGAGCTTTTAAAGAATGCTATTAATGATGATAAACATTTGAGAGATATTGTTGGTGATAAAAAATGTGATAAGGTTACGAAATTTGCTACCATAACAGAGAATGGTTATGCACTTCACTTACAAGTATCATGTAAGAATATTAAGGATGATTTTCATATTTTTATGACTAAAACTGTTGATAGTTCTCCTCCTTTAAGTTCTTGTGAGGAAGCTTCTAAAAAATTCGTGCCTAAAGCTCAATGTAAAGGTAAATTGAAACAATAAAAAGCCCTTTAGTGGGGCTTTTTTACTTGGTAGTAACCGTATAGTTGTCAATTATATCAATATTATTTTCTTGGCAATATAAGTTAAAGATATCTTGATCATTAAAAGTTTCTTGGGCTAGGATTAATGCTCGTTCATCTTGGGACATAGCTATAACTTCTTCAATAGTATGGGTATATTGGAGATAAATATCTTTTTCTTTGAAGATATTGTGTAGTGGTGGATTCATGATTCCATCAAATATAAAACCCCATTCTGTATTTTTTATAAGACAAAAATATGTTCCTTGGGGTTTATTTAAGGTAATAGAATAGAGGCGGCTATAGGGATTTTTTTTATTTTCAGCAGCATATCGTTCTAAACGGCTCACAGTAGATGACATTTTTTTCCTTTAGATTAACTGGTTTTAGTATTATATTTATTTATAAAATGTGCAAGTTAATTTATATCATTTAATTTTTACTGAGGATTTTGGTATTGGCGGTAGATCTTTAACAAATTCTTCAAGTTGGCTGATTAGGTTAGGATTTTTTTCCATAATCTCACCCAGTTTATCCATTCTTGCTAACCAGGCATCAAATACTTCAGGAATTACTGTTTTGAGTTCATTGTGAAATTTTTCGTCGTATCTTTGAGTAATGCCTGCTTGAAGTGAAACATTTCCAGGGAATGTTAGATTATCTGTATCTTGCATCCACTCAACAGTTTCTTTAATAGTAGGATTTTTACTTGCATCATGAAAATAGGCTAAAAAGTCATTTTCTTTACTTCTCAATACCATAAATGCTGTATCAAATGTAATTTCTCCATTTTCTTTATTAGTCTGGTACATATTTTTAAGTTCGTTCAATTGATCTAAATTACTTGCTTCAATCATTGTAGGGATTGGTTCAAGATTCATTTTTAGCTCCGGTCATTATTGGATAGATAATATGATAGCACAAAAATGATTATTTGATAAATTATTGTGTTAAAATTGAGCATAACTAATAATAGGATGAAGATATGGCCGTTCAATTTAAATTCTTATCTGAAAAATATCAGGCTATTCGAAACCAAAATTTGAGTAAGTATATTTTGGCAAAAAGCCTTAATCATTTAAAATATGTTATTGAAAAAGAAATTAATCAGTATGGTGATTGTTGTGATTTAAATCATATAGATGTTTCTCAGATTACAGATATGGATGGTTTATTTGCGGATTTAAAATTTAATGGAGATATTTCAAAATGGAATGTTTCTAAAGTTACTAGTATGAATAGTGTCTTTAAATACTCTGATTTCAACGGCGATATATCTAATTGGGATACATCTAATGTTGAGAGTATGTTTAATATGTTTTCTGACTCTACATTTAACGGGGATATTAGTAAATGGAATGTTTCTAAAGTTAAGAATATGAATGCTATGTTTTCAGGCTCGCAATTTAATGGAGATATTTCACAATGGGATGTGTCTAGTGTTACGCATATGACTCAGATGTTTTTAAACTCATCATTTCATGGAGATATCTCTAATTGGAAACCATATAACTTAAAAAGGAATTATGGATCTTTTAGTGACTCAACTATTAATCAACCTTATTGGATAAATTATGAAGATAGGGAAGAAAGAAATAAGGCCATTGACAGTTATCATCTACAAAAAAAATTGAATGAAGATTTGACTGTTAATGATAGCTCAAATAAGAAAATAAAAATATGAAAACTAAAATTATTGCTCAAGGTAAGGAGGATTTAAAAAATTTTAGGTAATGGTGATGATTTAATAAAGAGAACTAAAATATAAAAAAGCCTCTATCTAGAGGCTCTCCTTTTAATTTAACACACTATAACCACGACCTGTTAAGCATCTCTTTATAATATTTCTTTGAGTTCCTTCTGCTGATGCTCCACCACTCAATGCTCCGTATGTTCCACCATAATTCATCGTTGAATTACGAATATACGAGTTTCCTGTAGAACCACCTACTGCTGCACCTATTAAAGTTCCAACGACTGCACCAGCTATAACACCATCCATTCCACTTGGTGCCTCTTTAGCGAATTCCTGGCATTCTTTTAAATCTTGTTCATATTTTGCACGATTGATTACTTTGCTATCTATTATGGGACGATAATTAGCCCCCATATTGGCACATCCTGAGATAGATAGTATGAGAATTGAAGAGATAATAGTTTTTATTATTTTGGTCATTATGGTCCTTTAGTTAGATATTAATTATATTAAATTTAAATTGTATTTCTACTGTTATATTTAATAGTAAATTGATAGTTATTTTTATTTTGCTAGAATAAAGTAATGGAGATAAACATGAAAATTGTTAAACAATATATTAACTATTTAATTAAAAGGTTTTCTAGTGATAAAATTATTGCTAGAAATAAAGGACATTTAGAACAATTAATTAATGAAGAAATTGAACAGAATGGTAATAATTGTGATTTAAATCATATTGATGTAAGTAAGATTACAAATATGAGTTTTCTATTTGAAAAAACTGAATTTAATGGTGATGTTAGTCAATGGGATGTCTCCAATGTTGAGAATATGGAAGGGATGTTTTACAGAGCAAGATTTAATGGTGATATTAGTAATTGGAATACTTCTAATGTTAAAGATATGAGTCGTATGTTTGAAAGCTCTGAATTTAATAGTGATATATCAAAGTGGAATACTTCCAAAGTAGAAAATATGGGTTCACTATTTCTTGGCTCTATTTTTAATGGTGATATTTCAAATTGGGATGTAAGTAATGTAATAAATATGAGATACATGTTTAATGCTTCTGTTTTTTCGGGCAATATAAATGAATGGAAACCATATAAATTAGGTTCGTGTTATGAAATGTTCACTTTTGCTACAGTTATTATTCCTTACTGGGCTGAATTTGACGATAAACAAGCAAGAAAAGAAGCAATTGATAAATATAAGCTACATAATGATTTAAAAAATGATTTAAAGATTAATGATGAACCTAAAAAGAAAAGCCTTAAAATATGAAGCCTAAAATTATAGCTAGAGATAATCAGCACTTAATAAAATTAATTAATATAGAAATTGCATTGAATGGTAAGGAATGCGATTTAAATCATATTGATGTTTCTTTAGTTAAGAGCATGAGGACTGTTTTTAGCAATGGTAATTTTAACAGCCGTTTTAATGGGGATATTTCAAAATGGGATGTGAGCAATGTGACCAACATGGATAGCATGTTTAGAAGTTCTAAATTTAATGAAGATATCTCTAACTGGAATGTTTCAAATGTCACAAATATGTATTATATGTTTGTTTATTCTAAATTCAATAAAGAAATATCTAACTGGGATGTTAGTAGTGTTATAGATATGGAAGAGATGTTTGCCGAATCAAATTTTAAGCAGGACTTATCAAAATGGAAGCCGATTAGTTTAGAACAAAGTAATAATAATATATTTATTAAATGTCCTGCACCAATTCCTTATTGGGCAAATTATGATAGTAATGAAAAATTGATAAAAGCTATTGAATCTTATTGTTTAAGTGAGGATTTGAGCCAAGAGTTAAGTGAAAATAATAGCTCTAAGAAAAAGGTAAAAATATGAAGCCGACTATAATACCTAATAACAAAATACATTTAGTGAAGTTAATCGAGCAGGAAATAGAATCACATGGAAACGGATGTGATTTAAACCATATTGATGTTTCTAGTTTTACTGATTTAAGTAATTTATTTAATGGCAAGGATTTTAATGGAGATATCTCTAAATGGAATGTTAGTAATGTAGAAGATATGAGTTATATGTTCGACTATTCTGAGTTTAATGGAGATATTAGTAATTGGAGTGTTGGTAAAGTTAAAAATATGAATAATATGTTTAGTCATTCTAAATTTAATGGAGATATTTCTAAATGGGACACTTCTCAAGTTGAAAGTATGGAAGGATTGTTTTCCAATTCTAAATTCAATGGAAATATAAGCAAATGGGATGTTTCTCAGGTTAAAAACATGCATATGATCTTTTGGCAATCAAAATTTAATGGAGACATTTCTAATTGGACTGTTGGAAATGTTGAAGACATGGAAGGAATTTTTACAGAATCTGATTTCAGTCATGATTTAACTAAGTGGGAACCATATAAATTAAAATATGGTATTTGTGAAAGTGCTACAACTGTTGGAGGGTTTGATAATTGTCCAGCACCAATTCCTTATTGGGCCAAAGTTAACGATAAAGAAAAACGAGACAGATTAATTGATATTTATCATTTCCAAAAAGAATTAAGTAAAGAATTAAGTAATAATAATAATGCTAAAAAGAAGGTAAAAATATGAAAAATAAAATTATTGCTAAAGATAAAGCTCATTTAACAGAATTAATTCAACAAGAAATTGAATTAAATGGAAACGAATGTGATTTAAACCATATAGATGTTTCTAATGTTACTGATATGAGTTATATTTTTGAATACTCTCAATTTGATGGCGATATTAGCAATTGGAATGTTAGTAAGGTCAAATATATGACTAATATGTTTAATTATTCTGAATTTAATGGGGATATTAGTAAATGGAATGTAAGCAATGTTGAAAGTATGTTGGGAATATTTTCCAATTCTAAGTTTAATGGTGATATAAGCAATTGGAATGTGTCAAATGTTAAAAACATGTATATGGCTTTTTGGAAATCAAAGTTTAATGGTGATATATCCAATTGGGATGTTAGTAATGTTGAAAATATGGGTGGAATTTTTACAGAATCTAATTTTAGTCATGATTTAATTAATTGGAAGCCATATAAATTAGAAGAGGGTATTTCTGGAAATACTACGACTGTTGGAGCTTTTTATCATTGTCCAGCAAAAGCTCCTTATTGGTCCAAAATTGATGATAAAGAAAAGAGAAATAAATTGATTGATATTTATCATCTCGAAAAAGAATTGAATACAGAGTTAAATGATAATAGTAGCTTTAAGAAAAAGATAAAAATATGAAGACTAAGATAATAGCTGAAGATAAAGACCATTTAAGAGATTTAATTAGAGAAGAAATGAGATTAAATGGGAAAAAATGTGATTTGAACCATATTGATGTTTCTAATATCACTGACTTATCTAATTTATTTAAAAATTCAGATTTTAATGGAAATATCTCACAATGGGATGTTAGTAATGTTACTGACATGAGTGAACTTTTTAATTGGTCTAAATTTACCGGAGATATTAGTCTGTGGGATGTTTCTAATGTTAAAAATATGCGACTTATGTTTTACAAATCATTATTTGATAATGATTTAAGTAAATGGAATACATCTAAGGTAGAAGATATGAGTTTAATGTTTAACGACTCAAAATTTAATAGAGATATCTCTCAATGGAATGTTTCTAATGTTAAAAATATAGAAATGATGTTTTATGGTTCTGAATTTAATGGTGATATATCAAATTGGAATGTTTCAAATGTCATCAATATGCAAATGATGTTTGAAAAATCAAAATTCAATGGAAATATATCAAATTGGAATGTTTTTAATGTTAAAAATATGAGTGGTATGTTTAATGCCTCTAAATTCAATGGTGATATTTCAGAATGGGATGTTTCTAATGTTTTAGATATGCACAATATGTTTTTTAAGTCAGAATTTAACGGTGATGTATCTGAATGGGATGTTTCTAATGTAAAAAATATGAGCAATATGTTTAGAGAGTCAAAGTTTAATAAGAATGTTTCTAAGTGGAATATTTCTCATGTGAATGATTTACAGGGTATGTTTTACAAAACAAAATTTAATGGAGATATTAGCCAATGGAATACAAGCAATGTTCGAAATATGGCTATAATGTTTGCTGCTTCAGATTTTGATGGAGATATTAGTAATTGGGATGTATCAAATGTTGAGAATATGGAATATTTATTTAAAAACTCCAAATTTAACGGCGACATATCCAATTGGATGCCTTTAAAATTAGAAAACTGCATGAATATGTTTGATGAAAATGCCCCAAATATTCCTTATTGGGCAAAAATTGATGATCAAGAAAAAAGAATACTGGCTATTAATAATTATTTGTTACATAAAGAATTAAGACAAGAATTAACTAGTAACAATGAGATTAAGAAAAAAATCAAAGTATGAAATCTAAAAAATAGCTAAACATAGATTCACTTAATAAAAAAATATTGAGTTATATAGGCGCAGTAATAAAAGCCCCTTCTTGGTTTTATTTTTTAGATTTTGTTTTATTTTTATTTAAATTTCCTTTTTCTTTTTTATAACCATTAATATAAGAAGATTTTGGAGCTACTACCTTATCATCTAAGAAAGGATTATCTGTCTGAATAAAAAGAATATCAGGATCATTATAAGATGAATTGTTGGTTTTAAAATTATCTACCTTTTTATGTCCATAATTTGTGCAGGCAGTTAATAATAAAATATTTAATATTATGAATTTTTTTTTCATATTAGATTCCTATTGTTATGCATTTTAAGTAAAAAATTACTATATATGATTATTAAAGTCTAATGGGATTCTTTGCTATTTAATGATTATTTGATTTAAATTAAATTGTTTGTATCTTTATATATTAATTCAGCCCAATATATCCAATACCTGTTAAGCATCCTCTAATAATATTTTGTTTTTGGTTTATTTTCCCTTATTATTAATATAACAAACGGAATTTAAAAATGAATAATAAAGAAAAATTTTTGCTTGATTTATTAAATAAGGCTGATAATGTAAGGGTTGACTCTAATCATGAGGATTATTTCTGCTTTAGACCTAAAGATATTAATTTTGAAATAAGGATTCCTTATAATCATTATTCAAGTATGATTAATGTAAACTTTGTTTTAAATACGGTAAGTAAAAGTGATAATGGAGAAAAGGGTGTTAGTTTAACATTTTCATCTATTGAAGAGGCTCCTAATTTTATGGCAGAAATTTATAAAAGACACGAGGAAGGGTTTAATAAGCATGTACAAAATACACCTTTTCCACAGGATACTCTTGATAGAATAGAGGATATGTTAAAAACTCCAATGGATAAAAGAGATTACCCTTATTTTATTAGTGGGCAATTAGAGTCTTTAGTCCTTAGAGATCATGAAGAATCACACGGAATACAAATTGATTTAGGTAAGGGGATTTATGATCGTGGAGAAAGTTTAAATTTAAATCCTTTATCATTTTTAGTTTTAGACTGTTTTTTAAAAGATGAAAAAACTTCATATATTAGTAAATACAAAAAAATAATTCCAGCTTTCTTAATTGAGCAATATCCTATTATATCTAGTGTAGTTAAGGTTAATAAATTTACTGATAATTTGACTGATTTAACGAATTCACTATATCAATTGGATCACAGTTCTGGTGCTGTATTAACATCAATGATTCTTGATGTTGAATTAGACAATAAACCTGGCAATCAAAAGAAAAATAAGCTTTAATATAAAAGCCCAACCTAGGGCTTATCTTTATTTTAAAATTAATTCATGGAGATAAATATGAAACAAATAGTTGTAGCTTCCAGTTCTTATCACTTACAAGAATTAATTAAAGATGAAATGAATTTATATGGAAACAGATGTGATTTAAACCATATTGATATAAGTAAAATTGATGATCTTTATGGTTTATTTAGTTCATCAGATTTTAATGGTGACATTAGTAAATGGAATGTTTCACATGTCAAAAGCATGAATAATATGTTTTCTAGTTCACGGTTTAATGGGGATATTAGTAAGTGGGATGTTAGTAGAGTTAAAAATATGGGCTGGATGTTTTATGAATCAGATTTTAAAGGAAACTTAAATAATTGGAAACCTTTTAATATAGAATATTTCGAAGGTATTTTTGATAAATGTATTATTGATGTTCCTTATTGGGCTAATTTTGAAGATAAAGAAAAAAGAAAAACAGCTATTGAAAATTATTGGTTAGAAAAAGAATTAAATAAAGAATTAGGTGACAATAGTAATTCTAGGAAAAGAATAAAATTATGAAACATAAATTATTTTTAATTTTAGCAGGTATCAAAAAAAATTTTTTAGGAATACAACCTGAAATAATCGTTGCTAAAGATAGAGAGCATTTAGATTTTTTAATTCATGAAGCAGTTAAAAAATATGGAAATGAGTGCGATTTGAATCATATTGATGTGTCTCAAATTACTGATATAAGTAATTTATTTGCTTATTCTAAATTTAATGGAAATATTAGTAATTGGGATATTTCTAATGTTGAAAATATGGAGAATCTTTTTTTATATTCTGAGTTTAATGGGGATATTTCTAAATGGAATGTAGCGAATGTCACAAACATGGACAGTCTTTTTTCACACTCAAAATTTAATGGGAATATCAGTAATTGGGATGTTTCAAGAGTTAAAAATATGAGATATATGTTTGATTCATCCCAATTTAATGGAGATATTAGCAAATGGAATGTTTCTAAAGTAGAGAACATGAATGCAATGTTTTATACATCTAAAGTATTTAGTGATTTAACTAACTGGAAACCTTACAATGTAAAAGAATGGGCAGGCACATTTATTAGATCTAACATCAACACACCATATTGGTATCGTCATGATGACCAAGATATGGCACAAATTATTGACACATATCATTTACATAAAGAGATAAATGCGGAATTAAATATTCAAAGTACGCCTAAAAAGAAGGTAAAAATATGAAAAATAATTTCTTTTTAAATTTATTTAGCATCTTTAAAACTAAAGAAGATAAAAATAATAAGATTATTGCTAAAGACAGAGAACATTTGATTAGTCTTATTCAAGAAGAGATAAAGTTACATGGAAACGAATGTGATTTAAACCATATTGATGTTTCTCAAGTGAAGAATATGTCTACTTTATTTCTTCATTCTGATTTTAATGGAAATATTAGTCAATGGGATATGAGTAATGTTGAGTTTACAATGGAGATGTTTACACATAGTAAATTTAATGGAGACATTTCTAAATGGGATGTTTCTAATGTCAAAAATATGAAAAGCATGTTTGAATATTCGCGGTTTAATGGGGATATAAGTCAGTGGGATGTTTCTAATGTCATTAATATGAATTCTCTGTTTATTAATTCATATTTCAATAGTGATATAAGCAATTGGGATGTTTCTAATGTTAAAAGTATGAGTCATATGTTTTCTAATTCTAGGTTTAATAATGATATATCTAAATGGAATGTATCAAGTGTTAAAGATATGTCTTTTATGTTTTGGAGGTCTGAATTTGATGGTGATATTTCTAAATGGGATGTTAGTAATGTAGAAAACATGAAATATATTTTCTCATCTAGTAAATTCGATGGCGACATCAGTAATTGGAATGTTTCAAATGTTAAAGATATGTCTTTTATGTTTGAAAATTCTTATTTTAGCGGTCATATTGGTAAATGGGATGTAGAAAATGTAGAAGACATGAGTCATATGTTTTTTGATTCTAAATTTAATGGAAACTTATCTGATTGGAAACCGTATAGTTTGAAAGATGGGCTTATTGATTTAAGTGTTAATATTACCAGTCCTTATTGGGAAAAAATTGAGAATCAAGAAAGAAGAATACTAGCTATTAATAATTATTGGTTAAATAAAGAATTGAAGAAAGAATTAATTGGTAGTAATGAAGTTAAGAAAAGAATAAAAATATGAAACCAAGGATTATTGCTAAAGATAGAGAACATTTAGACTTTTTAATTCATGTGTCAATTAAACAATATGGTAATCAATGCGACTTAAATCATATAGATGTGTCTAATATTACGAATATGTATGAATTATTTCAACAATCTAAATTTAATGGCGATATCAGTAATTGGAATGTTAGTAATGTCAGATATATGAACTATATATTTAGAGAAAGTTTATTCAATGGTGACATAAGTAAATGGGATGTTTCTAAGGTAGAAGATATGGGTAGTATGTTTTGGAAGTCTAGTTTTAATGGAGATATCAGTAATTGGAATGTTTCTGGTGTCAAAAATATGCAAAATATGTTTTGTTCATCAAATTTTAATGGCGATATCAGTAATTGGGATACATCTCAAGTACTAAGTATGGGTTTTATGTTTAGGGAAAGTTTATTTAATGGTGACATAAGTAAATGGGATGTTTCTCAGGTTAGAGATATGAGCTATATGTTTAAAAATTCTCAATTTAATGGTGATTTAACCAATTGGAAGCCATATAGCATAGAAGATATGACTGAAATTTTTCATAAATGTTCTGCTAAAAAACCATATTGGGCAAAATATACTCATGAAGGTATTGTAAAAGCTATTAATGCATATTATTTAAATCAAGAATTAAGTAAAAATTTGAGTCAGAATAATGTTAATGAAAAGAAGTTAAAAATATGAAGAATACAATTATAGCTACAGATAAACAGCATTTAATAGAGTTAATTAATGCAGAAATTCAATTAAATGGTAATAATTGTGATTTAAATTATATTGATGTTTCTAATGTTACTGATATGACCTATTTATTTGAGCATTCTCTGTTTAATGGAGATATATCTAAATGGGATGTTTCTAGCGTAAAATGTATGTATGGAATGTTCGGATTTTCTATATTCCGAGGTGATATTTCTAAATGGAATGTATCTAATGTTACAAATATGGGAGCAATGTTTTATGATTCTGAATTTAATAATGATATATCTGATTGGGATGTTTCTAAAGTAGAAAGTATAAGAGAAATATTCAGAGATTCTAAATTTAGTCAAGATTTATCAAAATGGAAACCATATAGTTTGGATTGTATAGTTGAGGCTTTTAAGAATTGTTTAGCACCTATCACATATTGGGCTAATTTTGAAAATAAAGAAATAAGAAATAAAGCTATTGATGCTTATTGTTTACAAAAAGTGTTGGGGCAAGAACTAGTTGAAAAAAATAAATTAGAAAAGAAAGTAAAAATATGAAACCTATAATTATAGCTAACGATAGAGAACATTTGAAAGATTTAATTTATAATGAATTAGAATTAAATGGGAGTAAATGTAACTTAAATCATATTGATGTTTCGCAAATAATAACAATGAATGGATTATTTACTGATTTGGATTTCAATGGAGATATTAGCTTATGGAATGTTTCTAATGTAATAGAAATGCGAGGTTTATTTGCATATTCTACATTTAATGGAGATATATCAAAATGGGATGTATCAAATGTTAAAGATATGCATGAAATGTTTAGAGAATCTGAATTTAATGGGGACATATCAGATTGGGATGTTTCTAATGTTGAAAATATGTTTGAAATGTTTAGGTCTTCAAAATTTAAAGGGGATATATCTAATTGGAAACCATATAATTTAAAATCTCCTCCAAAATCTATGTTATATAGAGGTATACAAATAGGTATCCACATACCTTATTGGATTGAATATGATGATCAAGAAGTTAGAAGAAAAGCTATTAATGCTTATCATTGGAAAAATGAATTAAATAAAGAACTAACTTCAGAATTAAGTCTTAATGAAATTAAAGAAAAAAAATTAAAAATATGAAACCTATAATTCTAGTCAAAGATAGAGAACATTTAATAAAAATTATAAATCAAGAGATTGAATTACATGGAAACGAATGTGATTTAAATCATATTGATGTTTCTAGTATTACAGATATGAGTTATTTATTTTATGAATTAGACTTTAATGGAGATATTTCAGGGTGGGATGTGTCCAAAGTTGAAAATATGAGAAGTATGTTCAATACTTCTAAATTTAATGGCGATATATCTAATTGGGATACATCTAATGTTAAGAATATGGTTTCAATGTTTTATAATGCAATATTTAATAGCGACATTTCAAAGTGGGATGTTTCTCATGTAACAAACATGAATTATATTTTTGCTCATTCTGATTTTAAAGGTGACATATCTAAATGGAAGCCTTATCAATTAGATAAAGTTGACTTAATTGTTTCAGATAAATCAATAAGTGTATATTGGACTAAATTTGAAGATAAAAATGAAAGAAATAAAGCTATTGATACTTATTGGCTAGAAAAAGAATTAAGGCAAGAATTAAGTGAAAAAATCATCTCTGATAAAAAAATAAAAATATAAATTAAGCCTCTATTTGAGTTTTTTATCGTTTTATCTTTTATTTATGCGATTTGGTATAAATAATATTATCAATTATGTCACAATGGTGATATTACTAAATGCATTTTCATTGACTAGATTGATGTTCATCTTTAACCAAACATTCTTCAATCTTTCCGTCTGCAACAAAATCTCTAACCCAATTTGGCCTACGACCTCTGGATGCAATATTACCTATCCATTTTTCTCCTGTTTCTGGATTCATATAGGTAAACTTTTCTTTGCTTGTAGGTTTTAATTTCGAGGTAGAAACATTACCTGAAAAGAATTTATTCAGTTCAGTTTTTGTAATACCATATAGAACAATCAATGCCCAACTTCTTCAATGATTTTTGATCTTTCCTTTTTAACAAGAGCCCTCTTTTGCGCCTCAAGTTCATCAATCTGTTTCTGTAGGTTAAATAGCTTATCAGACATATTGAACTCCACTTAATTAATTAAATGAACTATATATGGATTTTGAACTTTAATCAATATATTTTTCATTTGAATTCGGCTAGAAAACGGTCATAATAAAACTAATATCATTTTGAAAACATGTATTGAAGAAGTAGGTGAGAGTTCACTATATATGGTAAAACCATACTGAGCAGGTTTTGAGAATAAAACATTGATCATGAATGAATCAATATTGTGGTCCTACTGATGTTCATCTAAAAACTTTATTGTTTATTAATTTTAGTTTGATAGAATTTAGATATGGAGATTTAATATGAATAATGAAGAATATTATCAAGCATGTCATGATGGTGATATGGAAAAAGTTAAAGCTGGCACTAAAGAATTAAATATATTTAAAGATCTTTTTAATTACACCTTTAGAAATGCTATAAATGCGGCATGCCAAGGTAAACAATTAGATGTTATTAAATATTTATTTAACGAAATACCAGAAGAAAACAAAACACATTATGTATATAAATGTCATTTTGACGATTATGGCAATAGTATTTTAGAAACATGTAAAAATGGTTCAATAGAAATATTAGATTTTTTTAGAAATAGGTCAGGCTTTCTTGGTAATGTCAATAATTTTGAAAAGTGTGCTAGAGAAGCATACCAAAATGGGCAGCTTGATGTTATAAAACATTTATTAAGTCTACCTGATGGTAAAGATTATATTATTTACAAAAAATATTATAATTCAATTTTTTCTACTGATTATACAGAAGGAAATACTGTTGCTAAATACTTTTTAAGTAATCAAAACTTAAGCAAAGATATCAAAACTCTTCGTTTATTAGAACGAGCTTATGAATCAGATAATGTTGAATTGGTTGAATACATGATTTTTGATTTAGATATGCAATATAGCAAAAAGGTTAAAAAGACAGTTGAGCATTTTAAATCTGAAGTATTAGATGTTCCTTATTTATTTGCTAATCGTGAGAAATTTAAATTGGCAAAAGAATTAAATTCAGAGCTTAACGATAATAAAATAAATTCTAAAAGAATAAAAATATGAAAAATACAATAATAGCTAAAGATAAAGAGCACTTAATTGAAATTATTAAACAAGAAATCGAATTAAATGGAAATGAATGTGATTTAAATCATATTGATGTAAGCCAGGTAACAGCCATGAACAGACTTTTCATGCACTCTGATTTTAATGGTGACATATCTAAATGGGATGTTTCTAATGTTACAGATATGAGTCTTATGTTTAACCGATCTGAATTTAATGGAGATATAAGCCAATGGAATGTTTCTAAAGTAGTCAAGATGGCTGGATTATTTTGTGATTCATGCTTTAATGGCGATATTAATAATTGGAATACTTCTAATGTAAGAAGAATGGAATATATGTTTAGCGAATCAAAATTTAATGGTGATATAGGTAAATGGGATGTAAGTAAAGTAGAAAATATTACCGCTATGTTTTATAAATCAGATTTTGAAGGAAATATTTCAGATTGGAAGCCATATAATTTCACAGAGTGGGGAAATACCTTTACTGATGCAAAAATATCACCACCATATTGGTTTTCTCTTCATGGAGATGAGAGAAAAAAAGCTATTGATAGATACCATTTGAATAAAGAATTAAACGAAGAATTAAATTTAAATAGTAATCTTGGAAAGAAAATTAAACTGTAATTTTTTAAAGAATTTGGTGTATAATTTAATTTTAAATTTGCATTTAAATAGATGAAAACTTCTCAAAATACTTATTGGCATGCATCTAATTCTGATTTGCAAGAAAATCAATTGTTAGTTAGTAAGAAAAATAGTCCTTACTTTGGAGATTATGAAAAGCTACTTGAACGGTTTAGACCAATTACAGCTTGTTCAAGGCTGAATTCATTTTATTTGTCAAATAATAAAAATTATGTAGAGCAGTTTGGAAACAATTTATATAAAGTTGAGCCAATTGGTGATTATACAATTTGTGCTATTGGTTGGTTTGGTATTATGTCTGCTTTGCTAAATAAGAACGGTCTTGTTAAAGGTATGGTTGATGGGAAGTATAAGTTAGAAAAATTGCCTAAAGAAGCTGAACCAACAATAGAGGAAATTGTTTATCGTTATTTTTCTGGTGTTCCTCCTACAGCAAAAGATTTAGAAGTTTATGACTTAAAATCTGATGCTGAGACAAAAGTATTGGAAGTGTTAGCTCCTAAAATTAGAATTATTAAGTCTTATTCATAGCCTCAAATAATATTGAAATTAAATTAAGCCCCACTAAGGGGCTTTTCTATTTAGTTTAATTTGATAGAATTAATTTATGGAAAATAATATAAATCATAAAATTATTGCTCAAGATAAAGAGCATTTAAAACAATTAATTAAAAATGAAATGAAATTACATGGAAACGAATGTAATTTGAATCATATTGATGTATCCAAGATTACAGATATGAGTTATTTGTTTAATCAATCAAAATTTAATGGTGATATTAGTCAATGGAATACATCTAATGTTGAAAGTATGGCTGCTATGTTTTGGGATTCATTTTTTACAGGAGATATATCCAATTGGAACACTTCTAATGTAAAAAATATGCATTTTTTATTTTCACAATCAAAATTTAATAATGATATATCTAAATGGGATGTGTCTAATGTTGAGAATATGAGCAGGATGTTTTTTATATGCTCATTTGATGGTGATATTTCCCAATGGAATGTGTCTAAAGTAAAGGATATGGAAGGAATGTTTCAAAATTCAAAGTTTAATAGAGATATCTCTAACTGGGATGTCTCTAATGTTGAAAGTATGCACTGTATGTTTTGGTCTTCAAAATTTGAAGGTGATTTAAGTAAATGGGATACTTCTAAAGTCGTCAATATGAGATGTATGTTTATGAATTCAGCATTTAATGGTGATCTATCTAATTGGAATGTTGCTAAAGTAGACAATATGGAAAGTATGTTTTGTTCTTCTAAGTTTAATGGAGATATATCTGATTGGAATGTGTCCAATGTTCAAACTATGAAAGATATGTTTTATAAATCACATTTTAAGGGAGATCTATCTAATTGGACTCCATTTAATTTAAATATTATGTTTGACATCTTTAAGGAATGTGAAGCTCCAAAGCCTTATTGGTTAGAATATAATAATAACTCTGAAAGAGCAAAAGCTATTAACTTTTATCAATTAAATAAACAATTAAATACCAATTCTGTAATAAGTAAAAAAATGAAGATTTAAACTAAGCCCCATCTAGGGGCTTTTTTATTTAGTTTAATTTGCTAGAATTTAGTAATGGAGAAATAATATGAAAACTATTCAAAAATATATTAAATATTTAACTAAAAAATTTTCTAGTAATAAAATTATTGCTAAAAATGAAAAGCATTTATGTCAGTTAATACAAAAAGAAATCATAGAAAATGGTTTTACTTGTGATTTAAATCATATTGATGTTTCTCGTATTACCAAGTTGACTTATATATTTCAAAAATCTCCATTTAATGGAGACATATCCCAATGGGATGTTTCAAATGTCGAAGATATGAGTGGTTTATTTCAGGAATCCGAATTTAATGGAGATATTAGTAAATGGAATACATCTAATGTTAAGAATATGTCATCATTATTTTATAGTTCGGAGTTTAATGGTGATATCAGTAAATGGAATACTTCAAAAGTAAAAGATATGAGTCGTATGTTTGAAAGTGCTCAATTTAATGGAGATATCTCAAATTGGAATGTTAGCAATGTTGAAGACATGGGGGGGATGTTTCTTAGCTCTGCTTTTAATGGAAACATACAAAATTGGGATGTGTGTAATTTAAATAATGCAAAATATATGTTTTTTTCATCCAAATTTTCAGGAAATATAAATAATTGGAAACCATATAAATTGGATTCTTATTCTGACATGTTTACTCACTCTAAATCCTCTATTCCTTATTGGGCTAATTATGATGATTTAGAAGAAAGAAATAGAGCTATTGATAAATATAAATTAAGTGATGATTTACAAAATGAATTAAACATCAGTGAAGAACCTAAAAAGAAAAAACATAAATTATGAAGCCCTGGGTTGGCTTTTTTATTTATTTTAATTTGCTAAAATTAAATTATGAAAACAAATAAATTTTTACAATTTTTAAGAGATAGCTTTGATTATGAAAAAAATAAAGCTTTATCTATGTATCCTGCTAGAATCACTCCAAAAAATAAAAACAAATTATTAAAAATCATTAAAAAAGAAATAAAAGCGAATGGCATTAATTGTGACTTAAACCATATTGATGTGAGAAATATTACTGATATGAGTGAATTATTTAGCAATTCTAAATTTAATGGCAATATTTCTAACTGGGATACTTCTAATGTTGAAGATATGAGTTACATGTTTTCTCATTCTATATTTAATGGTGATATTTCTAATTGGAATGTCTCAAATGTTAAAACAATGAGAAATATGTTTTCAAATTCTAAGTTCAATAAGGATTTAAGCAAATGGAATACTACTAATGTTAAAGAGATGAAATCTCTATTTTATAAATCGCATTTTAATGGAGATATTTCTAATTGGAATGTTTCAAATGTTATTGATATGAAAGGAATGTTTTATGAATGTGAATTTAATGGTGATATTTCTAAATGGGACACCTCCAATGTGACAGATATGGAGGATATGTTTAGATGGTCAAAATTTAATGGAGATATATCTAACTGGAATGTATCTAATGTTAAAATCATGGAGTGGATGTTTGGAAGTGCTAATTTTAATCGTGATATTTCCAAATGGCAACCTTATAATGTTTATAATATTCGTAATATGTTTCATGGATGTAAAGGAATAATACCATATTGGGCTAAATATAATAATAAAGAAGAAAGAAATAAAGCTATTGAGTATTACCAATTAAATGAAGAATTAAGTATAGTAGGAAATAATAGAAAAAATAAAAAATTGAAGATATGAAAAATAAAATAATAGCTAAAAATAAAGATCATTTATTGGAATTAATTGCTATAGAAATTGAATTAAATGGTTATGAATGTGATTTAAATCATATAGATGTATCTGATATTACGGATATGAGAGAGTTATTTTATATCTCAAAGTTTAATGGAAATATATCTGAATGGGATGTCTCAAAAGTTATAGATATGTGTCATATGTTTGCTTATTCTAGTTTTAATGGTGATATCTCCAAGTGGAACACATCAAAGGTCACTCATATTGAGAGCATGTTCCAAAATTCAATATTTAATAGTGATATATCTAATTGGGATGTGTCCAATGTTTATTTTATGAATAGTATTTTTAGAACTTCTTCATTTAAAGGAGATTTATCTGATTGGAAACCATATAATCTACAAGAGATTAATAATTTTTTCAAAGATTGTAATGCGCCAAGACCATATTGGTGTGAATATGAAAATAAGGAAGATAGGAATAGAGCAATTGATAAATATCATTTACAAAAAGAATTGCAAAAAGAGTTAGGTAAAAATGATAGTTTAGGAAAAAAATTGAAAATATGAAAAAAAAGATTGTTGCAAAAAATTATTATGAGTTCAGGCAAATCATTCAAAAAGAAATTAATGATAAAGGAAGTGCATGCAATCTTAATCATATTGATGTGTCTAAAATAACTGATATGAGTAATTTATTTCGTGATTTACCATTTAATGGAGATATTTCTGAATGGGATGTATCTAATGTCACTAATATGGGATTTATGTTTTATAAATCTAAATTTAGTGGTGATATATCTAAGTGGAATACATCTAATGTAACAGATATGGATTCTATGTTTTCTGACTCCCAATTTAACAATGATATTTCGAGTTGGAATGTATCGAATGTTAGAGATATGGATTGGATGTTCTATAATTTCCCCTTTAAAGGTGATATTAGTAATTGGACACCTTATAAATTAGGAGAGAATTATAATTTGTATATCGAAAATATTCCTTATTGGGCAACTTACGAAACGAAGGAAGAAAGAAAAAAAGCTATTGTGGCATATCATTTACACAAAGAGTTGAGCCAAGATTTAAGTAAAAATAATAATCTAGATAAAAAATTAAAATTATGAATAAAGCCCCTTTTTGGGGCTTTAAAATTATATACTAGACTCAATCTCTTTAGATATTGCTGAAGCAGTATCTAAATTATTTAAAATGCTATTCAGCAGAAAGCACATCTCTGCTTTTTTCTGTGGTGAAATAATCATAGAAGTATAAGATATTAAATCTGCAACTCTTATTATTTCGTTTTTCTTTAAAGCTTTATAGACCCAATCTTGATAAGATTGCATATCAATCCAAGATATATCTATACAATCTAAATCTCTTAATTGTTTTTTTAAATAGTTCTTTTTATCTTTAGTTGGGTCAAAATCTACAGGATATTTATTAAGTTCAAACCAATTTCTATTTGCAATGATAAAGTTATCTTTTTCAATATAACTTAGTTTGTCTAAAATAGTGGAGAATTGCATTTGTAAGTAGCCATGTTGTTCAAGAACTGTTTCACCCTGCTTAGGAGCACTTTCCTGAAATCCTGGTAAAGAAAGTAAATATGCTCTTAATGCTGCTCTAATATGATCTGGAAAGTCTTTTCTTGATTTATAAGTTTTAATAATATTATCTAAAATTAAATATTCACGAATGACTTGTGCATCAAGAATAACTTCCTTTTGTTCTCGCATATATGTTAATGTCATTAGAACAGTAGATATAAGTGAAAGTGCTCTTCCTTTCCACATACTTGAACTTGACGAGTCTTGACCATCCATAAGATTAAAGAATATTTGAGTGGATTGTCCTGAAGATAATCCTTTAAACAAATCAAATATAAAGGATGGTGTTGGCTCCTCACCTTCTTCAAATACTTTCTGTAGTCCAAAGAGGTTTCTATAACCTAATGACTCAGCAAATAATTCATGGAAAGAATTTAATTTTATATTTAATGAGTATTGCTCATTTAATTTTGATACGATTTTTTTTGATGTTTTTTTGAATTTAGCTTCATCAATAGCTATGCTATGCATCTTTTTTTGCATATTAATCTCCTATTAAGTTAAGTTTTATTTTTGTTTTAGTGGAGTCGGCATGCAGTCAAACAAAAAAATAGAAAATTAAAGCAATATTTTTTTGAGATTATCTATGTAATTAAACTTCGCTTTTCAGCCGACAGCTAGTCTTAGAAGGAGACATAAAAGATAAATAATTGGAAAGAATTAAAAAGTCAATTTTTTTGCTTAATATTTTATATTTGTTAGAATATTAATGATAAATATTAACTTTAATCATATGAAAACTAAAATCATAGCTAAAGATAGAACTACACTAAAAAAAATAATAGTTGAAGAAATAAAAGCTAATGGAGTTAATTGTGATTTAAATCATATTGATATTTCCCAAATTACTACACTAAATTCTATTTTTTCGCATATTAATTTTAATGGTGATATTTCAAAATGGGACACTTCTAATGTTAAAGAAATGCGCTGTCTATTTTTAAAATCGACATTTAATGGAGATATTAGCAAATGGGATGTTTCAAATGTTAGAGATATGAATAGTATGTTTTCTGATTCAAAATTTAATAATAATATCTCAGAGTGGAATGTTTCCAATGTTAAAGATATGAATTATATGTTTCAATACGCTGAATTTAATCAAGATTTATCTATATGGAAACCATTTAATGCATATATGACACATGCTATGTTTGATGAGTGTAATGCTACTGTTCCATATTGGGTTAATTTAGATAGCAGTGAAATTAGAAAAAAAACAATTAAAGCTTATTGGTTTAGTATGGAATTAAACAATGAATTAAATAAAAATGGTAATTTTGAGAAAAGATTAAAAATATGAAACCGACAATTATTCCCAAAGATAAATATCATTTAAGAGATTTAATTGATCATGAAATGAAATTGAGTGGAAACGAATGCGATTTAAACCATATTGATGTATCTAATATTGAGGATATGAGTTTTCTATTTGATAGAACCAAATTTAATGGAGATATATCAAAATGGGATGTTTCTAAGGTAGAAAATATGCAGGGAATGTTTTCAAGCTGTAGCTTTAATGGCAATATTTTAGAGTGGGATGTATCTAATGTTAAAGATATGGTTCAGATGTTCCAATACTCTCAATTTAATAATGACATTTCTAATTGGAAACCATACAACTTAAAACACTTTTATTATATGTTTTTGAATTGTTCTGCACCTATTCCTTTTTGGACTAATTACAGTGATAAAAATGAAAGGAAAAAAGTTATTGACGCTTACCATTTAGCAAAAGAATTGCATCAAAACTTAATAGATAAGAATTTTAAAATAAAACAGAATAAAATATGAAACTTAAAATAATAGCTAAAGATAAAGAACATCTAAAAGAATTAATTAAAGAAGAGGTTGAGATTAATGGGAAACAATGTGATTTAAATCATATTGATGTTTCAAATATCACTGATATGAGAAGTTTATTTTCATTCTCTGATTTTAATGGAGATATTTCACAATGGAATGTGTCTAATGTTACGGATATGAATTTTATGTTTTTTGAATCTAAATTCAAAGATGATATTAGTAATTGGAATACTTCTAAAGTAAAGACAATGGAACATATGTTTGATAGCTCAATTTTTAATAATGATATTAATAATTGGGATGTATCGAATGTAGAAAATATGTCTAATATGTTTAGTTGTTCTATATTTAATCAAGATATATCTAAATGGAATGTTTCCAAGGTTAAAATTATGAAATCAATGTTTGCAGGCTCTAAGTTTAGTAAAAATATAGATACATGGGATGTTTCTAATGTTATAAATTTAGATATGATGTTTTCTAATTCACCATATTATTTAGATTTATCAAATTGGAAACCATATAATGTTATTAATGTAGCTAATATTTTTAATAATTCTCTTGCAATAGCTCCCTATTGGACAAGTTATTATAATAAAGATGATAGAAAAAAAGCTATTGATACTTATACATTACAGAAAGAATTAGGGAAAGAATTACTTGAGAATAATAATTTAAGAAAAGGATTGAAGATATGAAAAACATAATTATAGCTAAAACTAAAAAAAACTTAATTAACCTAGTTAAAAAAGAAATTGCGTTAAATGGAAACGAATGTGATTTAAATCATATTGATGTTTCTAATATCACTGATATGTCTGAATTATTTCATAATTCTGAATTTAATGGGAATATTTCAGAATGGGATATATCTAAAGTTATTAATATGAATGCTATGTTTTATTTATCTAAATTTAATGGTGATATTAGTAATTGGGATACATCAAAAGTTGAAGATATGAGTGGAATGTTTGCAGAATCTAAATTTAATAGCGATATTAGTAATTGGGATGTATCTCATGTACTTGATATGGGTAATATGTTTTATTATTCTAGCTTTAATGGTGATATCAGCAAATGGAATGTTTCTAATGTTAAAGATATGAGTGCGATGTTTCATACTTCTAAATTTAATAATGATATATCTCAATGGGATGTTTCTGATGTTATTTATATGAATCATATGTTTACAAGTGCTATTTTTAATGGAGATATTTCTAAATGGGATGTGTCTAATGTAAAAGAGATGATGTCCATGTTTAATGGCTCTAAATTTAATGGTGATATTAGCAAGTGGAATACATCTAATGTTACTAGTATGAATCATATGTTCGCTAGTTCTTTATTTAATGGAGACATATCTAATTGGGATGTATCTAATGTTATTGATATGAGAGGAATGTTTCATCGTGAGTTTAATAAAGATTTAATCAATTGGAAACCATTTGCACTAGAAGATGTCATGAATATATTTGCTAATACACAAAGTTCTACTCCTTATTGGACCTTAATTGAAGATAAAAACGAAAGAAATAAAGCGATAAGACGATATCATTTAGAAAATGGAATAGTTAAAGAATTAAATGAAGAGTTAAATATAAATAATAACAATACTTTAGAAAAAAAATTAAGAATATGAAGCCAACAATTAGAAAAATAAAAATATAAAAGCCCCAGTAGGGGCTTTATTTAAATTTTAGGTTTTACTGAGTTTGTATTAGTATTGTTAATTGGCAATTCATCTTTTAGATTAATCAGTGATAATGCAGTTCTAGCTGTTTGTTTTTTCTCACCCCAATGTGTATCTGAGTTTATAAATGCTTTAATATCATCAGAATTTTTTATAATATTGGCACATTTTTCATTAGCAAACAAATAAAGAACAGATTCGGTATTTTCCAAAAATACATTCATAACTAAGCCATGTTTTACTACTGATGGGTCAAGTTTATGTTCATCGTTTAAAAAATCATCTAATAATTCTGGGTTGAAATTTTTTAGATTAAACAATATTGGGTTTAACGCATATTCTTTTATTTTTAAATCATATTGTGGAACAGGCCCGCTTTTGATACTTGTAATAGAAAGAGAGCCATCTTCATTTAGTTTTGCTGACTCTTTATGTGCTCCACCTTTTAGTTCTATGCTTTTATCAATTTGATTAGTAATAGAGTTTTCTAAAATTGAATATCTTTGGGTTAATAATTTAGATAATTTTATTTGTTTAAAATTTGTTGCTGCATTAAACATTATATTTAATCCTTCAAGATTAGCTATCCTTTTAGTATTATTTCTAAGTTTATCGAAAACTGAATCGTAATCATTTTCAGGAGGGATATCATATAATACATTGTTGTTTAGTACATATGCACCAATAATGGCCATATTCTCTTTTAATCCATTTTCTAAAGCACCAAGTAATCCCTGGCTTAATATTCTAATATTTAATTGTTCCTTAATTTTTGGATTTGACAATAGTTCTTTTAAAGAATTAGGTTCTACTTTTTGACCACAAAAAACATAAAAATTTTTACCTTTTATATCATCTTTTGATGCACTTAATAATATATCTTGAATATTCATATTTTTCTCTTTAATTGATAATTTAATTATACTCAACTAAAAACGAATATCAATTTATTGTCTATTGTTTATAATTTGCTAAAATTAAGTAATTGGATAAAAATCTGCATATGAAAGCTATAATTAAAGCCAAAGATAGACAACATTTAGAAAAGCTCATTAAAAAAGAAATTGAACTACATGGTTATGAATGTGATTTAAACCATATTGATGTAAGCCAAATTACAGACATGAAGGATTTATTTTATAATTCTAAATTTAATGGCAATATTAGTAATTGGGATGTATCTAATGTAACAACTCTGAATAGTATGTTTGCTTATTCTGTCTTTAATGGAGACATCTCTAATTGGAATGTTTCCAAAGTTGAGTATATGGGTTATATGTTTTGGCATTCAGATTTTCGTGGTGATTTATCTAAGTGGACACCTTATCAAGCAGGGATTTCTAATATTTTAAATCATGATTTCCCTAATAGACCTGAGTGGTCTAATTATTTAGATAAAGAAGATAGGAAAAAAGCTATTGATGCTTATTGGTTAAATAAAGAATTAGGGCATGAATTAAATGAAAATAATAATATAAAAAAGAAACTAAAAATATGAAAGATAAAATTATTGCTGAAGATAAAGAACATTTAATCCAGTTAATTAAATATGAAATAAAAATAAATGGTTATAAATGTGATTTAAATCATATTGATACATCCAATATTATAGATATGAAAGAATTATTTCGATATTCTGAATTTAATGGCGACATTTCTAATTGGGATGTATCTAATGTTACTGATATGAGTTTTATGTTTCATGATTCAGAATTTAATAATGATATTGGTAAATGGAATACCTCTCATGTACAAAATATGAGGTTTATGTTCCATGAATCTTTATTTAATGGAAATATTTCAGAATGGGATGTGTCTAATGTAAAAGACATGAATAGTATTTTTTACAATTCAAAATTTAATGGTGATATCAGTAATTGGAATGTGTCTAATGTAAAAATTATGCATAGTGCCTTTTCTTATTCTCAATTTAATGGTGATATTTCTAATTGGGATGTTTCCAAAGTTGAGCATATGAATTCTATGTTTTGGAATTCAAATTTTCGCGGTGATTTAGCTAATTGGATGCCTTATCAGGCAGAAATATCCAATATTTTAAATCATGATTTTCCTAATAAACCTTATTGGTCTAATTATTTAGATAAAGAAGATAGAAAAAAAGCCATTGATGCTTATTGCTTAAGTAAAGAATTAACTGAAAATATTCATTTAGGAAAAAGATTAAAGATATGAAATCTAAAATCATAGCTAAAAATAAAAAACATTTAAAGGTTTTGATTAAGCAAGAAATTGAATTACATGGATATCAATGTGATCTTAATCATATTGATGTTTCTCAAGTTACTGATATGAGTGCTTTATTTTCTACTAGTTCTTTTAATGGTGATATTAGTAAATGGGATGTTTCAAATGTTAAAAATATGTCTCAAATGTTCTATGATTCTGATTATTTGGGCGATATCTCAAATTGGAATGTCTCAGGTGTTGAAGATATGAGTCACATGTTTGGTAAATCTGTATTTAATGGAGATATTTCAAAATGGAATGTTTCTAATGTAGGAGACATGTATTGTATGTTTTCTTATTCAAAATTTAGTGGTGATATATCTAATTGGAAACCTTATTGTTTAGTATTTTGCACAAGTAAAATTTTGGGCTTACCTGATAACTTAATACCTTATTGGAGTGAATTTGAAGATCAAGAAGATAGAAATAGAGCTATTGATAGTTACTATTTGCAAAAAAAATTAGGTCAAGAGCTAATTGAAAATAATACTCATAATAAAAAATTAAAAATATAAAAATTTATTGTAAAAGAAAAGCTTTAATGTTAAGATTGCTTTATTAAATAAGCGAAATATTAGTTGACTCTTTTTAAAACAAATTTGGTTGTTTACTAAAAGGAGAAAGCTATGAAAGTCGTAATATTTAAATCTTATGTGAAGAAGTCCACTGTTTATTTCAATTATGGCGATGATTATGATGAAGTTTGGCATAATTTAAATTCTGTAGAAAGTGTAAGGGAAGTTTCTAATGATGAATTTGTTGTATTAAAAAATGCAATAAATTATTTCAATTCAAAAGGTAACAGAGAATACACTTTAGGATTGCTCGTTGTTATGGAAGATGAAGAACTTGATTCTTTACTTTCTGACTATAAGGCATACGAAAAGAAAGAAATAGCAAAAGCTGAAAAACTTGCTCATGAAAGAAAGAAAAAGGAGTTAGCTGACAAGGCTAACTCTGAAGCCAAGAAATTTGAGCGAACAGTAAAGAAACTTGCTAAGGAATTAAATCTTTCCGAAGATGAGGTCCGTGCAAGATTGAAAAAGTAAAGAAGCCCCGGGAGGGGCTTTTTTATTACATTTTTAGTTTTATTTCATTATAACAAGAACAATAGTGAATTTAATGGTAATGAGTTTTTATTGTCTATTAATTTTAGTTTGATAGAATTAAATAGTGGAGATAAATATGAAGCCAAAAATTATAGCTCAAAATAAAAAACATTTAAAAACACTAATAGCACAAGAAATGAAATCAAATGGAAATCAGTGTGATTTGAATCATATTAGTGTCTCTAATATTTCAGATATGCGAGAGTTATTTTATGGTTCTCTTTTTAATGGTTCTCTTTTTAATGGTGATATTTCTAAGTGGGATGTTAGTAATGTAAAAGATATGTCATTTATGTTTTTCCAATCTAAATTTAATGGTGATATTTCAGAATGGAAGACATCTAAAGTAGAAAATATGCGTAATATGTTTAAATGGTCTAATTTTAACCAAGATATTTCTTTATGGGATGTTTCAACCGTAATTTCTATGGATGGAATTTTTTGGGAATCTAATTTTCAAGGAGATATTCAAAATTGGAAACCATACAATTTAAAGTATTGTGATGATATGTTTGATAATAGTAAAAAAACTGTTTATTGGGAAAAATTTCAGGCAGGGGAAGCTAGGCGAAAAGCTATTGATAGTTACCATTTACAAAAAGAGCTAGGAAAAGAATTAAAGGGAAACAAGACACTAGAAAAAAAGATAAAAATATGAATAATAACTTCTTCCTTATTTTATCAGGAATAAAACAAAAAATTTTTGGTAAACATATAGTTGCTAAAAACCGCGAACATTTAATTAAGTTAATTAAAAAAGAAATTAGTTTAAACGGATATCAATGTGATCTGAACCATATAGATGTATCAAAGGTTACAAACCTAGGTAAATTATTTTATGATTCAGATTTTAATGGAGATATCAGTAAATGGGATGTTTCCAATGTTACTAATATGAATTTTATGTTTGAAAAATCTAAATTTAATGGTGACATTTCTAATTGGAATACATCTAATGTTAAAGAAATGTGGTCTTTATTTCGTAAATCAGAGTTTAATGGAGATATTAGTAATTGGGATGTTAGTAATGTAGAGAATATGGATTGTATGTTTCAAAGTTGTAAATTTAACGGCGATATTTCAAAATGGGATGTATCTAATGTTATTAATATGAATGGAATGTTTTGTCAGTCACAATTTAATGCTAATTTATCTAAATGGAAACCATATAAATTAGAAAAAAAACATAAAATGTTTAAAAATTGTTTTGCACCTATTCCTTATTGGTCTACATATGATGATAAAGAAGATAGAATAAGAGCAATTAATAATTATTTATTAAATCAAGATTTACATGCAGAATTAAGTAAAAATAATCATAAAAGAAAAATCATGAAAATATGAAACAAAAAATTATTGCTAAAAATAGAGAACACTTAAAAGAATTAATTCAACAAGAAATAGAATTAAGTGGAAATACTTGTGATTTAAATCATATTGATGTTTCAAATATTGATGATATGAGTTATTTATTTTGTAAAAGTAGTTTTAATGGAGATATATCTCAATGGGATGTATCAAAAGTTGAGGTTATGAGTTTTATGTTTTCTCAATCTAAATTTAAAGGGAATATATCCCAATGGGATGTTTCTAAAGTTCGTGGCATGGGTGGTTTATTTTTTATGAGTGAATTCAATGGAGATATCAGTAATTGGGATGTTTCTAATGTTCATAGCATGACTTATATGTTTGCTAAATCTAAATTTAATCGTGATCTTTCTAACTGGAAGCCAAAATCTGCACAAATGAATAATATTTTTGATGATTGTAATATAAAAAAACCGTATTGGACAGACTTTGAAAACAAAGAAGAAAGAAAAACAGTTATTGATAGATACTATGCAGCTAAAGAATTAAGTGAAATGATCGAAAAAGATTTAGTCGTTAATAATAGCTCAAAAAATAAATTGAAAATTTAATAAAATCTCCCCTCTCCCTCTAGGGCTTTTTTTATCTAGTTTTAAAAAATGGCTTAAATGGCTCTTTATGAGGCTTTTCATCATGCGGTGGTGCAGGAGGAGGTGATGGTGGCGGTTTTTGATGTGAATCATTAGGTTTACCATGATTGTGATTATGTTCATGGTAATAATAGTAATTGTCATAATAAAGATAAGGGTCAGGATATGTTCTTTGTATGAGTATAATATTAGAACTATTATTTAATGGTGTAGCTGTGATATATGATTCTTCTTGTCTAACATATCCATAGTTAGTGCAAGCGGATAGTAAAGTAGCACTTAATATAACAAGTATTTTTTTCATATCATTTTCCTAGTTAAAGTTAATTGTAGGATAAAAATATATGAAGTCAATTTTTAAATATGGTTTATTGTTTCTTGATTTTAATTTGCTAAAATTTGGTAATGGAGAATAGATATGAAAGAAAAACTTATTGCTAAAAATAGAGAACATTTAATTGAGTTAATTACAGAGGAAATTCAATTAAATGGATATGAATGCGATTTAAATCATATTGATGTGTCTAATATTGTGTACATGTTTAAATTATTTGAAAATTCAAAATTTAATGGAAACATCAGCGAATGGGATGTTTCTAATGTAAAAGATATGACTGGAATGTTTCATAGTAGTGAATTCAATGGAGACATCAGTCAATGGAATGTTTCTAATGTTATAGATATGAGTAATATGTTTATGAATTCTAAATACGATAGAGATATATCCAAGTGGAATGTTTCTAATGTGAAAAATATGCGAGGAATATTTCGTTTTTCAGAATTTAACGGTGACATCTCTAAGTGGAATGTATCTAATGTAGAAGACATGTATTGTATGTTTTATAAATCCAAATTTAATAGAGATATATCTGGATGGAATATTAAAAATGTTAAAGAAATATCAGAAATGTTTGCACAATCTCAATTTATTCAAGATTTGTCAAGTTGGGAACCGTATAAAGTGATTTATATGATTGATACATTTAGCAATAATAATGCACCTATCCCTTATTGGTTTCAATATGAAAACCAAGAAGAAAGAAATAAAGCAATTAAAAAATATAAATTAGCTAAAGAATTAAATGAAAACTTAACTGAAAATAAAACTATCACTAAAAACTTAAAAATATGAAACCAACAATTATAGCTAAAGATAAAGAACATTTAGTTGAATTAATTTACCAAGAAATGAAGTTAAATGAATATTGTGATTTAAATCATATTGATGTTTCTAGTATTACTGATATGAAAAAATTATTTTCTAATAATCCATTTAAAGGAGATATTTCTAAATGGAATGTATCAAATGTTAAATATATGACTCAAATGTTTTATTGTTCTGATTTTGATGGGGATATTTCTAAATGGAATACTAGCAATGTTGAAAATATGGATCATATGTTTGGTAAATCTGTATTTGATGGGGATATTAGTAATTGGGATGTAAGTAAAGTCAAAAGTATGGGTTATATTTTTTCATATTCAGAATTTAATGGTGATATCTCTAATTGGAAACCTTATAGTTTAGTATTCTCTACAGGTAAACTATTAGGTTTATCTGATCATTTAATACCATATTGGGGAATGATAGAAGATAAGGACGAAAGAAATAAAGCAATTGATAGCTACCATTTACAGAAAGAATTAAGTCAAAATTTGAGTAAAAATAATAACTCTAAAAAGAATAGTAAAATATAAAGGCCCTTTAACGGGCTTTTTTTAATCATTTAGGCTTAATTTTATTTGAACTATTTGTATCTGCAAATTTTTTTAATGTTTCAGCAATACGGTTATTTAATTTTTCTCTTTCTTCATTTAACGGCTTTAATTGCTCTCTTAAATTAAGTCTATCTGCTAAATAATTATTATATATATCTTGATACTTGGTAGCTTTTCTTTGAATTTCTTCAAACATTAATTCATTTTCAATAGAAGTTGGAGCTAAATGTTTTTTGAATTCTGAGAATTCATCTATTTTTTTTATTAATGTATTAACACCTTCTTTAATATCAATAACAATAGTCATTTCTAATTGTAGGTTGTACGAAAATTTAGCTTCTGGATTGATATAAGCTATATGAATCTTACCTAGTTTTTTGTTTGCCTCCTCAAAAAAAGTTTCAAATTGATATTCAGAATTTGAAAATAGCTTTTGAAGTTCTATATTATTATCTTTGTTAGCAATAAAAAAATTCCTAAATTTATTAGAGTTAATTTCATCTGAATTCATAAATACAGAATATAAATCATAGTCAGAAATTTCAGTATCCTTACCATGATTAAAAAGAAATTTAAATGCCTCAAATTTATCTCGCCAAATTGCTGTTGATATTAAACCATTTGTTAAGCTAACACCTTGGTCAATTAATTCTTGTGCTTCATCAAATTTATTGGCCAATATTTTTCTGCTTAAAGTGCTTGGTAGGTTATTAGTGGTTGTCATGTTATTTTTTAATTGTTTGATTAATTATATCTGATGATATGTTTAAATCAATAATTAGTATTTTGATTAATTGTTTTAATTTGGTAAAATTATTCAATGCTAAGAGATTTATATGAAAAAAGATTTATTTTTATCAAATAGTTTAAAATTAAATAAAACTAATCATTCTAAACCCACAGTTGTTGCACAAAACACTGAACATTTAAAGTCATTGATTGAAAACGAAATTCAAAAATGTGGAAACAAGTGTGATTTAAATCATATTGATGTTTCTCAAATTACTGATATGGCCTATTTATTTCATCATTCTGAATTTAATGGCAATATTTCAGAATGGAATACATCTAATGTTAATAATATGAATTCAATGTTTAAATGCTCTAACTTTAACGGTGATATTTCTAATTGGGATGTATCAAATGTTTGGAATATGAGTGAAATGTTTTTTAGATCCAATTTTAATAAAAGTATTGTTAAATGGGATGTATCAAAAGTTAGAGGAATGTATTCTATGTTTGAACAATCAGCTTTTAGTGAAGATTTAAGTGATTGGAAGCCCTATTCCGCCCAAATCATTAAAGATGCATTTTTTAACTGTCCTGCACCTATTCCTTTCTGGGTTGAACATTTTTTACTAGGAACTATGGAAAAAGCTATTAAAATTTATCATTTAGAAAAAGGAATAATTAAAGAATTAAATGAGGGCTTAAATAAAAATAAAACATCTGAGAGTAAGAAGTTAAAATTATGAGAATCCCAATTATTGCTAAAGATAAAGAACATTTAAAAGAATTAATTAAAAGAGAGATTGTATTAAATGGAGTTCAATGTGATTTAAATCATATTAATGTTTCTAATATTATAGATATTGCCGATCTTTTTGCTGGCTCTAAATTTAATGGGAATATATCTAAATGGAATGTTTCGAATGTTGAAAACATGAAATGTTTATTTTCTGATTCACTATTTAATGGCGACATCTCTAATTGGAATGTATCAAAAGTTAAAGATATGTCAGGCTTATTTTTGAGAGCTAAATTTAATGGTGACATATCTAGATGGAATGTTGTTAATGTTGAAAATATGAGTGCATTATTTTGGGGAAGTTCTTTTGATAATGACATAAGTAAATGGAATGTTTCTAATGTTATAGATATGAGCAGCATGTTTTGTCTTTCTAAATTTAATAAAGACATATCTAATTGGGATGTTTCCAAAGTTGTTGATATATCTGATCTTTTTAGGGAATCTAGGTTCAATAGCGATATTTCTAAATGGAATGTATCAAATGTTAAAAACATGCATGCTTTATTTGCCGCATCAAAATTTAATTCTAATATTTCTGATTGGGATACATCTAAAACTGAGCATATGAATTATATGTTTTTCAAATCTAACTTTAATGGTAATATTTCTAAATGGAACACTTCAAAAGTTGTAGATATGAGTAGTATGTTTAGAAATTCTAATTTTAATGATGATATTTCTAATTGGAATGTTAAAAAAGTAAAAAATATGGATGGAATGTTTATTGATTCTCCTTTTGCTGGTGATACCTCTGATTGGAAACCATTAAGTTTAGAATCAGTTGATAATATATTTGATAAAGAATATCTTAAATTGCCATACTGGATTAGTTTTGATGATAGGGAAAAAAGAAACTTAGCCGTTCATAATTATGCTTTAAAAAAAGAATTAAATAATGATTTAATAAACAATAATATTGGAAAAAAGAAGTTAAAAATATGAGTAATAAATTTTTATCAAATATTAAACAAGGAATTTTGGACAAAAATGTAGTAGCCAAAGATCGACAACACTTAATAGAATTAGTTAAAGAAGAAATTGAATTACATGGATATCAATGTGATCTTAATCATATTGATGTTTCTAATGTAACTGATATGCATGCATTATTTCTTTATTCTAAGTTTAATGGTGATATTTCTAAATGGAATGTTAGTAATGTTAAATTTATTGTAAATATGTTTTATGGTTCTAATTTTAATGGAAATATTTCTAATTGGGATATTAGCAATATAGATAATTTAAGTGGTATGTTTGAACAATCTGATTTTAATGGTGATATCTCTAAATGGAATACTTCTAATGTAAAAGATATGAGTAACCTTTTTAAACAATCTAAATTTAATGGAGATATTTCTAATTGGGATATGAGTAATGTAATTACTATAAGCCATATGTTTGCATATTCCCAATTTAATGGTGATATCTCTAAATGGGATATTTCTCGTGTAGAAAATATTCAAGGAATTTTTAGTTATTCTAAATTTAATGGGGATATTTCTAATTGGAATACCTCTAATGTTAAATATATGTGGGGAGTATTTAGAGACTCTGTATTCAATGGTGACATATCTAAGTGGAATGTAGAAAATGTAGAAAATATGGCATATATGTTTAAAGATTCAAAATTTAAGGGAGATCTTTCTAATTGGGCGCCACTTTCTTTAGAAACTGACAAAGAAATGTTCGATAAAGAATTTTCAATACCTTATTGGGCCAAATACAATAGTTCAATTGAAAGAAATAAGGTTATTACACAATATCAGTTAAATAAAGAATTAAATTTAAATATTGTTAAAACAAAAAAGTCAAAAATATGAAACCTAATATTACTGCAAAAAACACAGAACATCTTAAAGAATTAATTAATCAGGAAATTCAAAATAATGGTTACAAATGTGATCTTAATCATATTGATGTCTCTAGGATTACTGATATGCGCGAAATTTTTATGGGTTCTAATTTTAATGGTGATATTTCAGAATGGGATGTTTCTAATGTGAAATTAATGAATTCTATGTTTTACTGCTCAGAATTTAATGGTGACATATCTAAATGGAACACTTCTAATGTTGAAGATATGCTTTCAATGTTTAGAAACTCAATATTCAATGGGGATATATCTAATTGGAATACTTCCAAAGTTGATGAAATGAGTAGTATGTTTTTAGGTTCTAAATTTAACCAAGATATATCTAAGTGGGATGTTTCTAGTGTTAAAGATATGGGATTTATGTTTAGTAATTCTGAATTTAAAAAAGACTTATCTAATTGGAAACCATATAATGTCACTTATATGTTGGATATTTTTGGCTATTGTTCAATTCCCATTCCTTATTGGGCAACAATTGAAAATAAAGAAGAAAGAAAAAAAGCTATAGATGCTTATCAATTTCAAAAAGAATTGGATAAAGAGTTAAATCAAAATAATCATGTTGTAAAAAAATTAAAATATGAAATCTATAATTATTGCTAAAGATAAAAAACATTTAAGAGATTTAATTCAAAATGAAATTGATTTAAATGGGTATCAATGTGACCTTAATCATATTGATGTTTCCAATATTCAGGATATGAGTTTTTTATTTTGCAATTCACATTTTAATGGAGATATCTCAAAATGGAATGTTTCTAAAGTTATTGATATGGACTCGATGTTTCAATGTTCAGAATTTAATGGCAACATAAATCACTGGGATGTATCTAATGTTATTGATATGACTTTTATGTTTGAAAATTCTAAATTTTCTCATGATCTTTCTGATTGGAAGCCATATAAAGTAGAAGAACTTACAAATACATTTTACAAAGCAAAGTGTGAGTCACCTTATTGGAGTTCTACTTCTATAGATATTGTTCAAAGAATTAATAATTATTGGTTTAAAAAGAATTTAAATATAGAATTAAACCAAGAATTAGACTCTCATGGTATTCAAAATAAAAAAATAAAAATTTGAATAGCCTTTAAAAACTATTACATTTACTTTATTAATCTTTTCATATATTATAAGAATAATAAATAAAAATTAGGGGCAATTCAAGTATGAAGCCTATTATTGTTGCAAAAGATAAAGAACATTTAAAAGCACTAATACAACAAGAATTTGAATCAAATGATTATAACTATAAATGTGATTTAAATCATATTGATGTAAGTGGAATTACAGATATGGCGGAACTATTTATTCATTCTAATTTTAATGGAAACATCTCTAGTTGGAATGTTTCTAATGTTAAAACTATGAAGGGATTATTCAGTGACTCTAGATTTGACAAAGATATTTCTCAATGGGATGTATCTAATGTTGAGGATATGAGTTACATGTTTAATGAATCGAAGTTTTATGGTGATATTAGTAAGTGGAATACTTCCAAAGTTAAAAATATGAATCATATGTTCAATAAATCTGATTTCAATGGTGATGTGTCTAATTGGAAAACCTCTAGCGTTACAGATATGTCGTTTTTATTTAATCAGTCAAAGTTTAATAAAGACATTTCAAAATGGGACACTTCTAATGTTGAATATATGACTCAATTATTTGCTTATTGTGATTTTAATGGTGATATTTCTAATTGGGATGTTTCTAAAGTGAAAAAAATGGTTTTTATATTTTCTCATTCAAAATTTAATGGGGATATCTCTAATTGGACTCCATATGCGTTAGATTCAGTGGAGCCAATGTTTTTTAATTCAGAAATTCCAAGACCTTATTGGGCAGACTATAAAAATCAAATAGAAAGAAATAAGGTAATTAAAGCTTATAATTTAGAAAAAAAATTAAATAAAGAACTGATAGTTAATAAATCTCAAAAAAATAAAGTAATTAAAGTTTAAAAAAGCCCCATAAGGGGCTTTTATTTATTTTTTAATCTTTTTCCTAACTTGCTTCGTAACCGGCTTTTCAATAATCGGAGAAGGAATCATTTCTAATTCTTCAGAAATATCTAAACAATCAGCCTCAACATACCCCATTGCTTCACCTTGCATATTGTGTACAACAACTGCTTCCTTGCCGTTAGATGTTTCAAATGCATAAAGTACTCTACGGATAACATATATTTCATTTAATGAATGATCTGGGTAACGAGCTTTCATTTCTTTAGCAGTAAGATTAAATCTTGCAAAGATTCCTGGCTTTAGTCCATTCTCAGTAGTTCGATCTTTAGGTTTAATATTTCTTAAAACCAACTCTTCTTTAGCTTCTCTATTTAGTTGGGCTAGAGCTGCTTGAACAATATCTGGACGGTTAACAATTACAGAGTTAACTTTGCGACCACGATTAGTTACATCGTGACCTTTTGCATTGTATTTTCGTTCCATGAGTAAATCCTTCATATTAATGAATTTTAGAAATAAGAAACCCATACAAATAAAATTTGTGACTATTTTATACCATACATTAGCAAATCTGTCACCGAATATTTTTTGCAATTATTTTATATTTATCTATAATAACTATTATGCAACAGCATCAAAATTGGATAATTATGACAGTAATAATAGCTAATGATAAAAACCATTTAAAAGAATTAATCGCAAAAGAAATAAAAAAATTTGGAAATGAATGTGATTTAAACCATATTGATGTCTCTAGCATTACAGATATGAGTTATTTATTTAAAGAATCTAAATTTAATGGTGATATTAGTAAATGGAATGTATCTAATGTGAAAGATATGCGCTCAATGTTTGCTTTTGCTAGGTTTAATGGTGATATATCTGATTGGGATACTTCTAATGTTAAAAATATGAATTCAATGTTCACTGAATCATATTTTAATAAAGATCTTAGTAAATGGGATGTTTCTAAAGTAGTAGATATGGAATATATGTTTCAAAATTCTGATTTTGATCAGAGTCTAAGTGAATGGAAGCCTTATAGATTAGAGGAAAATTATGGTATGTTTCATAAAGATTATGCTGCTCCATATTGGGCAGATAAACAATATTTTTCATGGACACAAAAGGATCGATTAGTTATTTACGAAAAAAGAAATAGAGCAATTGATCAATATCATTTAATTAAAGAGCTAGAACAAGAATTAATTATTCCCGATAGAACACAAAAGAAGAAGCTTAAATTATGACATATAAAATTATCGCTAAGGATAAAGAACACCTTATTAAATTGATTGAAAAAAATATTAAATCAAAAGGAATACATTGCGATTTAAATTATATTGATGTTAGTAATATAGGTGACATGGAAAATCTATTTAAAGACTCTAAATTTAATGGAAATATTTCTAAATGGGATGTTTCCAATGTTTATTATATGAACTCTATGTTTGAGTATTCTAATTTTAATGGCGATATTAGTAATTGGAATGTATCTAATGTTGAAGATATGACTTCTATGTTTGCATATTCTGACTTCAATAGTGATATATCTAAATGGAATACCTCAAATGTAAAAAATATGACTCGTATGTTTATGAGTTCTAATTTTAATAGAGACATCTCAACTTGGAATGTTTCTAATGTTTATAATATGGAATTTATGTTTCAATGGTCACAGTTTAATGGTGATATATCTCAATGGGATGTTTCTAATATTGAAAATATGCAAGGTATATTTTATGACTCAGTATTTGATGGTGATATATCCAATTGGGATGTTTCTAATGTTGAAAATATGAGTGTGGCTTTTGAAGATGCAAAATTCAAGGGGAATTTATCTAATTGGAAGCCATATAAATTAGAATCTATAACAGACATTTTCTCTTTCTCAGAAACACCAATTCCGTATTGGGCTGAAGATAATTATAGAGAAAAATCAAGTAGGAATAAAGCAATAGAACAATATAATTTAATAAAAGATTTAAATCATGAGTTAAGTATTCATAATGAAACTAAAAAGAAATTAAAAATATGAGAAATAGAGTTCTAGCCAAAGACAAAGAACATTTAAAAAAATTAATTCAAGAAGAAATAAATTTAAATGGCAACGAATGTAACCTAAATCATATTGATGTTTCTCAAATTACAGATATGCAATATATATTTTATCATTCTGACTTTAATGGAAATATCTCAAAGTGGGATGTTTCCAATGTAAAGCTTTTTGGAGGAATGTTCTATCATTCAAAATTTAATAATGATATCTCTAATTGGAATGTTTCTAATGCGGAAGAACTAGATTATATGTTTTCAGGTTCTAAATTTAACGGCAATATATCTAAATGGGATGTCTCTAATGTTAAAACTATGGATTATTTATTTGCCAATTCAGATTTTCATGGAGATTTAACTAAGTGGACTCCATATAATTTGGAAGATCATCGATCAGTATTTCCCGGCCATTATGAAAGTTTTCCTTATTGGTTAGGATTTAAAGATAAAATAAGTAGAAATGCAGCAATTAATGAGTATATAGCTTCTTGTAGGCATAGCGAGTTACAAGAAGAGTTAATTATTCATAACAGTGTTGAGAAGAAAATAAAAATATAATTAAATATTGATGAATATAATTATGAAAAATGAATTATTTTTAGTTTTATCAGGAATTAAAAGAATAATCCTAGGTCAAAAACCTATTGTTGCAAAAAATACTGATCATTTATTTCTTTTAACTCAACTAGAAATAAAATTAAAAGGTAACAATTGTGATTTAAACCATATTGATGTATCAAATATTACAGATATGAGTTATTTATTTCATGAATCTGAGTTTAATGGTGATATTTCTAATTGGGATGTTAGCAATGTTCGTAATATGACATCTATGTTTGAAAAAAGTCATTTTAATGGCGATATTAGTAAATGGAATACATCTAAAGTAGAAAAAATGAGCAGCATGTTTGGAAACTCTATTTTTAACGGAAATATCTCAAATTGGAACATATCTACTGTTAAAGATATTAGTGCAATGTTTATGTATTCAGAATTTAATAATGACATTTCTAAATGGGATACTTCAAATGTTACTAATATAGGACAAATGTTTTCTAATTCTAAATTTGACGGAGATATTAGCAAATGGAATGTGTCTAAAGTTGTTAATATGACTGGACTATTTTATATGTCTCAATTTAGTGGCAATATTTCTGATTGGAAGCCATATGAAGTTAGGAATTGGGATATGATATTTTATGAATCAAAAATAACTAATCCATATTGGTATCATGATGATTATCAAATACGAACTAAAATTATTGATTCATATCATTTAAATAAAGAGTTAAATATAGAATTACAACCTCAGGAAAATAAACCCAATAAAAGAATGAAATTATGAAAAAATTAATTCAAAACATACAAGATTTCTGTAGTATATTTTTATTTAAAAAAATTATTGCTACTGATAATAGTCATTTGAAATCTTTAATTAAAAAAGAAATAGATAAAAATGGTTTTGAGTGTGATTTAAATCATATTGATGTTTCTAATATTAAAGATTTTAGTAAATTATTTTCACATTATAATGTTAGTGGGATTAATGAAAAACCAACTAATATGTTTAAATTTAATGGAAATATATCCAAATGGGATCTTTCTAACGCTGAAACAATGTATGCTATGTTCTGGGAGTCTGAGTTTAATGGCGATATTTCTAGTTGGAATATTAGTAATGTAAAAAACATGCAAGCTATGTTCTTCAATTCTCAATTTAATGGAAATATTTCAAGCTGGGATACATCTAATATTAAAAATATGAGTTCTGTATTTGCTGCATCTATTTTTAATGGTGATATTTCTAGTTGGGATGTATCAAATGTAGAAACTATGCAACATATTTTTTATGAAGCAGAATTTAATGGTGATATTTCTAATTGGCGTCCCTGGAAGCTTAAAGAGTTAAAAGATGCTTTTAAAAATAGCAATACCAATCCACCTTATTGGGCTAAATTTGAAGATCAGCAATCACGAATAAGTGCTATCAATAATTATTTATTGATGAATGATTTAAATAAAAATTTATTAAAAAAGCAAATAAACAAAAAAAAATTAAAAGTATAAATTCCAAGAAAAATTTTATTTCTTAATTTAATTTGATAACATTATATTACCAAAGTACAGGAAGAATTATGAAGAATGAATTTTTTTTGTTTTTATCCTCAATATTCAAGAGTAATAAAACTAGACCAAAAATTATTGCAGAAAACAAAGAACATTTAAGAGGTTTGATAGCAACCGAGTATAAGTTATATGGCAAAAATTGCAATTTAAATCATATTGATGTTTCTAATGTCATTAGTATGGAAAATCTATTCTTTTTTTCAAGCTTTAATGGAGACATATCTGAATGGGATGTTTCAAATGTAAGAAATATGAAAGGCATGTTTGCTGAAAGTTCTTTTAATGGTGATATAAGTAAGTGGAATGTTTCTAATGTTGAAAATATGTATGAAATGTTTTATGACTCACAATTTCAAGGTGATATTTCTAAATGGGATGTTTCTAAAGTATTTACAATGGAAAAAATGTTTCACCTTTCTAGCTATAAAGGAAATTTAACCGAATGGAAACCATACTCATTAGAATTCTCAGATATGAATTTATATGGGAACAATAAACCATATTGGTTAAGTTACAAAGATACAATAGAAAGAAATAGAGCAATTAATTCTTATCATCTAAATGAAGAATTAACTCAGGAATTAACTAATCATAATGCAACACAAAAAAAAATGAAAATATAAAAAATAAAGCCCTTTATAGGGCTTTTAATTTAGGTTAAATTTTTAATTTTTTATCTTGAATTGTATGAGTTTGAATTTCTGATGTAAGTTCTTCCTTTAAAACATATGTCTCTAGATATTTTTCTACATTTTCTTTGCTAAAATTATTTTCTTTTATTTCATTTATCAAATTATTAGAGAATAATTTAATAGCATCTTTATTTTTTCTATAAGCAATTAAAGCTATCTTTTTATCACTTCTTAATTCTAGAGACAGATAAGTTAATGCTTTATAATTTAATTCTATCAACTCCAAAGCAAATGCCTTATCATTACGCAAACGATTGGAAGCGAAAATTAATGTATTATGATCTGCTTTAGCGGCTTTCATAACTACTTCTTTATCATCTCTTAACTCTTCAGAAGCAAATTTAAGCATTAAAGGAGAATTTTCAATTATTTTAAGCAAAATTCTTTTATCATTTCTAATTTCATATGGAGCTTCTTTTAGTCTATCTCCTGAACTTTGAATAGCCAAAAGCATAATATCTTTATCATTCTTTAAACTTTCTGGAATATAATTTGCAAATTCCGTGTTTTTATTCATAAGGGATAGCATAAAATCTTTATCATTTTGTAAATTAAGAAAAGACAACATTTGAGGAGTGTCTTTTATAATTTCAAACATAAATTCTTTGTCATCTTTCAATTCATCAGAAATATAAACAAAAAAGAATATTTTATAATTATCTGAAGCATTGAGTAAACTAGAAACAAACTCTTTATCACCTAGTAAAATGGGAGGAACTTCTTTGATGGTATAAGGAGCCTCCACAATTGTATTGATAAGGTCATCAAATTTTTCATTATAATTAGTCATATTGAATTTTCACTTTATTTTTAACTTGATTATTATCCACTAATTCTTTATTAAGTTCAATCATTGTTACCAAATTAATTAATAATAGAAATCAACAAATACTTATTTTTGCTAAATAATTTTATTATGGTAAGATTTATCTAACAAATATCAAAATTAAAATTATGGAAAATACTCTATTAAACTTTATTAAAGACACCTTTAGTAATAAAAAAAATAGTAAGACAAAAGAAAGAACGGTAATTATTGCTGAAGATATAGAACACTTAAAATCCATCATTAAGTTAGAGATGAAATTAAATGGTAAAAATTGTGATTTAAATCATATCGATATTACTAAGGTTACTGATTTGACTGGTCTATTTGAAAATTCAACATTTAATGGGGATATTTCTAAGTGGGATACCTCTAAAGTAGTGCATATGCACTCTATGTTTAGATGTTCTCAGTTTAATGGTGATATTTCTATGTGGGACACTTCTAATGTAAATTTAATGGGCGGAATGTTTTATGATTCTGTATTTAATGGGGATATTAGTAATTGGGATACTTCAAATGTAAAAAACTCAGCATTTATGTTTTATAAAAGTGAATTTACAGGAGACATTTCTAAATGGGATACTTCTAGTATGGTAAGTATGGATTCAATGTTTTATGATTCTAAATTTAATGGAGATATATCTGATTGGAATATTTCTAATGTAGGTAATATGCTTCATATGTTCCGTTTTTCTTCATTTAATCAAGATTTGTCCAATTGGACACCTTACAGTCTATTTAATGACTCCCAAATGTTTGAAGATTGCAATGCTCCTATTCCTTATTGGTATGATATTTCACAATCAGAAAGAAAGAATGCCATTGATGCATATCAATTAGAAAAAGAGTTGCCAATCCATAATGATGTGTTCAAAAAAAAACCAAAAATCTAATTTTAGATAGATTTAATTATCTTTTTAATAAGTATTTTTATTGAATTTAAAGTTTAATATGAGCCAACACACATTTCTAGAAAAAATCTTTCTTTTTTCCATAAAATGTATCGAAAGTACAACCTATTTTTTCAAAAACAATGTATAATAGCACTTATTGATTCGGGACATATTAAGTAATAACTTACAGTTACCTGAACATTTATTTATGTTATTTTTTTATTGGTTTAAATTTAAAGGGGATACATTATGGTCAAAAATAAAAACTTCATCAAATTCTTTTCTGTTGCTGCAATTTGCGCAGGTCTGGCTGCTTGTGGCGGTGGCGGCGGTGGTGGTTCAGATCCAGTTTCGCAACCGACTACTCCAGGCACAGGTTCGACCACTCCTTCTGCTGAAGTAACTGGTACCATTCAATATGCACAATATCAAGCAACCAATACTCCAATGGGTGATGCAGCTTTTGCGACTACTCCAGTAACTGCAAATGCTACTTTTAATGCAACTACTAAACAAGGTTCGATTCAGTTTTCTGCTCTAGGTGCTAATGAAGTTGTTTCTACTTCAGATGGTTACTCAACTAGTACTTGGACAGGCCCATTTACTTCAGGTGCTTATCGTCTGAATGGTAATGTGCTGATGGGATGTAATGCTGCTGCACAAACTGATAATCAGGCTACCTATGTTTATGTTTCTAGTTCACTGACTCGCCTGAAAGATGGCTTGATTGATGAACTTAATGGTAAAACATTTGATCTGATTGATTGCGGTATTGTCAAACAAGCTGCTCCACAAACTGTGACAATTAATGCTGACGGTTCAATGTTCCTGTCAACTGCAAATTACACCTTCCCGAAAAATGAAGTGTTTAATCTGCTGAATCCAGAAAAATATTCTGGTGCATTGATTAATACTACTGACCCGAAAACTAAGGGTAGCTATGCCGGTCATGCCTTCCGCTTCAACAGCAATGGTGTTAGCAAATATGCTATCGTGATTCAAACGAATGCTAATTCGTTCAACGATGCAAATCGTTATCATTACATGATTGCAATCTCGCGTTAATTAAAATAATGCATAAAGAAAGCCCCTTCGGGGGCTTTTTTTATTGTTTTTCAATTTTGATTTGATAGAATTTATTTATAAGAGAAATAAATTTAATATGAAACCAAAAATTGTAGCTCAAAGTAAAAATCATCTACAAGATTTAATTAAAAAAGAAATCAATCATCAGGGACAAAAAGCTAATTTAAATCATATTGATGTCTCTAAAGTTGATGACATGTGTTTTTTATTCCAATATTCTAAATTTAATGGGAATATTTCAGATTGGGATACTTCTAATGTTGTTAATATGGAGGGGATGTTTAGTTGGTCAAAATTTAATGGTGATATTTCTAATTGGGATGTTTCTAATGTAGTCAATATGAGAAAAATGTTTAACAAATCTATATTTAACAACGATATCTCAAAATGGAATATTTCTAATTTAGTAATTATGAGTGATATGTTTGAAGAATCAAATTTTAACGGTGATATTTCTAATTGGAATACTTCTAAAATTCAATATATGAACCATGTATTCTATAATTCAAAATTTAATGGTGATATTAGTAAATGGAATGTTGAAAATGTAGTTACTATGGATTATTTATTTCATCGTTCTAAATTTAAATTAGATATTTCTGATTGGAAGCCTTATCACTTAAGATCTACTTCTAAAATTTTTGTTGAATCTCAAGCTCCTTCTGTTTATTGGTCAGCTTATGAAAATAAAGAAGAAAGAAAAATGGCAATTGATACTTATCATTTTAATAAGCAAATGCATCAAGAGTTAAATTCAGAGTTGAATAATAAATCTCTTAATAAAAAGAAAAAAATAAAAATATGAAACAAAAAATTGTTGCTAAAGATCGAGATCATTTAGAAGAATTAATTAAATATAAAATTAAGCTAGATGGTAATGAATGTGATTTAAATCACATTGATGTATCTCAGGTTTGCTTTATGTACTATTTATTTGAGCATTCAGAATTTAATGGAGATATCTCTACTTGGGATGTTTCTAATGTTGAGAATATGAATTGTATGTTTAAAGGCTCAAAATTTAATGGTGATATTTCAAAATGGAATGTATCAAAAGTAGAAGATATGACTGGAATGTTTATGAACTCATTATTTAATGGGGATATATCTGCATGGAATACTTCTAGTCTTAGAGAAACAAAAAGCATGTTTGCAAAATCTAAATTTAACGGAGATATCTCTCAATGGAACATGTCAAATGTATTAAAGATGACATCAATGTTTTCTAAATCTAATTTTAATGGAGATATCTCAAATTGGGATGTTTCTAATGTTCAAGATATGGCTTTCATGTTTAATTTTGCACAATTTAACAGAGATATATCGAATTGGGATGTTTCTAATGTTGAAAGTATGTTTGATATGTTTTCTGAATCTGCATTTAAAAATGATTTATCTAATTGGAAACCATATAAATTAAACGATTCAAATAACATTTTTAATGATTGCCAAGCCCCTATTCCATATTGGGCGAATCACAGTAGTAAAGCAGAAATAAATTTATCTATTAATCAATATATTGCAAAAACAAGATATGAAGAATTAAATAATCTGTTAAATGTTAACGATGATAAAGAAATTAAAAAAATAAAAATATGAAAAATACAATAAAAGCTAAAAATAAAGAACATCTCAAAGATTTAATATTGGATGAAATTGAGTTAAATGGTAATAACTGTGATTTAAATCATATTGATGTATCTAATATTACAGATATGTCCTATTTATTTACTGGTTCTTCATTTAACGGTGACATATCTAAATGGAATACTTCAAAAGTAAGAAAAATGAATGGACTATTTCAAAGCTCAAAATTTAATGGTGATATTTCTCAATGGAATACATCTAAAGTAGCGACTATGACCACAATGTTCCAAAACTCTATTTTTAATAATGATATATCGCAATGGAATGTGGAAAGGGTAGAAGAAATGAGTGGAATGTTCTCTAATTCTAAATTTAATGGTGACATATCTAAGTGGAATATTAAAAAAGTCAGAAATATGGGACTTATGTTTGTGGATTCTCAATTTTCGGGTGATATATCAGATTGGAAGCCTTATAATTTGACTATTTTTATAAATATGTTCGAAAATTGTTCAGCACCAGTTCCCTATTGGGCAAAAGAAGAAAACCAAAATAATCTTAAAAAATTAATTGATAACTATCATTTAAATAAGGAATTAATTCAAGAATTAGAAAATAAAAATTTACTCAAAAAAACAATAAAGATATAAAACTTTTGTATTAAACTTTAGTTTTTTTAATCTTAACATCATTTATTTTTAAATTATTATCTAATTGTTTCTTCAAAATTGTTGATTCAAAATACTTTATAATTTCTTCTTTATCAAACCCTCTTAATTCTGTTTTTAAATTATCTGGGAAATGTTTATAATTTTTATTATTAGCTTTGTATGCCAATAAAGCAAGTTCTTCATCACCTCTTAATCTTTCAGATAGCACTCTAAAAAGTTGTGGATCAAAATTTATTTTTTTCAGCGAAGCTAAAGCTAATTTTCTATTATCTCTAGCTTTATCAGTAGATTCAATTAAACACCAAGGCCAAATTTCTATTGTTGATAAAACAATTTCTTCATCTTCTCTTAATTCTGGCTCCATTGAAATATAACTTCCAACCCATTTTTTAATTAAGTTTAATGCCATTTTTTTATTATTCCTAATATGCTCTGGAGTAAATTTTATAGCATGAGTATCTTGTTTTAATGCTGCTTTAATTATTTTATCATTATTTCGTAATCTTTCTGAAGCAAATTCCAAAGAAGTTCCAGCTTTTTTTATTGCATATAGCACTACATCTTCATTATCTTTTAAATGATCTGAAGCAAACTCTAATGAAAATGATTGATTTTTTATAGCTTCTAAAACTATTGATTTATTATTTTTTAACCTATCTGATGCATATTTTAACAAAGTACCGAACTTACTTATTGCAGCCAATACAATATCTTCATCATTTTGCATTTCTTTTGGAATAATTTTTAGAACAAAAGGATTAACTTTAATTAATTTTAATATAAAATTTTTATTTAACTTTAATCTGTTTGATGCAATATTTAAATCATCTATATTATTTATAACCAATTCATAAATAATATCTTCATCATCTTTCATATTATCAGGTAAATTTTCTAAAAATTTTTTAGAATAATCTTTTTGTTTAAGAATAAGTAAAATATTGTCTTTTTGATTCTGTATTCTTGTTGAACAGTAGAATATTGCTTCATAATTTTGCTTTATAGCAATAGCTGCAATAAAATCATCATCTTGCACATCAATAGAAGCAAACTTTATACAACAACCATTATTTTTAACTGCTTCAATAATAATCTCTTTATCATTTTTTAACTCTTCTGAGGCAAATTGTATAGCAAAACCGTTGTTTTTAACTGCGGCTAAAACAATATCTTTATTGGCTTTTAACTCTTCTGATGCATACTTTAGAGCAAATCCATTATGATTAACAGCATTTAAAACAATATCTTTATTATTTTTTAACTCTTCTGATGCATATTCCAAATACTTTCCACATTGCTTAACTACAGTCATTAATATTTTTTTATTATTTAAGCAATCATCTTTTAATTCAGTAATATTTTGAATATTTCCTTGTACAGCCATTAAACCAATCTTAGGGTTTCTTTTTAATCTATTAGAAAAATATGGCAATGATAAGGGCTCTTTCTTTAACATTAAAATTGCAAATTCTTCATCATCAATTATACGATAAGACGCATTTGATAATACCTTATAATTTTTATAAGCTAATGCAAAAAGAAAATTTTTATCATCGTGTAATTTTGGGGACACATACATTAAAAAGTTGGCAACACGATAATCTTCTGTTATATCGAATAATTTTATTAAAAAATCTTTATCATTTTTTAATTCTTCGGAGAGATTCTGGTGAACATTATTTCCGTTTATAGCAGCTTTCAACGCTGATGAGGCAACCTTATATAATTTAGCCATATTTTATCCATATTTTGGTCATTACATCTATAATGATCAAGAATATTTGTCAACTTTTAATTATCTGTATAATTATTTTTTGATATATCTGAGTTTTTTGTTAAAATTTATTTATTAGAGTTTTAATTAAAAAAATAAATCATGAAACATAAAATTATAGCTAAAGATAAAGACCATCTTAGAGAACTAGTTCAACAAGAAATGCTAAATAATGGGAACAAATGTAACTTAAACCATATTGATGTCTCTCAAGTGACTGATATGATGGAGGTATTTGCAAGGCTTAAATTTAATGGGGATATTTCTGAATGGGATGTATCTAATGTAACTAGAATGAAATATATGTTTTATGGCTCAGATTTTAATGGTGATATTTCAAAATGGAATACTTCTAAAGTTAAAAGTATGAAGTATATGTTTTTAGAATCTAAATTTAATGGCGATATTTCTAATTGGGATGTAAGTAATGTTTATGACATGAGCTATATGTTTGTTGATTCAAATTTTCATGGTGATTTATCTCATTGGAAGCCTTATAGCCTTGATCATGAATATTGTGTAAAGGATATGTTCAAGAATTGTCCTGCACCTGTTCCTTATTGGAGCCAATTTGAAAATCAAGACGAAAGAATAAATGCTATAGATGCTTTTCAGCGAAAGAAACAATTAAAAGAGGATTTGAATTCAGAATTAAAAGCTAATGAAAAATTACAACAAAAAATTAAAATATGAGAAAAAAAATAATAGCTAAAGATAGAAAACATTTAAAAGCTTTGATTAGAACAGAAATAGATTTAAATGGAGGCGAATGCGATTTAAATCATATAGATGTTTCAAAAATTACAAGCATGAGCGAAGTATTTGCAAACACAAAGTTTAATGGAGATATCAGTAAATGGAATGTTTCTAATGTTACTGATATGAATTTGATGTTTTACGATTCAAAATTTAATGGCGATATCTCTCAGTGGAACACATCTAAAGTTAAAAAAATGAATTATATATTTTCACTTTCTGATTTTTCTAAAAATATTAATAATTGGAATGTTTCTTCAGTTAAAGAAATGGATTATATATTTGCTGGCTCTCAATTTAATGGGGATTTATCTGAATGGACACCATATAGTTTAATATCTACTAATCTAATTTTTAAGAGATCTAAGGTAATTATTCCTTATTGGGCAGAAATAGAGGAACAAGAGGAAAGATTCGATGCAATTAAAAAATATATCACTATTAGAAATATAAATCAGGAACTGCAACAAGAATTAAATCATAATAATCTAATTCAAAAAAAAATAAAATTATGAAAAATAAAATCATAGCTCAAGATTTTGACCATTTAAAAAAATTAATTAAAGAAGAAATCAAAATTAATGGTAGTTATTGTGACTTAAACCATATTGATGTTTCTAAAATTGAGGATATGGGTGAGCTTTTTAGAGAATCCAACTTTGATGGTGATATTTCTACTTGGGATGTTTCTAAAGTTACTAATATGAATAATATGTTTTATGACTCAAATTTTAATGGGAATATATCTAAGTGGAATACTTCAAATGTTATAGATATGAGTTCTATGTTTTATAAATCTGAATTCAATGGTGATATTTCACAATGGGATGTTTCTAATGTAATTTGGATGGAGCATTTATTTAAAAGAAGTGCTTTTAATGGTAACATCTCTGATTGGAAACCCTATAATGCTGAAGATTTTATAGATACATTTTCGGATGACTATAATAAGCCATATTGGGGAAATTATGACGATCCAGATGAAAGAAAAGAAGCTATTGATTCTTATCATATGAAAAAACAAATGAATCACGAATTAAACAATGAATTAAGCAATAATAATTTATCAAAAAATAAGGCTAAAATATGAAGCCTAAAATCATTCCACTAAGCAAACAACAATTAATAAAATTTATAAAAGAAGAAACTAATAATAATGGTTCTAATTGTAATCTTAATCATATTGATGTAAGCCATATTACTGATATGAGAGAATTATTTAGAAGTTCAAATTTTAATGGAGATATATCTCAGTGGAATGTTAGTAATGTTAAAGATATGGGTTATATGTTTTGGGATTCTGTTTTTGATGGTAATATTAGTAAATGGGATGTGTCTAAAGTAGAAGACATGTGCTATATGTTTGGAAAATCAAAATTCAATGGTGACATATCTAAATGGGATGTGTCTAAAACTGACAATATGGTTGGTATTTTTGCGAAGTCACAATTAACCATTGATTTATCTGATTGGGAACCTCATAATTTACAATACTGTTTACATATGTTCACTAATTCTAAGGCACCAATTCCTTATTGGGCAAAAATTAAAGATAAAGAAGAACGGTCTTTTGAGATAAAAAGATACAAGTCTTCACTTAAATACGATGAGTTAGATGAATTTTTAACTAAAAATGATATACCTATTCCCAAAAAAGTAAAAATCTAGTATCATTAAAATTTAACCGTAAGTATATATCTATGGATTTATCACAGCATCCGATTCATTTTGTAATCAATTTTAGTAAAAATCTTCCTAGTGAAGCTTTACTTACTTTTGATATTTATGAATATATTCCTCAGTCATTTATTGACAATAGAACTTCATTTAATATGAAGCCTAAGGATGTATCTGAAGAATGGTTTAAAAATATTTTGGAAAGCTTGCCTAGCACTAAAGAAATTTGTTTGAACTCTAGAGTTTTCATAGGTGATAAAATTTTACATATTCCGATGATTGATTTTGCTACAGAAGATATAAAAGATATTAGAATTGTAGAAACACTTCTTCCTGTTGAACCCAATTATTATTCTTCAGGAAGATCTTTTCATGCATATTTTCCTACTCTTATCAATAATGACGAATGGACTAAATTTATGGGAGGATTGCTACTTTGTAACGATGAAAAAAGTATTGTTGATGACAGATGGATTGGACATCGTTTAATGGGAAATTTTTCTTCATTAAGATGGAGTTGTAATACCAAGCAATATAAAAAATTTCCTACATATTTAGATATTAAGCCTCAAAACCAAAAAAAGAATAAAATATAAATCCCAATACCGGGATTTTTTACTATACAGATTCTTTTGATAAATGTGTTTAATTTATTAAAATTAATTGATAAACTAAAGAAAACTTATATATGAAATCTCAAATTATAGCTACTGACAAAGCCCATTTAGAAGAGTTAATCAAAGCCGAAATTAAGTCTAAAGGTTACTATTGTGATTTAAACCATATTGATGTTTCTAATATTACAGATATGAGCTATTTATTCGCTAATTCATTATTTAAAGGGGATATTTCTCTTTGGGATACATCCAAGGCCATTAATATGGCACATATGTTTTTTGCTTGTAGTTTTAATGGTGATATCTCTAATTGGGATGTCTCCAATGTTAAATATATGCAAAATATGTTTGCTAACTCTAAATTTAATGGAAATATTTCCAATTGGAATACTTCCCAAGTTATTAATATGACTGAAATGTTTGCCAATTCCAGGTTTGATAGTGATGTCTTTAATTGGGATGTTTCAAAAGTAAAATACATGGATTATATATTCTTTAATAGCTCATTTAGTGGTGATGTTTCTAATTGGAATGTTTCAAAATTAAAAAAATTTGATAAAATATTTTTAGGTTCAGATACTCCCATACCTTATTGGGCAGAATATGATGACAATAAAAAAAGAACCAAGGCTATATCTATTCATCATTTACAAAAAGAATTGAATTTTGAATTAAGTAACAAAAAAGAGAATATTAAACACATTAAATTATGAAAAAAAAGATTGTAGCAAAAGATTTAATTCATCTAGATAAACTAGTATATGCAGAAATTGCTGCAAATGGTTATGAATGTGATTTAAATCATATTGATGTATCTAATATTACTGATATGAGTGGGCTTTTTGATGCTTCTAATTTTAATGGAGATATAAGTCAATGGGATGTTTCTAATGTTATCAAAATGTATAGTTTATTTGCTCGTTCTAAATTTAATGGAGACATATCTAATTGTAATGTTTCTAAAGTAGAAAATATGGAATCATTATTTTTTGATTCTAAATTTAATGGAGATATTTCAAAATGGGATGTATCTAGTGTTAAACATATGGTTTGTTTATTTGAAAAATCTGAGTTTAATGGTGATATAAGCAATTGGAATGTATCTAATGTAGAAAACATGTCATGGATGTTCAGCAACTCAAAATTTAATGGAAATATCGACAATTGGAAGCCTTATAGATTGCATAATTTAACTAATATGTTTGAAGAAGCAAAATTTCCAATTCCATTTTGGGGCTATTACGAAAATAACGAACAAATAATAAAAACATTAGATAGTCATTATTTAGCTCATGAATTAGGTGAAGAATTAAATAATAACAATCACATGGAAAAAAGAATCAAGATTTAAATTTTTTGTTTTTTACTACTACTGTTTTTATTAGATAATTCTTCTTCTAAATCTTTATTTAATTTAATAGCATTAATTTCTTGTTCAGATAGCTTTAAACCATTTAAAACCCATTCTTCTGTTCCATCTGCATTTATTATTGCAGGACCATCTTCACGATGTAGCTGACCGTTTACATACCATTTTTTATTTCCTTTATAATTAATTGCAGGTTCACCAATTCTATGTAGTTTACCATTTAAGCTCCAAGAATATGAACCATCAGGAAATTCTACTGCTGGACCATCTTCACGATGAAGATGTCCTTTTTTAAACCATTTTGTGGTTCCATCACTATATATTAAAGCAGGACCGTTTTCGCGCTCTGCTAAACCATCTTTAGTCCATTGAATGCTACCATCATCGTAATATTGTTCAATAATACCATTACCATGATCTACAGTTTTAATAATTGTTTTCATAATTTTAATCTTTTAGGTTTTACATCATTATTTATCAGTTCTTTATTTAATTCATTTTTCATTTTCATAATATTAAATTCTTGTTCAGTATATTCTCTACCTTTAAACCTCCATTGTTTTACACAATGATTATAATACTTATCTTCAATAGCTGGACCATCTTCTCTATGTAATAAACCGTTTTGATACCAATGTTGACTACCATTACTATACTCAATAGCAGCATATCCCACTCTATGCAATTCTCCATTTATATACCAATGTTTGTCTCCATTATTCCATTCTATAGCTGGCCCATCTATACGATGCAATTTACCCTCTATATACCACTTTTTATAACCATCAACACTTTCAATAGCTGGACCGTTATCACGATGAAGATTCCCACTTATATACCAATACTTAGTGCCATCATTTTGCTCAATAGCTGGACCGTTTTCTCTATGATATTTATTATTTTTTAACCATCTTTTATCGCCATTGACATACTGTTCTTCAATTAAGTCATCATCATGTTTTATTATTTTAGTAATTTTCATATTAAATTTTAAGTTGTTTTGTTTTAATTTCAGATTTAGATAGTTCTTGATTTAATTGACTTTGTAAAACTCTAGTATTAAATTTTTTTTCTGAAATTTCTATTCCATCAATCCAATACTCTAAATTTCCATTACAATGAATTATAGCAGGACCATCTTCACGATGATTTTTTCCATTTTTGCTCCATCGAATGTATCCATTATCGTAAACATCCTCAATTGTTCCATTTTTATGAATTGTGGTCATTACTCGCATTTTTATACTTTCATTTTTTTAGGATTTCTTTCATTTATTGATAAATCTCTATTTAATTCTTTTTTAAGCACTAATATTTTAAATTCTTTTTCTGATATTTCTATTCCATCAATAAACCATATTCCTCTATTATATGGATATATAACAGCCGGCCCATCTTCACGGTGTTTATTTCCATTTTGATACCAATACTGACTACCATCTGGCTTTATAACTGCTGGAGCACCATCACGATGTTTCTTTCCATTGAGCCACCATTCTTGTTGACCAAAGAAAAATATAATGGCTGGACCATCCTCTTTATGAAGAAGTCCATTTTTATACCACTTAATAGTTCCATCTTCATAACTATGAGAAATTCCATCGCCATGATATATAATTTGGGTTTCTGTCATTTTTAAACTTTAATTCTTTTATTATTTGAATTGTTAAAATTCAATTCTTTTCCTAAAATTATTGCATCAAATTCTTGTTTAGATAATTCTTGTCCATTTAAACACCATATTTCTTTACCATAAAAATTTTCAATAGCAGGACCGTCTTCTCTATGTAATTCTCCATTAAACCACCACTCTTTTCTACCAGAAGGACATTCAATTGCTGGTCCATTCTCACGATGAAGCTGATCATTAATCCACCACTCTTTCTTACCATCATAATATTCAATTGCAGGAGCATTTTCACGATGTACTTTATTATTTATATGCCAATATTCTGCAATATTATCTATAATAGCAGGTCCATCTTCTCGATGAAGCTGATCATGAATATACCATCGTTTTTCCCCACTAGAAGTTACATATGCTGGGCCATCTTCACGATGTAACTTACCGTGCTGATACCATTTTATAGTTCCATCATTTTTTTCAATAGCTGGGCCATTTTCTCTGTGTAATTTTCCTTCAAAATGCCATTCACCACCACCACTAGGATACTCTTTTGCAGGACCATCTACTCTATGTAATACCCCATTTTTATACCATTGCTTATATCCATTAGCAAGAATAACGGCTGGAGCATCATCTTTATGTAATTCTCCATTCTTATACCATGCTACACTTCCATCATCATAATGAAACTCTTTTACTTCGTTAGGATGTTTAATAATTTTTGTTTTTTTCATATTAAATCTTTATTTTTTTATGTTTTATATTATTTGTGGGTAATTCTTTATTTAAATGATAAGCATTCCATTCCGATTTAGAATATTCTTCACCATTAATCCAATATTCTTCATAACCATCCATAAATACTACTGCGGGTCCATCATACCGATGCTGTTTGCCATTTATATACCATTCTTCAATACTAATTGTTTCAATAGCAGGCCCATTTTCTCTATGAAGTTCTCCATTCATATACCAATATTTATCGCCATCTGCTTTCTCAATTGCTGGACTGTTTTCACGATGTTTCTTACCGTTTTTATACCACTCTTTATCTCCATTAGGAAATTCAATGGCAGGACCATTTTCTTTATGAAGCTTACCATGTTTATACCATTTCCTAGTTCCATCTATATGCTCTAAAGCAGGTCCATTTTCCCTATGAAGCTCCCCTTCAAAATACCACTCTTTATTACCACTAGGTGATTCAACAGCAGGCCCATCTAAACGATGTTGTTTACCATGTTTATACCATTCTTTAATTCCATTAGGATATATTAATGCTGGTTCATTTTCCCTATGTCTATGTCCATTAATCCACCATTCTTCAATGCCATTATGATAGCGAATTGCTGGCCCATCTTCACGATGAGCCAATTCATTTTTAAACCAAATAATAGTACCATTTTCAAAATGTTTTTCAGTAATACCATTTCCATGATCTATCAGCACGAATTTTTGCATATTAACAAGTATTTATGATTTTAATTATTATCTCAAATTTAAGTTTTCTAATCAACAAATGATATAGCTTTTAAGATAAATTATTCTGTATTTTATTTTGAACAACAGTTATTGACAAAACAAATATTAATTTCTAATGTATTTCTGAATTACTTTCACAATATAAGGTTATATGGAATCAATTTTAAATTTAGAGCCACATTTTATTAAAGATTATTGGAATAAATTAGATCCAAAATTTTGCCAATTATTAGAAGAAACTAGTAAGTTAGAAACTTGGTCATTAACAAATGACTCTTTATTTCAATCAAAGCTAATACAATTGACTGAAATAGCTAAAGATTGGACCACATTACACTGGAGCCGTGATTCTAAAAAAATTACAGAGTTAATGGGACATATGACAATATCTCAATTTGCATTTCTTTTCCATTATTTAGATCAAAAATTTTCGGGTTTATCTTTCCATTATGTAATGGAGGCAAGATCCTCAGAAAATTGGGCTGCTGGTGAATTACTGTTAGAAAGAATGAAGCTTATAAAAGGTTGGAATTCTTTAGGTAGGATTTTTAGTCCTCTGCGTACTAGATTAATTAGTGGCTTATTAGACCCCAGAGATGAATAAAATAAACAATATTTATTTAATTTAAACATGAGCAAACTGCCAATTATAAACTATATTCATTTTTTAAATTCTTCTAAAAAATATAAAAATCCTCAATTAGAAACTGCTATAAAAGAAATTAACTATTTAATTAACATACCATCTGTGGCAGAATCTACTCAAACAAACAATACTAATAATTCTTATCAAGAAAAGATAGATGATATAGAATACACAAATGATGAACATATTTCTATCATAAATTATATTCAATATATCAATACATTTAATAAAAGTTATACTATTGATTTAATTAATGCTCTTCAAATAATTAATAATTTAATTGAAACTGAGAAAGATGATGATGAATTATTAGTTATTGATCTTCTTGATGATGATATTGATTATGAAGATGACGAGAAGGATGGTAAAGAGACAGATATTATAGTAGCTTTAGGTGAACTTGAATCACTCTTTAAAGAATCTGAGATTGTAGAAACAATAGAAAAAGATAATGATAATGATATAAGTCCTCCTAAATTACAAACTATTAATTGGATTGATGAAGTAGCAATTAATCAAATTAAAAAAGATGCTGAATTGGATAAAAGCCATGAGCAAGAAAAAAAGAATCGCTTAAATAACTATCTTTCTAAGTTAAATCCCGATAAACCTATTATTGATATTCAGGATTATTCAATTTTTGATGAGATTACAAAGAAAGCTCCAAATTTTAAAGAGGCATTAGATTATTTTAAGGGAAGCTTTGTATTAAATCATTTTAAAATGAAACAAAAAGAAAGCTACCAAGCACCTCTTCCTCTTCTTTTATTAGGCGATCCAGGTATTGGGAAAACATTCTTTGCAAAAGAATTAGCAAAATGTTTAAATACTTCTTCTTATATAATTGATGCAAATTCCATAAGTGCAACTTGGGTCTTAACTGGTTCTTCAGGTCAATGGAAAAATGCAGAAGCTGGTTTAATTTTTAGACAAATGTTAGATTGCCCTACAATTAGTCCAATTATTATTTTTGATGAAATTGATAAATTAAGTTCTGGAAAAAATTATGATCCATTTTCTGCTTTTCATCAATTATTAGAGCCAGAAAATTCTAAAATATTAAAAGATGAATATATCAATTGTTCATTTAATGCTTCCAATATTATTTATATTCTTACTGCAAACGATGTAAACGGTATCCCTGAATCTTTATTATCGCGTATGAAAGTTCTTAATATTAAGAAACCAGATGCGAAAACTACTCATATAATTGCTCAGAATATCTACTCTTCAATTATTGGTAAAAGTGGTTTATTTAAAGAAGAACTTAACTGTGAACAATTAGAGCAGTTAGAAACAATGACTCCTAGAGAAATTAAGCAGCTTTTAAATAATTCTGTATTTAATCAAGCATCACAAATAGATATGACAAATATAGAAAATGTAGAAACGAATCAAACCTTAATTATTATTAAAAAAGATAAACCAAAACGAGTATTAGGTTTTTAAGTTGCATATAAAAACTATGAGTGATATAATTGGGATTATTTAAATAAAGGGCAAATATGAGAAAATACTCCATTACTTATAAGTTAACTTCTGACCCAACTAAAGTAGAACAAGAATCTCTTATTAATGAATTAACAGCGAAAAATATAACAATTTTAGATGAAATTCCTGGAGTTATTTCTGTAAGTGGGAATGAAAAAATGATTAAAGAAGTATTGGGTTCCTATCCTCAATGGAGTTGTTCCCCTCATGCAAGAGTTTCTTCTTTTAATATTTAA